AGAGATAAGTATTGCTTCTCTAGAGTTGGTTGTGGAAGAGTTTGACGAATTCAGCTATGGGATTTAGCAAATGAATGACTTAGATAAAATGTTCAAAGAGCTTTCTGGCAGCGAGTTAAAAGAGGCTGTTGGGGATAATGCCGTAGATAACATGGTTACAGCCATGTCTAGGGTTGTTGAAGTTGAATTATCCATGTTTATTTCCAAACTTTTGGTTATGAACGTAGGAAAGTTTTCGTTCTCGTACGAAGATCCTTCTTACTTAGAATTCAAGAAAAACTTCTCAGACATTATTGCTAGATATCAAGTCATGGATGCCGAAGAAAAGGGCGATCTTTATCAAAAGATTGAAAACATGTTTAAAGATATTTTTACAGAAAAATACGCTGCATTAGGGCCTCAGTTTGCAGAGACGACGGGAGCTTTGTATGCGCAGCAGATGGTTAATATATTGAAAAGCATGAGCATCCAGGCAAACGTTGAGCTTTATGCTCCAAAGAGAATTTACTGATGGAGCAAAAGTCTAATCGATTGGACTTGTTTGACCAAAAGGTTCGGATTAACTTCTGGCTTTCTAGAAGGCTTTTTGACGATGTGAATGATATATGTAGGGAAGAAGAAAAGAGCATCAGCGATGTGATACGCGAAGCTCTTAAGGACTACACTAGAAAATACAAGATTAAGCAAAAATCCATCGAGTCAAAGTTACAAACATAAATCCATTTACAGACAAAAGAATCGCATATTTTGTTATTACTAAAATATGGCTTGGGTTATTCCAATCCGAGCAAAGACCTAAAAAGGCTAGCGGACGGAATATTAAGAAGCTCATTGTAGCAACAACCATGTATCCAGGGATTGTAATTGCATACCAAAAAAGTCTTAGTATTTGAGTGAACAGAATAAATAAGTTGATACATAGAGCCATAAGTTGACCAAAACAAAAGATTACTGATGCCGCAAGAGGAGCTACAGTTAAACAAAATACAAGTATAAGGAACATTTTTAAAGTGGGGTCTGAAAAGCTTGAAAGAACTTCTGGCATAATAGAATTCCAAGCGCCAGTGAACAAGCCTATAGTCCACAAGACGCATTTCCAAAAAATTCCCAATAGTCCGAATAGTCCTTGGATGATTTCTGAGAAAGTCATACTGCCTCCTATATATTCATTACTCACAAGATATATATCGGGCGGTCAACGCAAAACTTTAGGTCTTTTTGGTTAGTAATTTCACTTTTTTTTGCGTAATATTTACGTCAAGGCTAACAAAGGCTTAGCCGTTTAAATTTCAAGGAGATATCAATGGATTTGAAGGAACAGCTAGAAGCTAATGCAATTACGGACAGGGAACAGGTAGACCCTGCAAAAAGTTCAATAGAATCATATATTTTACCAACTGGTCTATTAGATGATTCTGGCGTTTTGCATAAAGAAGTCATAGTAAGAGAGCTGACAGGGAACGAAGAAGACATCTTGTCTTCAAGGAAATTTAGCATTTTCAAGAGGTTCCAGGAGGTTCTTGAAAAATGTACAATTTCAATAGGTTCTGTATCTCAGAAAGATCCTAACTGGAGTAAGTATATTTATAGTCTTCCAGTGAGTGATCGCGTTTATCTTATGCTTAAGATCAGGCAGGTTAGCTTGGGTGATAACTATGCATTTAAAGTTGGATGCCCTTCTTGCGAAAAGGTTTCTAGCCACACAGTTAGTTTAGACAGCTTTAAGATTGATGGCATGAAAAATCCAGAAAAGAGATTTTGGGAAAGCTCTATGCCTAAGTCTGGAAAGAAATACAAAGCAAAAATTCAAACAGGCGTTGAAGAAGAAAAGATGTCAAAGTTTACGGCTGAGAATATAGACTTTGCTAGCCTAATTCTTTTGGCAAGGCTTACTGAGATTGATGGAAAAAGTCCTGTAACACTTCAGATGGTTAAAGAGCTTTCCATGGCGGACAGATTAGCGATTAGAAAAGATCTTGGAGAACATGAGGGAGAAATCGACAGAAGTATTGAAATTCAATGCCCACATTGTGGCCATGAATTTTCTTCAGATATTAATATTGGCAGTGCAGATTTTTTCTTCCCTTCGGAAATGTAATTGCTCTTGAAGATCACGTCATATTTTTGGCCGAAGAATGGGGATGGTCTTATGAGACAGTTATGTGCATTCCGTGTAGCAGAAGATACAGAATTATTGAGAGAAAAAGCTACAGAAATAGTTTAGAATTGAAACGAATGCAGGATGCGCGTAACCGTTCACGAAGGGTAAAGTAAATGGCTATTACACTTGGCCTTGGCGTTGTTTTCGAGTCCATGGATAAAGGACTCGAAAAAGACCTAACGAATATCAATAAAAAGCTTAAAGAAGCAAAACAAAATATTGACGAGTTTACAAAGGCTCAGAACGAAAATTCTGATAAACAGTCTAAAAGCGCCAAAGATTTTAAAAGGGTTTCTGACGGAATTGAATCAAGTCAAGAAGCAATTGATTCCTACACAAAATCAGTTTCAGAAAATACAGAAGCACTTGAAGACCATTCTGGCGAAATAGATAAGCTTATTAAAAAGACTGGAGCTTTAGGAAAAGAGCAGGAAGAGACAAGTAAAAAATCAAAGTCTCTTGGAGATTCTGTAAGAAGCTTTGGAAGTAGCTTTTCTTCTGCTAGCAATAACGTAAATAAGTTCTTAACAGGGACTATTGTAAATACATTTAAAGATATTAGGACACTAACTTCTGGAGATACAGGATTTTCAACTCTAGCCAAAGATATGGACTCTTTGTCTACGAAGATGGGTCGAGTTTTTGATTTAAAAACTGTCTCTAAATTTAATGCACAAGTTAAAAGCGGAATGCTTGATTTTGGCGTGACTGTTGAGCAATCGTCAAAAATGGCCAGCGCATACTCACAATTTGGCCTAAGCTCTAATCAACTCTTAGGATCAATGCCAAAGATTTCAAAGCTTGTTGGAGGATTGGGATTAGACGCCGAAAAAACTGCTGAGTATTTTGGAAAAAGCGCAGCCATGTTTGGATCATCGGCAGATGAAAGTATGTCTTTGGTTGAGAATATAAATCAGCTTGGAACTTCTTTTGGGTTTTTAGACATGGCCGAAAAAGTTCCAGACATGTTTGAGCAGGCTACAGAAAACGCCATGAGGTTTGGCGTTACAAGCAAAAAAGCCATAGATAAGTCTACAATGAGCATTGCTAAGCAGGCGGCAGCATTTCACTCAATGGGATTGTCTAGCAGCAAAGCTATGCAAGCCGCTGTAGATGTTTCTTCAAAAGCAGCAGATTTAAGAGAAGACTTTGAGAGAATGACGCTTGGCCTTGGTGGCGGAGAAAAGGCCATGCAATTTGTTGGTCAATTAACGCATGCAACAGGAATAGACCAAAATACAATCTTAGAAGAAATGAAAAAAGGAGCTACGGATTCAGAAGCGTTTGCTAAGTTTTTAGGAAATGCAGTAGATAGAGCTGGAGCCGACGGAAGCCCAGAGGCATTGCAAGCACAACAAAGACTTTTGTATCAAATAAAAGATATGACAAGCGTAGAAACAATGGCGGCAATATCTGCATATAGAGAAAAGATTAAGGCAAAAGAAGCTGAGGCAGCTACTTCAGGAGCTTATGGGTTATCTGCAAGAAATCTTATAAGCAAACAGGTTGGTGCCCAAATAGGTACTCTTCAAAAGAGTGAAGATAGAGTTAAGGCCGGAGAAGCTATTGTAGCAGCAACATCTGAGCTTGGTTCAAAAAAAGATGTTGTTGCTATGGCTAATGCGAAGGTTGCTGCACAGGCTAAAAATGCTGCTATGCTAGCTGGAGATAGTCTTCAGGCAGAGACAATGAGAACGGCTGTATTAGTTAAAAACTTTGGAGCCGCTACAACGATTGCGTATAAAACATTTGGAGTCAAAGCAGCCGAAGCTTCGTTTGCGGTTGGAGAATTTGCCGGAAATGTTGTTCGGGCTCAGCCAATATTTGAACAGGCAGGCATTGGGCTTTCTCTTATGACTTCAGCCATTGGAACTGTGATTGATGGATTTGCTTGGTTAGTAGATTCTATTGGAGGCGTTGGGTCTGTTTTTAAAAAAATGTTTGGCGGCGGAGATGGCGGAATTCTTGGCGGTGGATTTGAAGCTATTCTTGGAGGCGGAGCGGCTGGAGGCGGAAAAGGATTAATGGATTTTCTGATTCCTAAAATTTTACCCTTATTAGGTCCTGTGGCCGCAGCAATCGGAGGATTGTTATTTGGCGGATTGGCAGTCCCAGCTTTTATTGACTACTTGGCTGGAGATAAAAATTCAGATGGAACAAAAAGAACTTCTAGATTTACTGGAGAAAAAGTTTCTTGGTTGGAACAAAAATCAGAAGGGCTTGTTGACTGGTTTAGAGAATCTACTTTTGGTGGATTAAAAGAAAAGCAGATGACTTCTAAAGAAATGGATGCAAGACAAAAACAGCTAGAAAAAGAAACGGGAATGAAAGTTGTAGAAGTTAAAAAAACGCCTCTTGAGAAAGTCTTAGATGGAGGGAATCCTCTTTCGATTATGTCCGAGGGTCTTAAAGTATCTGGAAAAGTTTTGTCAGAAAAAGGAACTGACATGTTAAAGTCAATGGCATCTCCTTTAGTTCCATATGCTACAGGAACAATTAAAACAGATAAAAAACAATCCGGCGCTCCGGTTTCAGCAAGTGAGCCAAGTCAAACTTATTCTTCTATCGATACATCTGATTTAAGTTCAAAAATGGATCAAATGATCAATGCCATTTCTACATTGGCGGCACAACAGATTAAAGTCGAGATCTTAGGTGACGTAAAGAAATTTCTAAGTGTTGCTATGGTTGAATCCAGAAGGGCTGTTGCTACTTCTGATTCTGCGACAGCAATGAATCCAACATAAGGAGTTTCTTATGGCTGATTTTGCTTTAAAAAAGAGTTCTTATTTGAATTATTGTGATTTTATAGAATCTCAAGGCTTTTTCTTTTTTGATACACCTTATTTTATTTTGCCAGAGGTTTCTGACGGCGATGTTTTTTTAACAATCGACTCTAGTTATGTTGGAAGGCTTGATTTGATTTCGTATGATTATTACGGAGATCCTGAGCTTTGGTGGGTTATCGCCTTGGCTAATGGGCTTGACGATATTCCAAACGATGTATCATTGAATCTTAAAATAAGAATTCCAGATCCATCAAAAGTCAGTGATTATTTGGAGAGTTATAAAAATGTCCCTTCAGTTTAGAAATTCATTTGCAAGGGTGGCTATTTGGAGGGGTTCAGAGAGATTCTCTGCGGAAAATCCTGGACCATATGGAACCGAGTTTTTTAACAGCATTACATCTGTTTCGTCTTCGTCAGAATACGCTAGACAGGGTGACATTAGTGTTGTTATTGAGCCAACAATTTATGATGGAATTAAAATTTTAAAATCTGGCTCTCTAGGTGCGGGAACTGGGTTTGGAATTAATAATGTATCTACAAATTCGGATGATAAAACGTCTTCAAAAGTTATATCTCAATCTCTTATGCTAGAAGTTTCTTTTTTGTACCCTGGAGAAACTTTGTCAGATGGATCTCCCGCTGAGACTACTAAATATTATGGTACTGTTTATCAACCAACTTTTAACTTAAGTTCATCATCAATCTCTATTGAGTTAAATGCGCTTGGTGCGTCTGCTTTTTTGGCTCAGTTAAAAAAACAAATATCAGTAAAATCAGATGCGCTTTCTGCTGTAAAAAAAATAGCTTCTGATAATGGTGTTGAGATATCTGTTTCAGACAAAGCAAAAGAATCTTTGAATAATACTAAAGTTGAATTTAATGAAAATTGTTTTCCAAATGACGCAATAAAAAAAATAATAACTCAGTATTTATCTACAATAGTTACATTTAGAGATGATTATGACTTGTCTAATGGTAATAAAAGGACTGTTTTCTTGTCTACAGAAGAAGAAGATCGGGCAAAAAAGCCTAAATATGAGTTCGTACTTTACAGAGAAATGGATACTTCAAAGAATATTATTCCTATGTACAGCTATTCATACAACGGATATGAACTTTTTTTAAATGGAAATGCGTTTGGAATTGGATACAAAGGATATGACAGAGATTCTAAAAAAGAATCCGAATCTGACAATGTTATAATTGAAGAAAAATCAAAAATAAATCCTTCAGAAAAATCTGGTACATCAGCAACATTTTCTGTATATAAAGACAATAAGAATTCAAATAAACCTGATGCAATGAATGCGGCTGACGGTCGAAAGAGTGGGTATATAAAAGTATCTTTTGATATTCCAGGAATTCCTAATGTATATCCTGGAGACAACATATCTATTAATATTCTTGATAGAGTTCCTGCTTTGTCTGGGCTTTTTCGCGTACAAAAAGTTGCTCATAAATGGGACGGTTCTTGGATTTCTACAATAAATGCTCAAAATATTACTTTTTCAGATGAGCCTTTACAGGCAAAAGTCGATCCTCCAAAGGGAGCTAATAGTTCAAAATCAAAAAAGGTTAACGGATGATGGACCCTCAACTTCTTATTAATTTTATAGATAATCTTAAAAAGTATGGAATAGAGCATGTCTTGGGGAGATATTATGGGTTTTACAGAGGGCTTGTTGTAAGCAACACAGATGAAGATGGCCGAGGAAGAATTGAAGTTAAAATACCTTTTATTACTGGAGATGAGCCTTTAGCCTCAAAAGCATACCCAAAAGACTTTAGGATTGCTGGAAAAGATTCTGGTGAATTTTATCCACCAGATGTTGGTGATACCGTTTACGTAGAGTTTGAAAATGGAGACCTTAGATTTCCCGTATACTGTGGCGGATATCATGGAGACGGAGAAACTCCAGAAGATTTTATCCACGAGGCAGATGAGCCTAAAATTCGTGGATTTAAAACAAAATATGGACACAAGATCTTGTATGATGAAAGAGGTGATAAGCAGAAGATCTCTATTTCAACTCCAAATCATAGCGTTGTGCTTGATGATACGTCCTCTAAGGAAGCAATTTACGTCCTTCATAAAAGTGGGTCTCAAGTTAATTTGGACAAAAATGGTTCAATTAATCTTTTGGCAAAGAACGGAACTTTTGTTGCATTAAACGCAAAGGATGGAGAGCTTACTCTAGTTAACGCTACTGGCGCTTTGGTGACAATAAAGGATGGAATTACGATTTCTGAGTCTGGTGGCAAAACTTTGGTTGTGATTAATAAAGACGGAATTCAGCTTACAAGTGATAAAAAGCTTGTGGCTCAATCTTCTAGCACAACGATTTCAAGCGGAGCTATTACTTTAGACGCAACGCCTAGCAAGATTGAACTTGGAAATGGAAAACTTAAACTTCAAGGGCTCCCTGGAACAGAGCTTGTGGATTCTTTAATAAAAGTGATTGACGCTTTCCTGAACGCTCCCGTTGTAACGTCTACAGGGGTAGGTCCTTCCGGCCCATTCATGCCCGATATAATTTTGGCGCTTACAACTGTTAAAACTCTTCTAACTGTAATTAAGAGTTAAACATGCCAACGCTTGTAACAACAGTTACCGGAACGCAGGGGACTAAAGAAGTTTTTAAGAACGAATTTAGAACGCCTATACCTGCTTTAACAGTTCCCATACCTTCATTGCCTTCAGTTTCGTTGCCAACTTTACCATCTCTTCCATCTTTACCAGATGGCGTTAATATTACATTGCCTACATTTAGCTTGTCTGTACCAACGCCATCATTGCCATCGATTTCTATTCCATCACTTCCTTCTCTTCCGGCATTGCCTGAATTTTCAATACCAGAAGGTGCTGGATTTATCCTTCCAGCACTTCCTTCCTTGCCAGTTCTTGCATTATCGATCCCAACGCCATCATTGCCATCGATTTCTATTCCGTCACTTCCTTCGTTGCCTATTCCTCCTATTCCTGATTTTCCTCAAATAGGGGGAGATCCTACGGTTGTTTCTGTAACAACAAGAACTGAAGCATGATTTTAAGGAGAAACACATGGCAATAGCTCCATCAGGCACATGGGAATCCAGTTATGATGAAAAGCTTAAGGACTCTTTTAAAGTGGCCATTGACGCTGTAACAAGCCTTTTGGCTTCTCAGACATTTTGGCAGTCATGGTGTTTTTCAAACACAACTGGATTTGCGTCTACAAATCCGTTGTTTGTAACATCTGCAACATTTAGCCAAGCGGCATTTAATCCATTGCCATTTGGTTCTGGAGTTCCTTCTACAATGTTGGCAACAGCTTGGAAGAACTATATGGCAGCGGCAGTTTGGGGAATACCTCCTCCAGCGCCTCCTTTTTCTATTATACAATCGGCAGCAACCGATCCGGCTTCTTTGTCTTCTGCACATGGAATTTTGACTGCGGCATTGGCGGCAGAGTTTTTGTTATTGCCCGCTCCAGATGCATTTGCGGCAAAGACGGCAGCTATTGCTGGATTTTTTAGAACGGCAACATTAAGCACAAGTATTTTACTAAGTGGATTGAGCACTGGCGGTCCTCCCGCTCCAATTACATTGGTTGTTCCTGCTGGTTAGGTTTTGACCTAGACTCTTTTTAATAAACAAAATTTAGTCCATAATTGCGTTACATATTTTTTACGCAAGGCGGAGCAATTGGATACGGTTATAGGAATTAGTTATCCATTTAGAAAAGAGAATGGCCAATTTCCCGCCATGGAAGAGAATGTTGACGCCGTAAAATCTGACCTTTTAGGATTATTTAGGACACCTATGAGATCAAGAGTCATGCGGCCAACTTATGGAACTATTGTAGATTCTCTTGTGTTTGAAAACACTGGACCAATTCTTGAAGCCAGAATTGAACGAAGTGTAAAACAAGCTATTTCCATCCATGAGCCAAGAGTTAAGGTCAATGCATTTGAAATCGATACGCAAAGAAATTTAGTTGTTGTTGACGTACAATATAGCGTTCAAGGAATTTCTGATAACGTACAAATTGAATTAGAATCGGCTGGATAAAAGTCCAATCGGTTAGACTTTTGAGGATTGAAACAAAATGGCAGTAGAAGATCTGAATAAAGTCTCTTATACAGACCAGGATTGGCAAACAGCCATTGATGGTATTCAGGGGTTTTTGCAAACAAATTATGCCGATACATATAATGATTATGTCGCCGGGAACATGGGCCAAGCTCTTATAGATATCCTTGGGTATGCAGTTCAAAATTTGAATTGGTTGCTCAATAGGAAAGTTACAGATCTTTATTTCCCTACTGCCGTAACTCCTAATGCTGTTTCCAAGATTTCAAGAATGCTTGGATACAAACCAAAAGGAGCTACAGGTTCCATTGTTAGCCTTACAGTTACATTGCCTTCTGGGCCTTATTTGTTTCCAGTTTCTATTACAAAAGGGTTTCAATTCCAGGGACCGCAAGGATTGATATTTGAGTATAGGCAGACAACTCCAGTGACTTATAATCCTGGAGACACTGTAAAAACATTTGAAGTTCGTGAAGGCGAAAGTAAAACATTAAATTTTGTGTCTGACGGAACTACAAATCAGATTTTTAAGATTTTGAACATTGGAACAGACAAGTATGTTGAGCAAGGAACTGTTGAAGTAAGGGTAAATGGAGAACTTTGGACTGAATATGACATCATTCCTTTTTCAACGACAAACTCTTATGAAACAAACCTTTTGGCATCAGTTCCATTTGTTAAGTTTGGAGACTCGGTTCAGGGCAATGTTCCTGCTGCCGGAGCCGCCATTGAAGTAAAATATATTGTTGTGAGTGGATTTAGAGGAAGGATTGTAACCGAATCGATCAAGAAGGCTGTTAGACCTTTGGTATCGAATTTTACATCAATTCCGTTTTCTATTTCTCAGCCAGCGGCTTCTGCCGGAGGCGATGATCCTGAAGATCTTCGTTCGATTGTTGTAAACGCTCCAAAATTCCAAAGAACACAAGATCGGGCGATTACAAAAGGGGATTATGATTTCTTATCAAACCAATTCCCAAACGTAGCCAAAGGCGACGCTCAGTGTTTAAGAAGCGTAACTGGAGATATCTATATAAATGGGCAGTATTCTGCTATTTATGACACTCTTAATCTGAATAATGAAATAGCATATTCGCTGTCTGGGTATGGAGATATTCCGGCAGAAGTCGTTACAGCGTCAGGAGCAATGCTGTCTATCTCGGGAACAATGCCTGGATTTACAACTGTTCAGAACAATGTGACTTCTGTGATCAATGCCCAAACGACTTTAATTACAACAAGAACATCTCAGTCGAATGCTCAATTAGCAACTCTGTTAAGCATTCCTTCAGCATCCGCTGTAGCCGTAACAGTAAGCGGATACATGCTTGATATAAACTCTTACGTAACAGAAATCATTGGTGTGAACACAAGTGCCTCTGGATTTGGAGCCGTTTCTGGATATGTAAATTCTGTGTCTGGAGATCTTCTTCAGATCGACTCTGATTTAGTGAGTATTTCTGGGTTTGCTACAAACACTCAAGTTGCTGCAAACGCATCGTCTTATAGCCAAACAGTAAGCGGACATTTGGCTAATATTTATGACTATCTTGATTACCACTTCGCAGATGGTTGTAGAGGAAATTTGGTTCAGGTGTCTATTGTATCAAAGGATTCTAATAGAAAGTTTGTAGACCCAGCTCCTTCAACTTTAACATCTTTGAAGACATATTTGGATGAAAGAAAAGACGCTGTGCATACACTTTCGGTCATTTCAGGAACAGCTAGAGTTATTGATGCAAATGTATTGATTGAACTAAAGCTTACAGATGCGGCAGACCCAGAAGACGTTGTTGGACGTGTTTCTGATGTGATTCAGAAATCTGACGTTGAGCCTTTAGGAATCTTGGTTGAGAGGGAATACAACGACTCTCTATATTTGTCTGAGATCTATGATGCAATCGACTCTGTTGTAGAGTCTTTTGAAATCGTAAATACAAATGTAATTATACAAGGGCCTGTTCAATATTTAGACTCTCGTGGAAATCTTATATGCCCAGATGGGTATGTAATTCAGACCGGAACAATTACCATTACGCTTTTGGATTAAGGGAAAATTAAATGTCGAATTTAACAGATTTTGAAAACATTCCTTGGCCAGAAGAGGATGCCGATCCTTTTTTTGATGATTTTGAAGCTATGATTCAAAGGATTGACATACTTACGCACCACTTAAAGCTGGCGAAAAACTTTTTTGTTGTGGGCGGAGGTACTGTTGCATGGAACTCTGGAACTGGAGTTTTGTCTTGGACAGCCGATTTTTCTATTCCAATTCTGCATTATGGGTACTCTTTAAAAATCCAATATGGCCCAGACAATACCAATAGAGTTGCAGCGATCCCTGATGGGTCTTGTTTGGTTGTGGATATTCCTTCTGCTTTGCAAGCAGACCAAACCGTAAATGCCGTTGTAACAACGCAATTAACGCCACTTAGCGATACGCAGTTTGTTATCGGATATAGGTATGGAACAAGTCTATATCTTAGAAACTTAGGTACGTACTAATGGGGTTTAGCTCTAACGGCACAGGTTTTGGCCACTTTCCATTTGGGAACTTCACTTTTGGAAGCTCCAATACTGGCGAAAACATGATCATACGGAGCTTTCCCGCAACGTATTTGGAAGATGATTCAAGTGGGCTTTTGCTTACATATTTGAAAACAATTTCAAACAGCGTGAATGAAATTAAGCAAAAGATTTTAGGAGTTGAAGATCTTGTAGATCCTTTGATGGTTAGAGAAGATATTCTTAGGCACCTAGGAACAACTATAGATACGGTTGTGGATGAAGCCGAGCCAAAAGAATTTGCCAGATCCTTGGTTAACAATGCGGTTCTTTTTTACAGAATAAAAGGAACAGAGGATTCTTACAGGCTTCGTGGAAAGATTTCTGGATATGACGTTGATGTATCAAATCTGTATCACATTTATCCAATGTACGTTCCATTTTTAGACCCTGATGATGTTATTGAAATACCTCCTGGAAGTGGAGAGTTTTTTACGGCTATAGAGCCTGGCGGAGTGTCTGGAATCCCAACCGAAGCGGAATGTGGATATTGTTTTACAAGTTTTATTAAAATCAATTTTACGGTTGTAAAATCGCTTCCTCCATCTTCTGTAAACTATATTGACAGGCTAATTAGAAAATTAAGTGATATCATTCCGATTCACGTTAGAGATGTTCTTTATGAAATTTTCATCAACATTAAAATTGACGAAAATCAATACATGGCGATGGAGTTTGAAAATGAAGAGCGTCTTTATGTTCCTATGCATGTGTTCCATAATTTTGATGTGATTCCAGCAGATACCCTCAGCACAGATTTGCATGGGTATATACAAGCTGAAATGGAAGTTTTGCCATGAGGTGTTTATGACAGTTTTTATCACTGGCGTTGTAACTGACAAAGGCCGAGAGATTTTTGCAAAATCTTTTGGCAATGTTGGCGGATTTCCTGTTAGCTATGCAAAGTATTTTAAGATGGGAGAGGGCGGTTATATTTTTAACGGGATAGGGAATGTACCTAAAACGCCTAATCCGGCATTGACCGATGTTGAGGCTACAGGAGCGCCTGGGGATTATTTTTTCCAGAAAGACTTTAGTGCAGCAGATATTGTGTTTATTGCTCCATCTACAATTAGGTTTCGATGTAAGGCTTTGCCTACAGAGGCTAACGATGATGGGTTAGGTAATAGTCCAAAATTCTTTGAAATTGGTATTTTCGATCAAAACGATAATATGATGGGGTATTGTACATTCGACGAACAAACGAAGAATGCTTCAAAGACTATTACAACGTTTGTGCAGTTCTATTTCTAAGCTGAGGTAAGCCGTGACTGTTTTACTAGAGCAACAAATAAATCCTCAGTTCATCAAAACCAGGTGGCAGGAACCTTATGTATCGGCAGCACTTAATTCTAAAAGCTTTAAAACTCTTCCTCGCGGTGTTTATCGCGGCTTTGATTTGGTTCCGGGTCCAGGAGCGAAAGAGATTACAGTATCTACGTTTGACGGATTCCAGGGAGCAAGCGGATACGCAAGTGGTGCATATGATGCCGCCAGCGGATGGAGTGTTGCCGTCCACGAAAGCCTCGACGGATTCGGAACCACATTAGCAGTTCAAGAAGGGCCTTCTGGATCGTTTGTATTTAACTTGAGCGGATATGCTGGCGGAAGTGTCTATATGGCGCTTGACGTTGATTATCAGCTTGGCTTTGCAACAAATGCACAAGTAAAGATCGTAGATAGTTTGGAGCTAGATTCTGAACCTACGCTCATTTGCCTTGGCAGAGTAGATGTTCCTGGCGTTGGACCAATTACAACGCCTAACGTTGTTTATAACGACGCAAATTATCCTCGTTTAAAGCCATACGCAGATAAAAACAAAGATGGATTCATGTCAGCTTCGCAGGCTGAAGTTGTGGACATTCTTTCCACAGCTCCAAATGCAGCAAATACATTTGAAGTTGAATACATTGTAGTTTCATCTGGGCCACAGATTGTTACGATCCCTGGAGCCAATACATATGTTGTGAATGGAGAAGACCTTCTTATCTTTAAGAACGGTCTCAAAATGCACAAAACAAGGGACTATACAGAGATTGATGACGGCGGAGGATTTGGGACTACGGTTTCGTGGATCTCTAGTTTGAATATTGGCGACAGGATTGTGTTCAGAGGACAGCAATATGCTGTGTCTTTGACTAATACATTAAATGTTCTTGATGAAAACGCTCTTGTTCAAAGCAACGTTGTGCATTTCAACTTTCAAGGACTCGGGGTTTCTGTTGTTCCAAACGGACCTGGATCTGTAAATGTTCAAATTCCAAGCGCAACGTCTTCAGGAGCCTCTCGCTCAAAGAAAAACGAAACTGGTTCTACCATTCCGGCATTTAGAGCTGTGAATTTAAAGACAGATGGAACCATTGAGCTGTGCAATCCTGTTAACCTAACACACAAGGTTCTTGGTCTTACAGCGAATGATATTGCCGATGGGGACTTTGGGCTTGTTGCCTTAGATGCAAATTTGGCACTTGCAGTAAGCGGACTTGGGTTCCTTGTTGGAGACGATGTTTACGTAGATCACACTGGTCTAGGAACATTAACAAACGTGGCTCCAAACCCTATGGCAGGACAAGTTATTCGAGTTGGAATTGCGGATTGTACAGACAACACAGCATCATCTACTGCTGTAGACTTGGTGTTTGATAAGCAGAGGTTAGTGTAATGGCGCAATACCTAGTTAAATATTTAGACAGCACAGGGAAGACTACGATTGTCGATTCGGCAACCGATACATTCCAATTTCCCGCAATTATATTAGATGGCGCTTATTTCGATAAAACAAACATTGCGCAGGTTAGTGGATTAAGTGGACTTGACGCCGAAATAGCTGGAGTGAGTGCAATTTTTGATGGCCATGTTGTACAAAACGACGCAGCCTTTGCAGACATTGCGCTTACGATGAGTGGGTTTGATGATTCTCTGTCAAATTTGGCTGGCGATGTAAACTTCATAATGGGAGATGACCCAAAGGAAGAATTTTTTGTAGCTGTTTCTGGGCAAGTATTGTGTAGCGTTACTGGGTTCGACTTCTCTCCAGACAATGGGATTCCAGACATTCAAATCTTTAAAAATGGTTTGAAGATGAGAATATCTCCATCTGGAATTCTTGAATCAGGAACAGATGTAAAGAAAAACTCAGATGTTCAGATTGAATTTTTTATCCCACTAGTTGCCAATGATAGGGTTACTATTAGACGCGAGAGGGGAGCTTTGCTTTCAAATCCTAAAGCTTATTTCAGAGATGATACTGATGGATTGATGGGTAAGGCTGTTTTGTTGAGTGATAGATATCTATTGGGAAATAATTCTTTGATTGCTTTTAGAAATGGAGTTTTGATCCATAAAACTTCATCTCTAGGAGTTCCGGCAGATAGATATGAAGAAACTACCGATTCTTTTATCACAGTAGGAGCAAATCTTGTTTCTACAGATGTTGTGACTTCGGTTCATAAGAACGTTGCTTCGACTTCTAGGTTTTACCAAGAAGGAGCTTCTGCGTTTTCAATTACAGTCCCAAGTTATACAACAGGTTCTGATAGGCTTATGGTTTTCAGAAATGGCCTTCTTTTAAATTCCGATGGTCTTGGAACCTCAATTCAACAATATACAGAAACATCTTCTACGCAGGTAACATTTGGAGTTCTTGTAGAGCCTGATGATTTGACTGCATTTGAAAATCTTTCTTCTGTTCAATGGAGAGAGGACCAGATTGTTGCAAGCGGAACGGTTGTAAACTTTTCTAATCCATACACACTTGGAAACGAAAGATTACTTGTCTTTAGAGACGGAGTTTTGATGTTTAATTCGGGAGTTCTTGGAGATCCTATTGATAGATATTCAGAAACTTCAACAACTTCGATAACTCTTGCATCAGCGGCGAGCGGAGAAGTGTTCTCTGCTATATATTTGTAATTGAAAATTCCAATTGATTAGACTTGGAGCGAGACATGGCGATTAAGAAGAACCAGATTCAGCAGACACCTACGGTAATCCAGGAAGGCTCTCAGCCAGCAACGGGCGCAAACAAAGGTGCTTTTTACACCTCTGATGTTTCTGGTGTTACCGAGGGAATGTACGCCGATGATTTGGGACGTGCTATCCAGATAACAAATGGTGGCGAAATTGCCATGCCGTCTACATTCAATGGAGAGAATACAGTTACGGCTGGTTCTCAAATTTTCAAAGAGAAGTCTGGAAACAAGCTTCGTTTTAGAAGGATTGTAGCTGGAACAAATGTAACCGTTACTGAGGGAGCTGATAGTATAACGATTGCGTCTACAGGAGGCGGCGGTTCTGGAGAAGCTAATACTGGTTCAAATGTTGGAGTCGGGTCCCAGGTTTTTAAGCAAAAATCTGGAATTTCTTTACAGTTCAGATCCTTGGTTGCTGGGTCAAATGTAACGCTTACTCAGGGCGTTGATACCATTACAATTGCTTCTACTGGAGGAGGGTCTGGAGAGGCAAATACGGCGTCTAATGTTGGCTCTGGAGCTGGTATTCTTTTCAAGCAAAAGACTGGTGTTGATCTTGAGTTTAAACGTATTGCTGCTGGAACAGGGATCTCTATTACGAATGGAGTTTCGGATGTAACCATATCTTCTACTGGAGAGGCTAATACAGCTTCAAATGTAGGAACTACTGGCGTTAACACTGCTGGCGTATTTAAAGCAAAGTCCGGTGTAGATCTTCAGATGAGAAGAATTATTGCTGGAGCAAATGTCTCAGTTACAGAAAATACAAACGACATTACAATCGCTGCTACGGCTGGTTCTGGAGAAACAAATACAGCTTCAAATGCTTCTGCCGGAACAGGAACTGGATTGCTGTTTAAAGGAAAGGTCGGAGTTGATCTTGTATTTAAAAAGCTTTTGGCTGGCTCTGGCGTTACTTTAACAAACGGAACTGACGACGTTACCATCGCTGCTACTGGAGGAGGCGGTGGGCATGAGACTCAAATTCTATCTTTTGACAGCGGAAATATTGTTGTAAAAGCTTCCGGCACAACGGCGGATCTTGCTTTGGTAACAGCTACAAAAGACTTTAATGCTGGCGGAGCTTCTACGTTGATTATGAACAAGCCAACTTCTGTTTGTTATCATTCAATCAATGTGACATTTACGAGTGCAGAAACAACAGGAAGAACAGAGCTTCGATTGGAGTGCCCAGATGCCAATGGAGCTACGGCTGAGGCAAAGGCCATGCGTGTGTTTGCCATTAGAATCAATGCTACATACGGAGTTGGAGCAACAGCATCTACGTTCGTTCTTGTTTCTGGTACAACATTCAGAACAACATTGACTGGTTATACATCGGCTCAAGAGCAAAAAGCAGTGTTCCAATTCTAAGGGATGGTAAATGTCTGATTTAGTTTTTTCAGCACGATTTACTCCGAACAGCTCGGTCACAATATCGAGTACAGTATTTGATGTTGCTGCAAGCGTTTTTGATGGTACGGGCGTTTTTTCTGGGTTAGACGTAGCTGTAAATGACGCTGTTTATTTGGATGCATTTCCAAGCATTTCTGCGCCAAACACAATTGCAAGATTTAAAGTGACCCAAATAAACTCTCAAGGACCTTCGTCAGTAAACGTTAGGCTTACGTGGGATGATTCTGGAACTGTCGTAGATCCTGGAGAGTGTGCTGGTACACAAGGATTTATTTCAAGAGCAACGGCTACAGACAGATTTGCATTCCATGCGGCTCCTACACTGCATTCGATCCCTGATTACGTAATTCAATACTCAAGGAACAAAGAGCTTGTTTCTACTATTGAAGGGAATCTTGGAGGCGGAGGCGGTGGAACGAGCTTAACGAAAGTTATGCAAAATAGTGGAACAACCATTGCTGCCGGAAAGCCAGTAGCCAAAAAGCCTGATGGAACTATTATTTTGGCTGATTCTGACGGAGTTAATACACAAAACTTTTGCGGAATATCTTCGACATCTATTGCTCCGTCAGCAACGGGAACGATCCTGATTCCTGGACAAAATATTGCGGGTGCCATTACTGGGCTTGGGTTTGCGCCTGGAGATTCCGTGTTTTTGAACGAAAGCGGTGGATATTCAAATACAACATCAGGATTTTCCGGCGATAATGATACGATTTGGAAGATTGGAATGGCTGATTGCGCCGCTGGACTTGCAAGCCCAACGGCTACAGATATCATCATCATGACCGAAAAACTCATATCTCCTTGAGGATCTTCAATTTATGGAATCGAATTTAATTCAGTTTTCAACGCTCAAAAAACGCAGGCAAGGCAGGCCAAAAAAAGAATCTGCTAAAATCAACGATGATGCTTTTTTGGAAAAAAATAAAGAAATGATGGAAAAAATTAAAACACATTGCGTTTCTTTTACGCAATGTGTTGAAAAGATTGGGCTTGATAACGGTCAAGATATTGGAATCCAAATTACATTTGCTTTTGAACAACCTTGATTTTTTGAGAACGTTTTTGGTGTAATATAATTAAGTCTAATCAATTAGACATTCAAAATTCATCTTTAGTTTTTTGTTTAGAATTCAGAAAACAAACATTCTAGGGGTGAAATATGTCTGCTTTAAATCTAGTTGTATTTGAAAATGATGGGTACAAGAAGCGTTCATCAGACGGGCAGACCGTAGACTTTTTGGGCATCCGTATTGGCGCTAGCACACTTTCCGTAACAGAAACTTCTGGAGAGTTTGAGCTTGGAGCGGTTAAGGTTCGTTCGACTGGCGTTCCTACTCTTGATTCCCACTTGGTTAACAAAGCTTATGCAGACTCTATTGCTGCCGGTTTTGACCCTAAGGCTGAAGTTGCCTGTGCAACAACTGCTAACCTTTCTGTTACAGCCGCCGGTTCTGGCGTTGGGAAAACTCTTACAGCCACCGCCAACGGAGCGTTTACTTCGGACGGAGTAACCCCTCCTGTAAACTCCAGAATCTTGGTAAAAAACCAAAGCACTGGAGCCAATAATGGTATTTATAAGCTTACAACGGCTGGCGATGGCGGAACCGCCTATGTTCTTACCCGCGCAACAGACTTTGACGGGTCTCCTTCTGCCGAAGTGAGTACTGGCGCATTGACTCTTGTCATCGGCGGAACGGTTCACGCAGGACAACAATGGTATGTGACTACGGCAGATCCTATTACCGTAGACACAACAGCCATTACGTTCAGCCAAGCATCGGCAGCGGCTTCGATTACGGCTTCTGCTGGTCTTCAAAAAGTTGGCAATGATATTCAAACGAAGCTCGAAGCTTCTAACCCTACTTTGGAAGTTATTTCTACAGAACTCAAAGTTAAGTACGACGGCGAAGGCATCACTCAAGGCGCTAACGGATTGGCTCTTGAGCTTGATGGCTCTACTCTTTCTAAGTCTGCAACCGGCGTAAAAGTCGCTGCGCTTGGAATCACTTCTGCTGAGCTTGCCGCCAGCGCCGTGACTACTGCCAAGATTTTGGATGCTAACGTAACGGATACAAAGCTTGCCTCTGATTCTGTCACAACTGCAAAAATCCTTAACGCAAACGTTACGCTTGCTAAGCTTGCTTCTCTCTCTGTTGATGAGTCCAAACTTACGACATCGGTAGCCGGAAACGGTTTGACTGGCGGAGCTGGAACTGCATTGGCCGTTGGAGCCGGAGAGTCTATTAAAGTTGCGGCTGACTCAGTCGCTGTAGACCATGCTAAAACATTTACAAACGACAACGCAGGGACCGTTACGGTTCGCCAGGTTGTGTATGTAAAGGCCAACGGAAACATTGATCTTGCTCGTGCTGACGTAGCTGCTCTGTATAACTTCGAGCTTGGATTGGTTGAAGATGCTTCGATCACAACAACTTCTTCTGGTAAAATTACAGTTCGACGAGGAGCCATTGTTGGCGGGTTCACTGGGCTTACCCCAGGAAAGAAGCAATATGTTTCCAGAGCTACCGCTGGAGCATTGGTTGAATCTTCGACTGGATTTGTGGCTGGAGAACAGCTTTATCAAGTAGGTCGTGCAATTTCTGCAACAGAGGTTTTGTTTGATCCTATGCACATTATTGAAATGTAATTTTCTGATATAAGGTTTCTTATCAGCTAATATTAGGGAAATTTCATGACAGATTTTGTGACAGTTTGGGATTCGACTAAGGAGATTTACAAAAAGTCTTCGACAGACCTCGCCTCTCTAACAAGTATATCTGTCAATGAATACGAATATTTCTTTGCATCTGCCTCGGGAACAGTGGGCATTCCTGAGGCAATTACAGGGAAAACAATTCATGTCTATGTAAATGGTGTTCTTAGAAGAATCACAGAAGACTACACTCTAGACACAGTAAATAATGAAGTTGATTTTGTTGCTAACCAAGCTGCAAACAGTTGGGTTCATGTCGATGTTTTCCAAAATGCAGTGGAATATGACAGTAACTTTAATGTTGGAGTCGGAGGGCAGGCAAACTTTACTGTGTCTTCTGGAACCTTCGCTGGAGGAACTCGAATAGAGGTTTTTCAGAATGGGGTTAAGAAGAGAGAAGGGTCTGGGCAGGACTACGTTAGAAACGTATCACTTCAAAGGATTGAATTCACATATACAGTTCCACAAAATGCTTGGGTACTAGTTAGGTTACACAGCTAGTATTAAATTAGGTATTTGGGTTAGAATGCAGACAAAAGAATTGAGGCAAAAATGACTTTACCTTCAAATACAGTTGCAAGAGAAACTGATGTTGCCATTGAAACGGCTTTAGCGCGGCTTGGTAACAGCGGGTCTAGCCTTCTTAATGACCTTGTGTCCAGGCTTAATACGGCTCTTGGGTTCCCAATTGAAGTAACTCCAAACGCTCCGGCAACAACTTCTTTAAACTATTCTGCTGGTGAATTTACTTTGCCAACAGGACAAAGGCTTACTGGTCTTTCTTATGGGAAGACATTGTCGCTTACGGCTGGAGTGATTGATTTTGCATTGGGAACCGTAAGTACAGGGACTTTACCTACATTTTCACTTCCGACTATGACTGTAAACTTTTTTATAAAAGCATTGATTCAATACAACGCTGATACAAATGAACTTACAGTTGTTTTTGGAGCTGAAAATTCTCTGCAATCTGGCGCTACAGTTCCTTCTGTTTCTTTGGGATATAGTCCTTTGTATTTGGTAGAACTTCAATCGCCAAATGGTGGCCCAGGTGATTGGAATGCAATTGGACATTCAAACATTGTAAGAGTCTATCCATCTCTAGGCGTTGCTGGCGTTGGAACAACTCCAACAATTGGAACATTTGACGTTGCAGCTCCAACAACAATCTTTGCAACTCCAGCTCCAATTCCATCAAGCCAAGATCGTATGGAAGTATTTTATAATGGTGTGCTTATGATGAGAGGCGGATCGTATGATTATACGGTCACCGGAGGGTCTCAAATTACGTTTAACTACTCAATTCCTGCAAACTCAAAGATCAAAATTAAAATTATTTAACGTTGAGGTTTAGACATGACGCAAAGTTTTGTTGGTTTAGAGCAGCTTAAGCAATACTCGGCTCTTACCGAAATTGCTCCTGGTGGAGACACGACTCTCGACACAGTGATCTCAAATATTAACAGTGTTGTTAAAGAGCCTGGAGCACTTAGCTTCCCCGGAGGAAACGCTGTTCTTACAGTTGGCGCTACAAACGTAACGATTGGTCCAAGTGGAAAGCTTAAGGCTCTTCCTCAAATTTCTGGAGTTGACGTAGGTTCAATTACGGGAACTTTTACATTTACAGGGAATCCAAACGTAACTGTAACTGGAAGTGCTGTGGCTGTTGCAAACGTAAGTTTAACTTCAGGACAATTTGTTAAAGTTGGAATAGAAATCCGTTCTGACGCTCAAATTTATGCAATATTTGGAACTCCGGGAGCTTCGCAAAGTGCGGCTGGCGCTCCTATCTTTTCAAAGAAATCAATTCCTCTTGGGTACATTGTTCTAGAGAACAATGGAACGGCTGGAACTGGAAACGTTTTGAACAGAACAAATGCAAATATTTATGCGTTTGGATCTGGTTCTGGAGGAGCTTCTTCTGGCGCTGCTGGAGTAAACTATCTCGTCTCTAGCTCGAAGGCTTGGGATTTTGAAGACGGTAACGCAGATGGTTGGAGTGCTTATGCTGACGCTGCGGGAACGTCTCCTGTAGATGGCACAGGCGGTTCTCCTAACGTAACTTTTGCAGTGTCGGCGTCTTCTCCTTTGCGCGGTTCATATAATGGACTTTTTACAAAGGATGCAGCGAACAGGCAAGGACAAGGAGCCTCTGTTAACTTTACTTTGGACTCGGCTGACAAGAGCAAACCTTTTTCTGTAATTGTAGATACAGAAACTTCGGCTAACTATACAGGCTCAAGCGGGACAGAATATGCTCGCATCTTTGTGTATGACGTAACGAATTCGGCTTTGTTGCCTGGGTACATTGAAGTACCAGTTGGCAGTGGGCCTGCCCGTGGGTTCTTCTTGGCAACAACTTCTACAAGCTATCGTTTGATATTCCACGTAGCTGGAACAGGAACGTCAGCTTGGACTTTGAAAGTAGATAATGTTCAAGTAGGTCCGCAGGATATTCTGTTCGGACTTGCTGGACATGAGGCCATTTCTTACACCCCTACACTGGAAGGGGGATTCACCAATACAATTGTCTATGCTAAATATAGTCGCGTCGGAAAGCGTATACTTATCGAGTCCCGGATTGACGTAACAGGGGGGGGCTCGGGTGCTGATGTTACATTCTCCCTTCCTACAGGACTTACCTTTAATTTAGGAAGTGGCACAAACGAGGTCGGTTCCGGGGTATTTACCGATGTTAGCGTTCCCGCCTCCCACTCAGTGCAGCTCACCTCTAGCCCAGGTTCATCCAGTAAATGTGGGTTCGTATTAACATCTAATCAAAATAATATATTGCAAGGGAATGACCTAGCTTCTGGGGATAATCTGTACGTCTCCATTTCGTTTGAAGTGAATGAGTGGTCCGCAAATGTCCAGATGGCCGACCGTTCTGTGGAAGAGTATGCCTTCAACACATCAACATCCACGACAACTGATGACACAACAAGCTTTGGGTATGGCGCGCTTGGAGCCCAGATTCAAAACGTAACTGCTGCGTTGGCAAGGCGCGTAAGATTTCAAACACCAGTGCTTCCGACGGATTCTTTGATCTTAGAATTGTCTTACAACCGTTCTCTTTGGCGACCAGCCATGTCCATGGGTTACTTTGATGCTTCTGGTAACTCTCGCGTAGCTGCTTTCCAATCTCAGAACGGAGTTACTTACGGGATTGGTTTGGCAAATGCGTCAACAGATCCTCGCGATATTGACTTATCGGTAGGTCAATATGCCCATCCATCGGGAGCTACCTTTGGTTCAGCAGGAACGGCATGGAGTACAGGTGCGGGGTCTCTTTACTGGCGCATTCGTAAGGTAAGTGGAGGTGCCGCCGTAGGTTTTCCTGTGTCAAGCAGAAATATCATTGGGCACATCCCTACAAGTGGATCTGATGTTGTTCCAACTGGGTATGTTGGAGAGTTGATATCGGCGACTCAAACAAGATCTGGCCATCCTGCACTTACAACAGGAGTTCAAGCAAACTTGGTATCAATCTCGCTCACTCCTGGCGTTTGGGATCTGTCAGGTATTCTTAAATTCGAGGGTGCAACTGGAGTCTCGGCAGCACAACTTTTTGGTGGCATCTCTACAACATCAGCTTCGATTGATTTCTACGAAGGAAATAACGTGTTTGAAATAAACAAAACATTCACGACTGGCGATGACGTATCATACCCATTTGGTGTGTCTAGAATGATCGTATCTTCGACTACAACTGTTTACTTAGTTACACGAGCTTCATTTTCTGGAGGCTCTCTATGGCACTATGGAACATTGAGAGCCACAAGAGTTGGTTAATTTCATATTGGAGATTGCATGAGTATTCGATGGATTTTCTTGGCTCTAATTTCTTGTTCTTCAGATAAGCCAGAAGAATCTCCTGAACCAATACAATCTCCAACTCCTATTAAGACGCCAGCAGAAACGCCTATTCCAATCACTCCAGAGCCAGAACTAAATCCAAATAATATTGGTTTTAAATGCGCTACATGTAAGCCAAATGAGAAAACAAAATTGTTGGCGGCTCAAATAAAAGCAAACAAGATTGTTCAATCTCAATGCTTTAAAGATTTTATGATGAATTGGGGATTGATTTGGACAAACGGAAAAACTCCAGAAAAAGTTGTTGAACATTTAAGAACAACAAAGCTTACTGTACCTGTGCATTATTATGACGGTGATTGTAACGTTATTGGATATAGGCAACCGCCATACCATGACATTTATTTCAACCGTTGTTCTCATGATTTCTATAATTCATGTGATACGGCATCTAATGCTGTTCATGAGTGGAGCCATGTTCTTGAGTATGATCATCCTTTTGAAAGAACAAACACAAGAGGTAAAACGGTTCCTTATGCAATTAACAATGCATTTGATCGATGTTGCTCTGAAGGAAATGGATTTAGGAACGATAATTAATTTTAATTACCAACATATTTTTGGCGTAGTTTAAAATTTGACCATCTATGCTTTTTCATTTTTAATGTCATTTCCATTCTAGGAGGTTCATATGGAAAAGTTAGGTGTTGAGAATTTGAAGATTGCAGTTGGCGGCGTTTCTTCTCTTGCTTCTGTGGCTATGAATGCGGCAAAGGGCGGGTTTGGTGTTGAAGATCTTAAGTATCTTTACCAGCTTGCCACGATGTTTCCAGAGCTTTCCAAGCTTAAAGCAGGGCAAGTATTGCCAGAAGCAAAAGATCTTGATGCTTCTGAGATTAAGGAAATTGAGTCTGTTTTGAAATCTCACTTCGATCTTGAAGATGAGGCTTTGGAAGGAAAGATTGAGCAAATCGTTTCTGTGGCTGGTAAGTTTGCAGGGCTTGTTCCTGAGCTTATTGCAATCGCAGAGTCGTTGAAGAAGAAAGCGTAAGCATTTATTTCATTGGCTGACCTAAAAGCGGTTGGCTTTTTTATTGGGAGTTTGTATGAAATTTCTTTCTCTTTTTGCATGTTTGTTTTCTTTGAATGCCTTTGCGGCTGGATTGTCTCCTGAGGTTCGGTATCATTTGGGATACGGATACAATGAGATCAGCCGAGAACACGCTATGAAAAGCGCATTGTCTGCAAAGCTTCCTTTAGTCTTTGGTCTAGAGATTAAAGACAAGATTGGTTCGGAGTCTATTTTTAAAGATTGGGGTATTGAGTCCCATCTTTACAGGAATGAGGCTCGGATTGTTCATAAGATTAAAGAGCTAAAGATTGAAGCTGGAGCCAATCATACATGGATGCCAAAAACAAAAAAGCTTGGCGTAACTTGGGTTGGAGAGCTTGAATACCAGATTTGGTAATCTGAATACGAGATTTCGTAATTCGACAGATAAATCTTTTATGACTATATCCTATTTTTTATGACTATAGGGTATAGTTTTTCTTTATTGCCATACCATAATCAAGTTTAGGCAAAACGGGAGGGCGCTATGGCAATGAACCCAGCAGATGTTTCCGTTTCCGTAGAGTTGTACCAGCTTGTTGTTATGATTGTAGGTCTTGCTTTGACGGCACTTGGCGGACTGGCCTTAGCCTGGTTGAACGGTATGAAAAAAACGATTGATAATTTTAGAGATAAACAAGACCAAGTTTTGCAGACTTTAGCAAAGCACGAAGTTCGTTTAAACAATATTGTGACTTCAAACAACCAAAGGGAAGAGAGTATTCTTCTATTGTACACAGAGAAGCTGTCTAAGCTAGAAAAAGAAATTGAATACAGCCGTACGAATACAAAGCTTTCGATTGATCAGTTGGATGATAAATTCCAATCTATTTTCAAACAAGTTGAAAAGCTTCACGAGAGATTGGAAACTTATTACAAAGCAACGTTTTCTGAGTAGTTACCTTATTTGTCCAATCAATTAGACTTTTATTTGTTTTTGACTCATGTCCATAAAAAGACATTTTTATAAGCGTACATTGTTGGCTGAGTAGCCAACAAAAGGAGACGCTATGAGACTGTTCCTAGTTTTTTTTGTTTTGTTTCCATCCATGGCATTCGCCACGATCCTTCCTCCAAACAATCTCCATCTAGAAGATAATTTGTATGGATTTACAGGGATTGACCAAGAACAATTTAATGACGCGATTTCTAAAGCAGAGGAAGTTTATAAGCCAATCGTAGAATCACACGGAGCTACTTTAAAGATCAATCGGCTTTGGACCAATGCAACCGTCAATGCATCTGCATATCAAAACGGACGCTCATGGATGGTTGATATGTTTGGAGGCTTAGCTAGGCGTCAAGAGATTTCTCCAGATGGATTTATGATGGTTATTGGGCACGAGATCGGGCATCACATTGCTGGAGTTGCTTTTTATGGCAATGCAGAATGGGCCAGTGCTGAAGGAGCTGCGGATTATTTTGCAACTCATTCCTTTGCAAAGATGATTTGGCAAAATGATTTGATTGGCAACCAACAGGCAGCCCAATTTGTAGAGCAGATTCCTAAAGAAAAATGTGATGCCCAATGGGTAGAAGAGAAAGCAAGATTTCTTTGTTACAGGACAGCAATGGCTGGAAAATCTTTGGCAACTTTGCTTGGAGCCTTGGGAGGACAGGTTCCAGATTTCGCAAGGCCATCTACAAGCGTTGTAACAAGAACATATACACCTCATCCTCATAGCCAATGTAGACTTGATACATACATGTCTGGAGCTTTGTGTAAAAAATCTTTTGACCCATTGGTGATCCCTGGACGTGGCAACAGGCAGCTAAGCCCTGAGGCAGAACAAGAGGCTTTTAGGTTTTCATGTAAACAATCTGAAGTCGGATTTAGGCCAAAGTGTTGGTACAAACAGCTTGAATCTAATTAAGTTCAAAGAAATCTTCGTCTAAAATCTGTTCTATTGAGAACGGATTTTTTTTTGGAAAACTCTTATATTCAATACAATTCATCGGAGATTTTTATGTTTTCTTTGCCAATTCTTTCAACATGCGGAAATGCTTCTGTTTTTGCGATGGGTGCTTTAATATGCACTCAGCCAACACAAAACGCCTCTGTTAAAATAAAAGTCCCTCCTACGGATGGACAATTTAGAGCTGTAGATTGCCAGAAAGATCTTACAGAAGACGGAACTCCAGATGACTTTAATTTTGAGAAATTCAGGAAGGGTTTTTGGCTTTGGAGAAAAACATTAGTTAAAATTTCCGAAACACCAAGTTTTTCTTTTTCAAATCCAAGAAATAACTGCCCAGTGATTGTTTCTGTGGCATCTAGAGATACAGGTACACAACAAGCCGCAATATTTTTTCAATCAAACCTTTCCTTGGACTTTCAGTACGAGTGTAATGGAGTCACTAAGGAGTCTTATCTTGCAGATCCAAATAGGGTTGGAAGCTTTGCTGGCTATTGCAGAAGCTTTGTTGGAACTGAGCATAAGCTTCGTGTGAAGCCGTTTAATCAAAAATGGGTGCTTAATGCCGTTGGACCTAGCTGTAATTTTTTGTTTAAGACTTCGTGGGATATTCCTGGAGCAAGGCCAGAATTTACAGTGCCCGTTAAAGACGGATTCTGCCCGATCTCTTTTGAACTTAAAGAATTGGTTAACGAAAAGGTTCAGATCAAAAAAGGATTCTTTGTAAGCGAAGGGCAATCGAGTTCTTATAAGCCGATTGATTCTGCAAACTTTGTAAAAGATGATGGGCAGATCAAAATAATTCCTCCTATGTTTGCAAATCTTATGTGGGCAAACGCTATCACTTCTGGTCAAGTCGTTTGGCAGGGTGATAAAAACAATGGTGTGATTGAAGTGAGTAGCGATAGATTCCTTATGAACACAAAGCTTTGCGCAGCGTCTTATTCAAATGAACTTGGTAGCGAAAGCTTTGAATGCATCGATCCACAATCCATGAAAAGGATGCCTTATGAATTTCGATAATATTGTTCAGATGATCATGAAGTGGCTTAGTAGCGGGTCTGTTGGGATCTTTGGCGGAATTTTCGGTGTTTTTGGGCTTGGAATTGCTTATATGATCCTTAAAAAGAGGATTGTTGAGGCGGCGTCTAATGCTAAGCTTAAAAAAGATGTAATTGATTCCATGAACGAGGCTCAAGAGATCGCAGTTCAAACATCAAAAGATATGAAAGAAGCTGAAGAAGTTCTAAGATCGCAAGACAAAGAAGATGAGGCGATTTTAAGAGGCAAGAAGTAAGAGGGTATACGCTGTGTCCAGACCATACCAAGGAAGTAGACAGCCTAATAATATTATCAACCTTCAGGTGCTTGAAGCGTTGCCAGATGTTCCTGTTATTATATCTGCAAACCAAGTGATTATTTTGATGCCAATATTTAGATTTTGCGAAGGATCTACGCAGTATGTAGATGCGACTGGTGACTATGATTTGTGTATGAGTTTGGATGGGCTCTATTATCAACTTACAAATAGGACGGCATCTCTTTGTAAGTTTGCATACCGTTGGGTTCCTCCAACGATTATTCAAAGCCTTCGTAATTTGTAAGGAGAATTTATGGGATTGTTAAGCCAGATTGGAAAACTTCTTACAGACAACAAGCCAGTAACGGCGGCGATGTATTCTATGGACCCTGCTAGCGGTCAGGAAAAAGGAGATCCGTTTGTATTTCAATATTTCCCAGAAACTATTAATGATACAAAATCTCCTAATTACGACATGAGAAATGCTCCTGGAGGCTCACATCCGATTATTCAATTTAAAGATGGAGGAACAAGAACGATTTCTTTTTCAGCAATTTTTACACAAGATAAAAAGCCAGAGGATGATTCTGGGCTTCTTGGAACTTTAGGTAATTTGCTTCAAGGAAATCTTTCTGTTTCTTTGACTGGAGATGGAAAAGACACTGTTCTTATTGAAGATGCTATCGCTAAACTTAGGGCTTATACATACCCTCAGTACAAAGGCGGAGTTGCCATGGCTCCTCCTACTGTGCTTTTGTTTTTGCCATATAGCGGGATTGTTGGTCATCCAAATTTTAAAGATTCTATTACCGCAGTAATGACAGAGTGCGGAGTAAATTACTTGGCCTTTCACAGATCTGGCCAACCAAGGATTGTGGAAGTTTCTTTGTCTTTTGTTGAAACAATACAAATTTCTAATAATTGGAAATATGTGAGTTACGATGATATTTCTACAAAAGTTAAAAATGATCTTGGCAAAGAATATTCTTTTAAATCTAATTTTGGTAAAGCGGCTCCAAGCAAATCTTCGCAATCAAAACAAAGCAATGTTATTTCTTTGCCTCGATAATTTTTGAGAGTGCCTATTTAGAAGTCATGATAATACTGGTTTAGAAGTCATTAAAGGATTCGTTTATGTTTACAATTGTTCTTCCAGAAGAGACTTTTAATATCGTAAAAAAAATTGCATCTCAAACTGGCAAGTCTTATGCGGATATTATTTCAATGGGCATTCAAAAACTTATTGAGCCCATAAAAGAAGAAGAGAAGAAACATATTGGACGTGTGGCCAGATTTGGCAGTAAACAAAAAGAATAAACTCTAATCAATTAGACTTTCTGTAAAGCTATTGCAGGGGGTCTCTTTGGCCAAGAAAAGCAATTCTTATTATGGGCAGTTTGAAGAAGAGTTAAGCGAAGATAAGCTTGGAAAATCTAATAAAACTAAACAAAAGCAACAAACATATAAATCAGAACTTCTTTTGATTTGTGATTCAAAGAACATATTTGAGTCTAGTATTGTTTCGTCAATAAGAAAGCATTTTTCAAAAACTCAACACGGTATGGTTCATGGCGAACCTTCATCTGGGTACTTAATTGGATTGGTGGTGAAGACACTTTCTCTAAAAAAGAAAGCGGTTTCTTTTGATTACGTAATTAAAAAAAAGCATAGGGCAAAAACAAATACAGCATTGTTTATGATTCAAAACTCTTTGGCCAAAGAGTTTTTGATTCCATGCAAGGAGCATAAAGAGATTGAAAGCCCAGATTTTTATCCAGAGTTTGGGTCCGAAGAAATTCTTATAGAACTGACCGTTGGAGCCTACGGCAGATATTCCGACGATGATTTAATCCAAATAGCGGACAGAATCGGATGTTCTATAGTAGAGTGTTTTGATAAATTCATTACAAGCTCTATTTAGGATTTGAGTATGAAAAGCAAAATTGATATTGATCAAGGTTGGAAGAACTTTGCTAAGCAGTATTGCGAGTTCGAGGGCTATGATACGCAAACAAAACTCGATGTAATCGATATTATTTGCAAAGAAGCCAATTCGATTTACAGACTTACGGATGTGTCTCATATTCAAATCAGAGCCGTAAAGCTACAAAAACTAGCAGAAATTTCTACTCACTGCCTAATAGATAAGCACATAAATGCTAGACTTGCCTTTTTAAAGTGGTGTTTGACGTAAACTAAAGCAGGTGGATTACATGACATTTACATCATGCCAAGCCTTAGGAACACGGCTTAGAAACATAGAACAGAATAGTGGAGGGTCTGTAAGTGGCTTTGATGAATTTTCTGTATTCCATGTTCTTCCAGATACCACGGTGGTTATTAAACAAAATAGAGAAATGTTGGTTAGTCAGTTTATTGCTGTTGAAGGAACTTTAGAAGTCGATGGAATTTTGACTGTTATTCAAGAGAACCAACCTACTTATGGAATGAATTTTGATTTTATAGGTTCAAGGCAAAGTTTAGAAATACCTGTTAATATGCAAATGCTAATAGACCATTCCTTGACCAATTTTGGTACCCTTACCGTAGCGGGTAGGCTTGTGGTTTTGTGAGGGAAAAATGAGTCAAATTAAATTAAAAGAAGAGCTAGAAAGTACAATTGGCAATCCTCCGACAGGCCAGCAAACATTTTTTATTGACTTGGCAGATGGTCATTACAAAAAGAAAATGCCAGACGGGACTGTAATTGATTTTGAATCGGCAGCTAATTATTCAGATGAAAAAGCACAAGATGCTATCGGAGGAATTTTAGACGATACTGCGTCCGTTAAATTTACATATAACGATGGGCTACCAGAAATATCAGCAATCGTTCTTGCTTCTGGCGTAGATCACGATTCATTAATGAACTTTGTTTCCGACGAACATATTGCTCACGCTTCTGTTTCTATCGCCGCTGGAAATGGTCTTGTAGGTGGAGGAAACATATCGGCATCAAGAACTATTTCTATGCCCGACGTAGGCGCTTCTGGTACGTACGGAAGCCCATCGGTTGTTCCTGTTATTACAACAGATGCCCAAGGAAGAGTGTCTTCTGTTACAAACACTCCAATTGTAATTGTCCCTAGCTCTGTGTCTGGATTTGACGAATCAGCGCAGGATGCAATTGCCAGTGCATTAACAGATTCACCGTCTGTAGCATTTTCTTACAATGATATTTCAGATCAAATTAGTGCAAACGTTTTGGCTTCTGGCGTCAATCACAATACTTTGCAAAACTATTTGGCAAACGAACATGTAAGCCATAGCGCAGTAAGCATACTTGCTGGGCCAGGGCTTGTTGGCGGAGGAGATCTGACGGCCTCTAGAACGCTTGAACTCCCAACATTAGGCGCTTCTGGTGTTTACGGATCTTCTGGAACGATCCCAGTTATTCAACTTGACTCTTACGGAAGGGTTGTGGCGGCTTCTTCTGAGGCAATTGGCGCACAAACAATTCAATCTATTTCTGGAATCTCAGAACAGTATGGGTTTATCCAAGCTTCAGATAGTCTTTTACAAGCTTTAAGCAAACTTCAATATACTCAGTCTATCCAGAAGTATTTAGTAAATCAGGATGTGACAATTGAAGACGGAGAAACTTGGATAAGAGATAGAACCAAATTAGTAGGGACTGCTAAGGTAACTCTTGTTGGCTCTGCTAAGATGAAATTAATTTAAGGGAGATACGACATGGCTTTAGTTGAGTTTGATAACCAATCGGCATCAGGCATTGCCACTCCTGGTTCTGGTTATACTTCTGTGTTTGTTGATGCATCCGATAAAAAATTAAAAACAAAAGATGATACAGGAGCCGTTACTGATTATTCGGCGCCAGGAAATTCAATTACGCAATTGACTGGAGAAGTGACTGCTGGACCTGGGCCTGGTTCTGTTGCTGCTACAGTTTCAAATGCGGCTGTAATCGGTAAAGTCCTGACTGGATATACTGTTCTCTCAGGAAACGTCTCTGCTACGGATACAATCTTGCAAGCGATTGGAAAGCTTTCTACGCGATCTGGAAACGCCATGTACGGAGCAGGAACGGATGGCGACCAAACAATCACAGTAGACACAACACTTGTAAAAGACATGTATTACAACAATCTTACAATTAATGCTGGAGCTACTGTATTTACAGCAGGGTACAGAATTACTGTATACGGAACGTTAACACTTCCTTCTGGCGCATTTATTAAGCGCGAAGGAAATAATGGGGTTCTAAGCGTTGCGGGAGCTGCACAAGCTGCTGGCACTCTTCCTGGATTTGTGGCTGGCGGAGCTGGGCAAACGGGCGCAGGAACCGCTGGTACGGCGGTTTCAAACGCATTTGGAGGTTCTGGAGGCGCAGGAGGAGCTGGCGTATCTGGAGGTGGAGGCGCTGGAGTTGCGACTGTTCCTGCCGCTACAGTCGGCGGAATTGATATTGCTTACAACGTGAATTTCGCTTCTGTGATGCAAGTTCTACCAGGAACTCTTGGAACTGGAGCTGGCGGAGGAGGCGGAGGAGGCGGAGCTGGCGTAGGATTCCCTGGAGGCGGAGGAGGAAGCGCAGGTGGCGTTGTTGTTATTCGTGCCCGTAGCATTGCCGGAGCTGGGACTGTTTCTGTTATCGGCGGAAACGGAGGCGCTGGCACGAGCGGAGGCGGAAATACAGGAGGAGGCGGAGGAGGCGGAGGAGGAGTGATTGTTGTTATTAGCGACAACGACCCTTTGTTGACTACTACAATTACCTTCACTGTAACGGGAGGAATTGGCGGACCTGGAGGAGCTTCTGGTGCTTCTGGAGCAAATGGAGCCAATGGACGTACATTCTTCTTGAGGCCGTAATATGAAGTGGTTGGTTTTTGAGCTCATAGATCGAACAGTAATGGGAATGTACGAATCTGTAGAAGTAAATTTAGGTGCAATCGTGTCTTCTTTGCCTTTGCTCCATATAGAACTTCCTGATGGAGTGCTTCCTACAAACTGCGTTTTGACTGGCAACGAAGGTACGTATGAAGTGATTGCAGGAGCTCCATTGCAGGAGCCTGCTGCTATCACACCAGCAGAGATTGTTGCGGCTTCTGAAGCTGGAAGAAGGAAGGCTCTTTCGAGTGCTAGATACTGTATTGTGACTTCGTTTAACCAAGGACTTACACATGACCAATGGACTGGTTATGATGAGTCTTTGCCAGGAGACAAAGTCCCTGTTGTAATTCCTGTTAAAAGCAAACTCAGGGAAATTACATTTTCGTGGCCAGAGACTAGTGTGGATGGAATTTTTCAGCTTTATAAAAACGGAAAAGACATAGCAAACATTGTTTTTTCTCATACTTTTTCAAATTCAGGACCTTCTGTTGTGACTGGAATTGAAGTTCAACTAGAGGTTGGAGATCTTATTAGAGGCCGCTGGAAAGACTCAGGGGAAAATCCAACGGATGCGGCAATAACATATGTATTAGAGGTTATTGACGATGGCTAAATTTTTAAAAAACAAAACTGTACTTACAAAAACATATCAGGGAAGATCTTTTGCTCCAGATGTTTTTGTTGAAATACCAGATTCTTCTATTTACGATTTTGCAAATGATTTAGAAATTTTGGCCGATATCATTGCCGGAAATTGTGCAATGAGTTCGGACGGAAGCACTGAAATTGTTGACAAGAGTGAACAGATAAATTTCTTAAAAGGAATGGTTCTGTCTGCAAAAGACGCTGATGGAGCTTTGCTAAGTCGCGTCAAAACAACTAAGGCGGGTTGGCACTATGAGCCTCGCTCTATCAACTTTGTAACTGGAAAACCATCTTCCCATTACAACAGAAGGCATAACGGCGGTTCTATTATGGCCGGAACTGACTATGGCGATGCCATTTTAAGATTCTGGAATGCTTCTGACATAGAACTTATAAAGGGCGTTGAAGAGAGTGATGTTGATTTTCAAACGAGAGTTGCTTCAGACTGCACAAAATCATGTCTTGACTGGCATCCTACATATTCCATGGAGATTGTTGGCGGGATGTTGCAGATCTTTGAGCCGCCTACAACTGACGCATACATGTGGGCAATCATCGCTCCCGACATCCCCGAAGCTTACGGTGGAAGCGTCCCTTTCCTTGCTGGCGGGTTCAACCTCAAGTTTTTCAAAAGTGGATCACTTGAGCACTACGACGGGCGATCTGCAAAGTTGATCAACCCTGACTTTTTGTACAACTCAAGTAAATTCAGAATTGTCGTTAAGCATGACGTTGGTGTACATATCGGAATTCAGGTTTATTTCGAGCATTTCAGAGCATAGGTTCATATATGGAAACAGTCGTTGTAAAAAAAGATGAATATTTAGAGATTTTAAATATTTCAACTCTTGCTATAGAGGCTTGTCAGGCGGGAGCTATTGAGGAGCTTTATTTATCTTTGATTCGAGAACATGTTGAGGTTTATTTAAAACTGAAAGGGCAGGAATGAAAGAGTTTCTAGGAGTTTCTTATAGAGATCTTGGCAAAAACAAATGGGAGCTTGTTTGGCCTTCTGGACTTAAAGCAAGACTGATGGCTAACACTGAAGAAGAAATTAAAGCTAAAATCCAAGAGGTTGTATCTATGTTAGAAACATGACTTCTTGGAGGATATATGAATCTTACGGCTCAGATTATTTCATTTTTCATGGAGTCTCGGCCTTGGGTTTGGTTATTAAGAAAAGTTATTAGCGTTCTTCATTTCCGTCTTATTGGATATCCTAAATATAAAATAGAAAAGTATTATCAAATAAGAAATATTCTTAGAGACAATTTAGATACTAAAAAGATTTATGGTTTTGTATCAAAAGACTCTCAAAGCCTTTCTTATATATTCAATAGAATATTTACCGGAGCTAAGTGGAGTCATGCTGGCGTTGTTCAGCTTCTTGAAGACGGAGAAGTTGGAATTGTTCATATGCTTGGTAATGGAATGAACTTTGATTATTTAATTGAGTTATTGAAAGAGTGTGATGAGTTTAAATTGTTAGAACTTCCATTTGATGAAGAAGAACAAAGTACAGCTAAATCAAGGTTAGAAAAGCTCATTACAGTTAGTAATCAAATTGATTATGACTTTGGATTTTCCATCTCTCATGAAGCCTTAGATTATGTTGAAGGCAAGATCTCGATCAAAAATACAAGCAAGAGGCTTAAGCTTTATTGCAGTGAATTATGCTGGGTTTTAGGGGTAAAAGAAGGTAACGAATTTGCTCTAAGAAAGATCCAAGGCAAAGAAGTTTTTGAGCCAGATGATGTGATCGCAATTTCAAAAGTTATTTTTTAATTTGTTTTTTAATTTTATTTTCTATTCAAGCTTTTAGTTTGAATGGAGTTTCTTTTATTTGACTTTTAGTTTTTATGGAATTTTTTTAGTTTGATTTTAGTTTTTATGGAATTTTTTTATTTGGATTTTATCTTGGAAAGAACCCGTCGCTTGACTGGAGAGCCAAATCAGATAACCTGACAAACCAATCAAGCGACAAGGGGGGGGGAACAATCCTTCTTGAAGCGCACTAACTTCACAAAAGGCTTCAGCAACCCGAAGTTAGAGCGACTTCTCCCCCCTTGTCAAGAAAGACGAGGGATTTTTTTTGTTTTTTAAGTTAGAAGACATTCACACAGTAAATCTCTCTAAGCCTCTAAAGAGCATTAAGCATAAGTTTTTTGATGATATTGGATGCACAAACTATCTTCCGGTCTATCCTTTAAAAAAGCTATATAAAGCAGCAGATATAACTTCCTTTGATCAAATTCTATTTAGCCTTATTTTGTGGCGTTCTAGAAACAAGCATAAGTGTAGTTTCTACGAGCAATCTGCCAGCACGTTTTCTGGAATTCTTAAAATCGACGTAGCCACAGTTACAAGGTCTCTACAGAGGCTAAAGCACGTTGGGCTACTGAGAATGGCTGAGAAGCCAGAAAACGCTTCTGCGTTCTTTAAACGGCACTTTTATATACCAAAGTGCATAGAGACTGACGGCAATCCTTTTTTGATCCCCTTAGAGGTATTGAAAGATAAAAACCTCACATGGGATCAAAAACTGATCTACGGAGAGGTTTGTTACAAATTCGCTATTCAGGAAAGGCATGGCTTTGGGAAGTTCAAAACCATGGAGGGTTTTGTTCCTCTTGGAAAAAAGCGTTTAAAAGCCAGGATTTCAAGAAGTGAGAATTATTTCTGGAAACGCTGTAAAGAGTTGGAAGAGATGGGCTTGGTTCGGATAGAGAAGAGAATTATCGATAAAACGTTAGTCTGGTTTTATTCGCTCAATAAATTAGCAGACTCTTATGGGAAGAAAGAATCCTTTCAGGAAATAGAACAAGTCATTTCTGAGTCAATAAAGAGCAAAAGAGCTAAAAAGTACAAGAGATCTGTCAAAAAGGTCCATGAGGGTTCCTTTGGCCAAGAGACCGAAAAGATAAAGGAAATGGATCGAGAATTATGTTTGTTGTGTGACATGGAAGAACAGGAAAAAGAAGAAGTTCCTTCTTCTTATTCTTCTTATAGTATTAATAATATTATATCTGAGGAGAATTTTTCATTATTAGAGAAAGAATTAGATAATGAAATCAACTTAGCTTCGGTAGATTGCGGGAGCTATTTAGAAGAAGAGGATATTCTGAGTGAAAAAGTTCCTTGCGTGAGCTTGCGTGAGCTTGCGGGAGCAGAGGATATTCTGAGTGAAAAAATAGATCCTTTGCATTGTATTTTAAAGGAAAGTTTTTCAGTTTTAAATAAAGAAGTTGTAATGGATCTCGCACCTTCGGTGCTCGATCGAAATGTTTTTGGAGAAAATTCTGTCGGAAAATGTTTAAGGGGATCGGGAACCAATCCCCCTACCCCCTTTCCTATTGGAGCTTGTTTTTATAGCAATCGAAAGAGAGCACGTTTAGAGGCCCGAGAAGCTCTTAAACTCACGAGGTATAGCCAATCTATAGGGCGCATACGGAACGTGAGCGTAGGCAAGGCCAAATCAATTCTTTGGGCATGGTTTAAGACTGAGATTGAGCGCAAGGCGATCGTTGGAGAGCGGTTCCATGAAGACGCATTGGGGATTGAGCAAGCAGAGGCCAAGAAAAAACTGATGCGTAAGTACAAGAAGAGATATGCGCAGATGATAGAAATTGGAGCGAAAGAGATACTTCAGAGTGGTAAGACGCCATATTTTTCTACACTTGGGATGATTGTTCATACGAACAAAGGGGATTTCATTATGAGTTCAGATTGGAGAGCGAACAAAGAGTTGAATGAGGCTAAGCGGATAAAGAATAAGGAAGAGCGGAAAGAAAAGACAAAATCAGCGGTGGAGAAAGCCTTGTCCAAAATGCAGGTAGCGGCTGATGTTAAGATGCTTGGCAATGGTTTTTTCATAAGCACAGTGGAAGAATTTCCAGAAGTGAAGTCTAATCGATTGGACATTTTTGCTAAAGAGATGAAGAAGTCCAAATTCAAAGATAAAACAAAGAACCACAAAATTGATAACGAATCGAGACAAGAAGGCGAAAGTCATAACGAGTGGTTGTTGAGGATTTCTAAGCGAAAAGCCATTGTTGCGTATGAGAAATTCTTCTTGGAAGGCGGACCTAGCAATGTGGACAAATCGGATTTGGCTGTTCTTGACAACGCACTTTCTCAGTTGATACAGGAGAAAACTCTTAAAGATCCCGAATCTGTGGCGCTCTACATTGAAAGAGCCTCTTGTGAATCAGATTTTCGAGAAAAGGTTGGTCTTTGGCAATTGAATCGATGCAAAAAACAAGATTTTAGGATTCGCCAGATTTTTGGAAATTACAACATAGGGTGTTTTGTGAAATACATAAGAGATTACCTAGATTGGGATATTTCAGACTCCTCTAAAAAATCTGCTGTTCAGATGGATCGAGAGAATTTAAAGGTCTTTCATGACGACTCACAGGAAGTCATGGATGAGTTGAATCGAAGCTATTTTGAGCGACTTAAGAGGTTAAAAGAGGACATGTTGGCAAGGGATCAACAAAATCAGAATGCTTAAAAGGCGAATTTTTAAATGGAGAAGTTATGAGTGTTGATGTTAGCCTTATAGAGAACGAGAAGAGAGCGCGATGTCTTGTAAGAATGCGAAAGGCAAACATCCCGTCATCTATGGCTGATATGCAATACGACGAAATTTGCGGTCGATTTTTTCTTGAGACGATTGCTCCAGGCGGGCCGTTGTCGTCAAAAACATTTTTTATGTTTGATATTGAGTCAATAGGAGGGAAGATTCCGATAGGTCATTTCATGAGATCTATTGCAAGAATTGATGCAAATTTTTGCGGTGTATTTTATGTAAACTTATCCAATGGTTTTGACGTAGATTTTGAAGTCTATGATTACTCAGGAAATTATACCGGAAATTTTTCTCATTTCGGCGGTTTTTTATTTTTGGTTTATGAGCACGAACTTACAAAAGAAGAAAGCTGCGAGCTTTTAAAGATTTTGCTTAGGCGCGTAGAGGGCTGTCAGCCTACAATAATTTTTACAAAAAAAGATTTGTTAAGAAGATTGTCAGAAGCAAATAAAAGTTCTTTTGAAGAAGTTAAAAAGTCATTTAAATCGGTGGGACTATGAGTAATTTGGATAAAGTTTATTTAAAATCTTTATTATCTATTAGAGATTCTGAAAAATTTCTTAGCCATCAGATTAATGATTCTTTTCTTTCTTCTGGTTACGATAAAATATACTTATATATTATTGAGTGTTTTAAGAAATATGGAAGCATTGCTGATGTAGGTCATATCGAAGAATATTTTAGTGTAGACCTAAAATCTAGCCCTACAGTTTCTATTGAGCAGGCAAAGAATCTTATAAGGGCAAGATTTGGTTTTGATTTAGTGAATGAGAATTTTAAAAAAATAAATGAGTCTTTTCAAAGCAGCACTGAAAAAGATATTGATCGATATCTAAAAGATATGATTTCTGTTGTGTTTGACGCAGAGAAAAAAGCTACAGCAGGAGTTTCTTCTTATTATAATTTATTTGATATGAAGAATTATAGCCAGGAGGTTCTTACATCTGGAAAGCCAAGTCAAAAGAGTATTGACACTCCGTTTCCGAGCTTGACTGAGCGCATGGGAGGAATGAAGCCAGGAGATCTTATTACATTAGCTGCACGAGCGGGCATAGGTAAGACATTCATGCTTCTTCAGTTTATGATTCATGCGGCAAACCAGGGCAAGAAGTGTTTGTTGATCACAACAGAGATGAGTTTGGATCAGATTAAGAATAGGTTTATTTCTTTGTATGGAGAGATAAAAGTAGGAAAGCCTCCAAAAAACCAATTGAGCTTGGAAGACTTTTCTAGGTTTATGGAAAAGGTTAAGGAAGCGAGAGAAGGCTCTGAGATTGGAGTGATTGATAGTGGATTTTCAATGACAGTAGAAGACATTGAAATCGATATTTTGAAAAACAAGCCGGATTTTCTTTGTATTGACGGATTTTATATTTTGAGAACAAAGAATACACATAGAGATAAGTTTAACAGAATTGCAGAAATCATGGACACAATAAAAGGATATGCGCTTAAATATAACATACCGATTCTTGTTACCTCACAATTAAACAGAGGAACTGGAGAATCTGTGAGCTATGGAAAATCGAAGCCAAAAACTCCTCAGATTGGCGGGTTGGAGAGATTGGCATTTTCTGACAACATAGCAATGGTTTCTGATTATGTATTTTTTATGGATCATCCTATGACATCTGAGAGACAGTCTATAACTGATGTGATGACGCTTGCGCCAAGGAAGATGAGACAGGTATTCACGCAGAATGGATTTTCTGACATACATATTAAGTGGGATATACATAACATTGTGTTTAAGGAAGATCTTTTTTGGGAGCATCCAGACAAGGTGAAAGAGATCGAGAAGGCAACAAACTGGCTGAAGTGATTGAGTATGGATGGAATATTCGGTTGATGTAGAAGAAATTTTAACAAAAATGGGTGTGTCCAAGATTGCAAGATCTGGGCACAACATAAATTCTACTTGTCCGTTCTTTTTTAAACACTCCGATGGGAAAGACTCCCATCCATCATTTTCTGTTGAAGCAAATCCTCCGTATAGGGCGATATGCGGAGGATGTGGAACCAAGGGAACAATCATTTCTTTATGCCATCAGTATTTTCAAGAGACTGGTGTATCAATACTAGAGAAAAAAAACTCTGATTTTAATAAACTAGAATGGAAGTCTAGAGTAAAATTTTTTAATAAAAATGATGCAAATTTTATTGGTCATTTAATGTTTAATTTTGATGACTATAAGAAATACTGTAGGCAGTTGCCTCAATATGCAATTGACAGAGGGATTACGGTTTCTCAGGCCAAGAGATGGAATCTTGGGTTTAATCCAGAGACAAAAAGGTTGTTTATACCAGTGTTCAGTAAGACTGGAGCTTTTGTAGGATATTCAGAGAGAGATGTGACTGGGTTTTCTTCACCAAAGTACAAGCATGCAAAAGGATTTAAGAGAAATCTTTATTTGTATGGAGAGCATTTTTTGGACAAGTCGAGCCCTATTTGTTTTTTGAGTGAAGGATTTTTTGATGTGTATAGCCTAGAGAGGGCAGGGCTAACAAATTGTTTTGCATCCATGGGTACGGTTCCATCTAAGGACCAGGTTAACTTTTTATGCCAGTTTGAGTATATTGTGATTTTTCCGCACCAAGATAAGGCGCAGGCTGATGGAACTAGACCTGGTGTCCGTATGGCCGAAGCGTTTAAGACAGAGCTAGAAAACAGGTATAAAACAGTTTTGTTGGCACCTTTTGTGGGCGGCTATAAAGACGTTGGTGATTGGCCGATCGAGAGTGTTCATAAAGTTGTTGAGGAACTTTTGAAAGATATTTGAATTTAGTTTACTGTTCGCCAAATTTAAAATTCAAGGCGGATGCAATGATATTCAGCGTTCCAGCAGACAAGATGACACCAGAAGAAAGAAAAAAAAGAAACGAACAGCTATATAAAAAGGCTGAAAAGAAGCTTCAAGAAAAAGGCTTTCCGGTCTATGGGGTTTTGGAGCCAGAGCTTTTGCAAATGAAAGTGGATATGAAGTCTCTTATCCAAAGCAACAACAGTATTGCCCAGGCCGTGAATGATCTTCAGAAGAAATTTATGGATTTAGAGCAAACCATTGGACGCATGATCAATGATCATATTGGAGTTGTGGCTTATCTTAAGGAGAAGGATTCTGGAGCGCCAGAGAGGGTGTCCCTTCATGCCCAGACTGTAGAGTTCAATAAGATGAATCTTGTTCCGAAGGAATCTGGGATTGCTGAAGAAGGCGATACGATTTTGATTCGGTTTCAGTTGTTTGATGGCGAGACAATGGTTGATGACCAGTCTAAAAACGTTATGGCTTATCAGCTAGGAACGCATGATTTGTCTTGTGAAGACCAGATTGTTGGTATGAAACGAGGCGAGAGCAAAGACATGGACATTGTGTTTGCCAAGCATCCAAAGCCAGAGCTTATCGAGAAGATTTTGACATTCAGACTTTGGATTGAAGATGTAAGGGTAAAGAAGACGTGAATATACTTTTTCTTGCAAGATGGGTTGATGCAACGTCTTACTTTAGATGCGAACTTCCGGCTAAGTATATATCTTCATATGGCCATGAATGCCGTATGGATTACATTAAGCCGTTAAGCCAAGTAAAAGGAAGCGGGCTTAAAGAACATGATATTCAATGGGCTGATGTAATTATATTTCAAAGGCCAATAGCTACAGATGAAGTTGAGATTATTGCCGATGTGAAATCTAGGTATCCAGGAAAGCTTTTGGTTGGCGAGTACGATGACAACTATGATGACGTTCCGATTTGGAATCCTGGATATACTTACATTGGAGCAAAGAGAGGGCAGTGGTCTGAGGCCCTTAAATATTATGACATGGTGACTGTTTCTACAGAACCGTTGAAAGAATTGATTGTTGATAAGCACAAATACAAAGGCCCAGTTAAAGTTATTAAGAATTCAATGGATTTGAATTTGTTTGAGTCTTCGGAGCCAAACTATACACATAAAATAGTTGGGCCAGATTTGAGTGAAGAATTTAAGGACATAGTGAATTTTGAAATGACTGTAGAGCAGTTTAATAAAATTACAGAGGACAAAATAGTTGTTGGATGGTTTGGATCAAGGACTCATTATGGTGACATTGATTTAATTGAGAATGAGCTTTTAGATGTTTTGAAAGATAATGAAGATGTTGTTTTGTTGTTTGTAGGGTTTTTAAATTGGAGAACTGTGCTTAGTGTTGATTATGGGCGGTTGTTTTATAATCCAGGCGTTTGGCCAGTTCAGAAATATCTTTCCTTTTTGAAAGCTGTGAATATCGATGTATCCCTATCTCCAGTAGCTCCAAATGCGTTTAATAGATGCAAAAGTTTTCTTAAGGTTTTAGAAGCTATGGCGGCTGGGTTTATACCAGTGGCATCCGAGTTTGATACCTATGAGCACGATATGTTTGAAGGGTTTTATGCTGATTACACTTATGGATCTTGGAGGACTCAGATCAACAAAGCCATTGATGAGGTTCGCTTTGGAAACAAAAAGAAGTTTGCAGACAAAAACTATGAAATCGTACAAGAATTTTACGATGCAAAAAATATGGTTCGAGAATGGATTTCTTTTTTTGAAGAAGGATTAAGCAAAAAATGACAATTATAGAATGCATTTTTTTGTGTCTTATTTGTTTAGTTATTGGAGTTGTTTTTGGCTGGTTTTTTACTGCATTAGCTTTTAGCAAAGACAAACGTTACGTTCTTTTAAAGGAACACGATGTTATTTTGCACAGGTATGATTTAGAGATTTTGGTTGCATCAGCGCCAAGGCATGTGAAGAGAAGATTGATTGAAGAAAGAGCAGGAAAGATAAAAGAGATTGCAGAACAAGAGCTTAAAGAAGAAGAATAAAATCCGCACATCGGTTGACCGATTGTTTGGTTTCAAATAAAAGATTTGCAGGATTCATTTAAAATCCTCTTAAAACTTTTTTTGGAGAAAACTAATGTTCTTTAAAGGCGAAGACGCAATTGATTCTGAAGCAAAGCGATTGGCGGCAGTGAAGGCTCAAAGGCTGAATCAACCTCCGCTATTTTGGCTTAAAACAGGAGAAACAAAAGAAGTTATTATGTTGGACGATGATTTCATCAGCTATTATGAGCACTACATGGTTGAAGGAAACGATTGGAAAAATGCTGTTCGTGAAATGTGTATTGGGGATACATCTTGCCCTTTGTGTACCCATGGTGTTCGCAGAAGCCTAGTAAGTCTTTTGTCTTTGGTGGATACAAGCGAATGGACTGACAAGCAGGGAAATATTCACAAGAACGAAAAGAAGATCATGAAGATTAACAACGCACAAGCGATTAATCTTAAAATCCTTAAGGCAAACTTAGGAGGTCTTAAGGGAAAGAGGCTTCAGATCACCAGGCCAACCGATAAAGATCCAAATACTGGGTCTGCGTTCATTCCTATGGCCAAGGACGGCAAGGTTGTTTCGTATGATCTCGTTGCTCAAGCGGCGCAAGGAAAAGACGTTTCTCCATTAGATTATAAAAAGCACTTCGTTCAGAAGACTTCTGAAGAGCTGAAAAAGCTCGTTATGCACAAAGGCGTTAAAGTTTCTACGCTAAACCTAGATGACGATTCTAGTCCATCTCCAAAAGCGGACGACGAAGATATTCCGTTTTAGTTTTGACTCTAGACAAAATTCATCTTGGTGATCTGTGGACGTTATTATTTCAAATTTGGCCTGGCTTAAGCAGTCGGATCTTGATTCATATGATGTGTATTTCATTAAAAATGATTGCACTATAGTTCCACGGGCTGGCGCAGATTGGATGCCCAACAAAGAGCCCGTAGTCCTTTACAGGAAAGAAGGCGATTACGTTGGTATCCCAAGATTTTACTATGAAGAAGTCTTTAAGAAAAAGTCTTTGGAAAGACATCCGCCATTCAGATTTAAAGAAATAAACAAGATTCCAAAAGGAAGGTCTATAAAAAAATATGAGCCATCCATAAATCTTTATGAACAACAGAAAGAAGCGGTCGATGAATTTTTGTCAAAGGTTAAGGATGATTCAAAGATTTTTTCTGGAGGAATTTTTTCTGCCCATGTAGGAGCTGGGAAAACAATTTGTAGCTTTTATATTGCAAATGCGTTGGGCGGAAAAACGCTTGTATTAGCACACACAGAACCTCTTTTAGATCAGCTAAGAAGAAGTCTTCTGATGTTGTTTCCTGATGCGACAATCGGAAGGATTCAGGGTAAGGTTTGTGATTATGAAGGCAAGGATTTTGTTTTTGCAACGCTTCAATCATTGATGAATGAATCTGGAGATAAATATCCAGCAGAGATTTTTGATTATTTTGAAACTGTTGTGATCGATGAAATGCACAGATCTGGAGCCGCTTCGTTTTCCACGGTAGTTCCTAAATTTTCAGTAAGATATACAGTTGGGCTTACAGGGACTTCAAGAAGAGCAGATGGTTGTGAGAACGTATTTTATTACTATATTGGCTCTATCGCTTCAACGATGAAGCAAGACAGTAGGCTCATTCCATCCGTATGGGTTAGAGAGACTGGCTTCAATCATATGTCTTTGTATGATTCCAAGCATAAGCCAAAAATTGTAACGGCATTAGCGGCAAGCAAGAAGCGTTCAATGCTGATTGCTGAACATGTTTTCAAAGCAATGGAGCGAGGAAGAAATCCTTTAGTGATGAGTGAGAGGATTTCTATTTTGCAGGATATTTATTCGTTTGTAGAAACTATGATCAAAGCAAAGAATCTTCCATATACACAGGACTTCTATATTGGCGGTAAAGATGAAGACGCATTGATTAAAGCAAGTCAGGCAACTGCTGTTTATGCAACGATTCAGATTGCACGAGAAGGAATAGACATAAAAAGGCTTGATACTCTTTTTTTGACAACGCCAGTTTCAGATGTCGAGCAAGTTTCTGGACGAGTAACAAGGGTGCTTGAAGGAAAGAAGGAGCCTTTGATTGTTGATTATGTGGACAGCAATATTGTCTTATGCCAAGGGAGTTTTAATTCCAGGATGAGATTTTACAGAAAACTTGGATGCAAGATTATTTAATAAAGGAGAGATCATGACCGAAGAAGTTGTTTTAGACTCAAATAGTTCGGAAGAGGCAGCAGGAACGCTCTCGTTTGAGACTAAAAAAAGAGGCCGTCCTAAAAAGGTTGTATCAGACACAGTGACTACAACGCTTTCTGTTGGATCAAAGAAGCACACAGGGCCAGGAACAGAGTCGCAACCAGAAGTCACAAAAACAAAAACAAATCATAGAGAAGTTTGTACAGAGTCTATGGCCAGGGTTGCTGGTACATGGGGAATTACAAAGAGTCTTGGGAATTATGAGTTTGCTAGAGTTGACGTTCAGATAGAGCATTATTGCGAAAAGGGAAAAGAGACTCAAAAAATTATTGAGCTAGAACAAATTGCCTGTGATTATTTGAGTGTAATGGTCATGGATGTTGCTGAGAAGATTTTTAAAGAGAAGAAACTTAAGGATACATCTCTATGAGCAAAGACAAGCCAGCAGAAAAGTCTAATCAATTAGACGAAAAGCCTGTTTCAAAAAGAGAGCTTGCCAGACAAGGCGTGCTGGCAGTCATTAATAAGAAATTTAATCTTAGGGTTACGAACCATAATTCCGAATATGTACCCATGTACAGATTGTCTACAGGGGTTTTCTCTCTCGACGTTGCTACGCATGGCGGAATTCCAATGGGAAGAGTTACAAAAATCCATGGTTCTTCGTCGAGCGGAAAGACTACCATTGCCTACAGGCTTATTGCTGATGCTCAAAGGCGATCTCAAGAGACTGGAAAGTATCTTTTTGAAGAGAAAGATCCAAAAAACAAAGTTCCAATGAAGGCTATATTTTTTGATTTAGAAGGTACGTTCGATAAAGAATGGGCGGCATACCACGGCGTTAATTTGTCGGAGCTTGATTACATTAAACCGTCAACAGCGGAAGAGACGGGAACATCTATTGCCGCGCTTATTAGAGCCGGAGCCTATGATTTGATTGTGCTTGATTCGTTGGCGCAAATGATCTCAGCACAAGAGTTTGATAGCGCACTGGAAGAGCATAATGTTGGAATATCTGCTAAGCAGAACAATAAGATGTTTAGGCAGGTTCAAGCCGCGCTAAATGAGTTGGCTAAAGATCCTGATCGAAAAATACTTCCAGCATTGATTGTGTTGAATCAACAAAGAGCTGGGATGAGTATGTATGGTCCGAAATTAATCGAACCAGGCGGAGAGGGTCAGAAGTTCGCCGTTTCTGTGAACATAAAGCTGTCAGGAAATAAGATCGATTACTTTGATAAAGACAAAAAATACCCAAGAGCAACAACGATTACGTTCTTGATTGAAAAGAACAAGACAGGCGCGCCTAAGGTTGAAGGCGATTTTGAAATGGCTGTGGCCAATGATCCAGATGGAGAGTTCAAAAAGGGACAGATTTTTGAAGAAAAGAATGTTGTAGATTTTGCAGAGAAGTGTGGGTTTTTATCCAAGGATGGAGCTAAGTGGAAAATGTTTGACGAGATTCATCCAAGAAAAGAAGATGTTCTTGAGAAGTGGTTTCGCAATGCTGATAGATATGCATTTGTGAAGGCCAACATTCTTAAGACTCTTTTTCAAAAGAGTTAGGCATGTGGGGAAATAAGAAAAAGCCAAAAGACCCAATGAGAGACTTTTTTGAGTCTCAAAGGGAAAGGAAAACAGGTCACGAATCTGTGTTTAGACATGAAGAGCAAGCAGCAGAGCTTGTAGGTGGAAAGAGGCATAAAGGAAGCGGATCTGTGAGTGGTCATAAGTCTGACGCCAGCTCGGAAGATTTCCAGGTTGAATGCAAACAGACAGAGAAAGAGTCCATTTCTATAAAGCTAGAATGGCTTGACAAGATTAGTAGAGAAGCTTTTGGAAGAGGTAGAAAGCCGCTCCTTCACATAAGATTTCTTCAGGCAGATGGCATCATGAATCAAAAAGATTGGGTTCTCATTTCAGCTAAGGATTTTAAAAATTATGTTGTTTGTGGATTTTCTTCAGAAGACATTATTCAGTAAGAGCGAGCTTCTTCAGAGCGTTTTAAAAGGCGAAGAAAGGGATAAGTATCCGTATGTTGTTGGTAGCGTAATTAGGGCTAGCGGAGCTTATAATCTATGCCCAAGAGAAGAGTTTATATGCTCAAAAGAAGAGCTTGTTCGTAAGGACAAAATTTCTCCTAAAACCAATGTTATTTTTAAACATGGTAGGGTTTTTGAGTCGTGGTTTAGAGATGAAGTTTTGGGCGACGCTGGGAAAGTTATTGGTAAATGGAAGTGTTTGAAGTGCGAGCATATTCCAAATGAAGTCGCTGGAATTAAAAGGTATTTAAAGCCTTCTGTTTGCCAGAAGTGTTTTGGAACAAGGTTTGAATATATGGAAGAGTTTGCGCTTGACCAAGAAACAGGTATTGGCGGAAGTTGTGATGGATTTTTGTATCACAACAATGAGTATTTCATTCTAGAAATGAAGACCAGCAACAACTATTCGTATCAATCATTCAAGAACGCTGTCGGCGATTCTCATAGAGTTCAAGTCAATATTTACATGTGGCTGTTTGGGTATAGGGCGGCAAGGGTATTTTATTTTAACAAAGATACTGGCGATACTTGTGAGCATGTGGTTTCTATTGATTGGGATATTGTGAATCGGATTAAGAGTCGGGCAAAGCAGCTTCAAGAATCTATGAGAACAAACAATCCACCGCAAAAGATTTGCTCAATAATAGATTGTAAAAGAGCAAAGAGTTGTTCTGTAAAAGATATTTGTTTTAGTGATAAATATGAACATAAAGTAGCTGAGGATATTTTCCTTCCGGCAGATTTTGAATGAATAATAATATAGCAAGAAAAAACGTTGTAGCTGGGCTTGATCTTAGCCTTAGGGGAGCTGGAGTTGCTGTTATAGGGCTGGATGGAGCCGTCAGTGCCGCAACCTTTGGATATCCACTAAGCAAAGAGAGTACAGATAGAGATAGGCTGGAAAGAATTTTAAAGGTCACGTCTCAGCTCATGGATTTTTTAAAGCTCCACAATGTTAATTATATTGGAGTTGAAAATTATGCGTTCAGCAAAATGAACTCAATCAGTTGCCAGGCAGAGCTTGGCGGCGTTGTTAAGAGTCAAATTTATGTTTCTATGAAAATAGTCCCCATAACCATACCAGTTACTTCTGTAAGAAAATTTGTTCTTGGTAAGTCTACAAACAGCAAAGTAACAGTTCAAAAGCATTTTAAAGCACTTGGATACATTCTTAAGACGGCAGATGAATATGATGCTCTTGCTGTAGCGTATTTAACGGACTTCTGGGCGAATGATAGAAATTGTGGCGGAAACAAATATCATTCAGAGTTATTGGATAGACTAGATCTTCAATCTAGCAAATCAATACAATCAAGATAAATTTGACCGCTTTGTAAAAAATAGTTACAAGATTCCAATAAATCAAAATTCACATTCAGGAGTCCTAAGATGGATATTGCTGACGAAGTTTTTTCAAGCCCAGCAGAAGTTATTGAGAAGAAAAAGCGCGGCAAAAAGGTTCAAGAAGAGCAGGAAGAAGTAAGCATTATTTCTATTTCAGACTTAGCTCCTGTATCTGAATTCAATCTCTCAACCATTGATTTTGAGTCTACAGAGGAAGATTTGGATGATGTTGTTGTGGTTGATGAAGAGTTAGAAAAGTTCAGAGAAGAAGTTCGGAATAAGATAAATGAGATTCAAAATACTTATTGGTTTCTTGGAGAGGCTTTAACAAGAATCAGTAAAGACAAGCTGTTTAAGTCGTGGGGTCATAAGACCTTTAATGAATACATTGAGCGTGAGTGTAATCACGCGAAGAGTTCTGTTTATTCGTTAATGAAGACGTATGATTATTTTCATACACAAATAAAAGAAAAGCTTTCAACAAAGCCAGAAGCCTATCCTGTTCTTATTGATGCCGCAAAGCTCGTTGGCTGGGCAAAAAGCAGCAAGGTGGCCCAAGAACAGGTCGTTACTACAGAAAACTATAAAGAAGTGATCGAGAGCATGAAGACAATGACCGTCTCTCAGCTCGACGCTCATTTAAAAGAAATTCGATCTCAATTGTCGCCAGAAGAGGCTTCTGATGCCATTGAGGACAATGATTTAAAAACAGTAAAGAAAAGCTTTGCTTTGACTCTGTTTCAAAAAGAAGTCGTCGAACGGGCGATTGAAAAGGCTAAAGGCATTTTGAGAGAAGGAGCTTCGGACTCAAAGGCAATTTCCATGATCTGCGGAGAGTTTGATTCAGATCACGAATCTTCTGGGGAGTCTTCTGTTGCAGAGTTTGCTTCAAAGATTGAGCGAACTACAGACTATAACGTGATCCTTGTCTCTAAAAATTATGACAAGATTTTGTATGGAACAGAGACTATGGCAAAATTGGCAGAAGAACCAAATGCTACAGAAAATTAAGCTTAAATTTAGGCGCTTGTTACGCATAAGAACGAGGTTGGGCGTGCAAAATATAGATTTTGAAGTTCCGTTGGTCCAGGGTGATACGGGCCCGACGATTCAGTTTGAAATCACAGATGCCGACGGAGAACCTGTAGACCTAGACGGAAAGACGGTTGGCTTTACCATTAAGAGGTTTGGAGAATCTCAGGCAGTCAACCAAACCGCCTCGGGGTGTACGATTGAATCTGCGTCAGGCGGCATTGTTAACTATGATTTTGGGTCTGATGTTCTTTCTAGGGCTGGATCATATTTTGGAGATGTTATTATTTTTGACGGATTAAAAACAACTGTGAGCAGGGCTGTTAGATTTCTTGTTAGAGACAATAATCAGTGAAATTCTAATTGATTGGACTTTAGATGAGTAATGAATACCTAGAAGAATTCAGAGATAGTTCTCATGTAATTTTTGAAGATAGAATTCAAGGAATTGAGATCTGGGCTGGCGACCTGTTTGAGGCAAAAACAGTGAAGGGCCATACGAATCTAATAGTAGCGATGCGCGTTAAAGACGGACATATGTTTTATAGCCACGGAGATAAGGTAAAGAAAACTCCCATTGCCGACTTTATAAAAGCTATCGAATGGGGCGATTTGCAAATACGGCTACCAAAAGAAATAGACACAGATAGATTATCTCAGGTGGCAATTGGGCTGGACGCCATTGCCAACAGAAGAACTGGACAACAGCAGATCGAACACTTGGAGTGTTCGGCTGAAGAGAGGCTTAGAACAGGTCATCCAAGCATAGATCTTGGGTAAAAATGAGGACGTAAATGATTCTTGTTTTTGGCTCGAAAGGCCAGCTTGGTAAAAGGATGTGCCAAAACCTAGAATCACTTGGGTTGGATTTTTGTTCTTTAAGCAGAGATGATTTTGACTTTGAGGATTTGTTGCTTGTTAGAAAAGCGATTTCAGAAATTAGGCCAGAAGTTATTTTAAACTGCGTTGGCTATACAAATGTAGCCATGGCAGAAAAAGAACGCGAAAAGGCCATGTACCTGAATGCAGTTATCCCAAGGGTTTTGTGCGAAGAGCAGAAGAAGCATTTTGGGTGTGTCGTTCATTTTTCTACGGACTATGTGTTTGATGGAGAAAAAGAAGAGCCTTATTTAGAAACAGATTCTCCGAATCCAATAAATTATTACGGATATACAAAATTAGAGGGTGAGAACTTAGTTAAAGCATCCAGAACTCCATATTTAATCTTTAGAATTGGATGGGTTTATTCTTCTGACGATACTTCTTTTGTGATGAGAGTATCAAAAAAGTTGGCCATGGAAGACGGTGCAAAGGTTGTTATTGATCAGGTGGGCACTCCGAACTCAGCCGACTGGGTGGCGTTTCAGGTGTGTAGTTTGCTGTATAATTATAGGAAAGACATGTGTTCTTTTGTTGCGGCAAAAAAAGGTGTTTATCATTTGTCAGCAAGTGGCAGTTGTTCGTGGTATGATTTTGCGCTTAAAATTTCGTCAATACTTCCAAGAACAAACAATAAAGTCAGAGAAGTTGGCGTTTTGTTTTCTTGTGATGGAATTTTTGGAAATCTTAAAAGACCATTGTTTTCTGTTTTAGATAACCAGAAGTCTAAATCTTTGCTCAGATTAGAAATTCCAGATTGGGAGATCTTGTTTAGAGAAACAATGACAGAGCATTTAGAATCTATGCAGATAGCCGACAAAAAAATTGTTCGGAAATTAATCATTCCTCCATGGCAGGAAGAAAAGAAAAAAATTAAAAAAAGGAAAAGAAAATGGCGAAGCAAGTAGCCGATACGTACTTAATTACTGGCGGGCTAGGGTTTATTGCCAGCAATTTTATTTTAGACTTATGCTCAAAAGAATCCCCAGTCATAGTAAATATTGATTTGATGACCTATGCGGCAAGCAGATCGAACCTGAAGGGCCTTAAGAATCATGGGTATCACTTAAAAATTATAGACATTGGCAATGAATATCATGTTGCCAAGATACTTAAGCAATACAAGCCAAATATAATTGTAAATTTTGCATCAGAATCACATGTAGATAATTCAATTGATGGACCTGAGGCTTTTTTAAAGCACAACGTAGTTTCTCATTTTAATTTCATAAAGGCTTGTTCTGATTATTTTCAAAAGCTTTCAGACCAAGACAAGGCCAGGTTTAAGTTTCTTCACGTAAACACAGATGAGGTTTACGGTTCTTTAAAAAAAGACGAACCACCATTTCATGAAGGCATGAAGTTTCAAACAAATTCTATCTACTCAGCAACAAAAGCTTGTCAGAGTCATTTTTTAAGAGCTTTTCATGAGACATGGAAGTTTCCGTATATGGAAACGCATTGTTCAAACAACTATGGTCCAAGGCAGCACAAAGAAAAGCTGATTCCAAAAACAATTATAAACGCATGGATGGATAGGCCAATTCCTGTTTACGGGACTGGAACCAACGTCAGAGATTGGATTCATGTTAGCGATCACTGCTCTGCGCTTAGTCACATTTTGAAGAACGGAAAAAACGGTCATTCGTATAATATTGGCGCAGAAAACGAGATCTCAAATATTGAAATTGTGAATATGATTTGTGAGATCGTTGATAGGCATAAGGGTGTTGAGCCGTCTTCTAAAAAGTCTTCTAAGAATTTGATTAAATTTGTTGAGGACAGAAAAGGCCATGATTTCAGGTATGCAATCGACAATAGAAAAATTTATTCTGAAATTAAATGGATTCCTTTAAAAAAGTTCCACTCAGGTCTAGAAGAGACTGTTTCTTGGTACTTAAAAAATGTTGTACCAACAGAAATGCAGGTTCCAGTAAAGTTTCCTCAAGAAGAAGAAATTCATGAAGATACTATTGAAGAAGGGGAAGAAGAATGAAGGGTCTTATCTTATTGGGCGGAACGGGGTCTAGGCTTTGGCCTATTACAAAATCTGTTAATAAAGCCCTTCTACCTTTGTATTCAAAGCCAAGTTGTTATTATTCTCTGTCAATTTTGATGTTGGCTAAAATAAGAGAGATCGCAATTATAACAACTCCGAATGATGTATCTAGCTTTATGAATTTGTTTGGAGATGGAAGTAAGTGGGGTTGTGATTTTTCTTATATAGTTCAAGAAAATCCAGAAGGCATTGCGCAAGCGTTTCATCTTGGGAAAGACTTTTGCAAAGAAGAATCGTCATGCTTGGTTCTTGGCGATAATTTTTTCTACGGCCATCATTTCCAAGATTTCCTTTTGTCAGCCAAAGATCATACTGAAGCTACAGAGGAAGCATGTATTTTCGGATATAAAGTTCCAGATCCAGAGCGATATGGAGTTGTGTTGATGAATGAAGAGGGCGTGGCCATTGATTTAGAAGAAAAGCCAATTGCTCCAAAATCTCCATATGCGGTTCCTGGAATTTATTTTTTCCCAAGCGGAGTATGTGAAGAAGCAAAAAAACTGTCCCCATCTAGGCGCGGAGAATATGAGATTACAGATTTAAATCGCGTTTATATGAACAATAAAAAAATGCGATGTAAAATCATGAGCAGAGGGATTAGCTGGTTTGACACAGGAACCCCTGATTCATTGATGGAGGCATCTTCTTTTGTTCAAGCAATTGAAAAAAGGCAGAGCATATTAGTATGCTCTCCTGAAGAAATTGCATACAGGAATGGATGGATTACCAGAAAAGAAGTCTCCATTTTGGCTAGAGAATTAAAATTAAATACATATGCGAGTTTATTAGATCAAATTGAGTAGGGGTGTTTATGAAGTTTGAAATCAATGAGGGCGAAGATGCCGTTTGTAGTTATTCTGGAAAACAGAAAAGTGTAGTTATTAGGTTTGAAGACCTTGATGGGAATCAAACTGGATGGTTTGGATCTGATATTTTAGAAAAAGCTTTGAGGCTTATGCAGCTTTCTTCTGGAGTTCAGCAGTTTACCCCTATGGCTCGACCAGAAATTCCACAACAATACAAAACGCCATATACAGAAGCTCCTTTTGTGGCGACTATAGGACCAATGGCTGGAGACGTGCATTACGATGAATCTCACCAAAAAACGGTCACGAATCAGACAGCTCCAGTTCAACGGAGGCAGGCCACTCCAAGATCCCCTGAAGAAAAGCATGTTGTTGAAGGTTTTGCGAGTGATTTGGTTGGCGTTATTAAGAAGCGTGAAAAAGAAGAAGAGCCCGTTACGGGAAAAGATTTAGTAAATGTTGTGAAGCGTTGGAAAAATAGTTTTAAAAGGATTGAAAATGCACTTCCTATACTCTCTGCGCACATGGGGAAAATGGATCAAGATCAGTTTAAGAACCTTGTTCATCGTGCGACGTTGGCTGAAAAATATGAAAAAGAAGAGGTTGAAGAGTCATGAATGCTGTAAGTAATGAGATTAGCCAACAGAACAAGGCCATTGAAGCTTCTGTATATGAGATACTTTATCTTTTGCGTAAAAAGAATACAGCGTATGATGGTTCCGCCTTTAAAGACATGTGTATTGCTGGTCAAAAAATTCCAGCAGAACAGACCATTTTGGTTCGTATAACTGATAAAATGAGAAGACTTCAGAGTGTATCGGCAGAATTTGAGAGTGAAGATACTCTTTTAGATTTGGCCGGATATATTATTTTGTTGAAGTCACTTAAGAACTATCGGCTGATGGAGACAAAAAATGGCTCAAGTAATAACGAATCCGTATCAGGAATATGTGCCGGAATTGGGAGTGGTGTGGCTATTCCGGGAGGTTGTTAAGAAAGACATAGAGCTTATTGATGGCGGGTATCGAGAAATGATTTGGGCAAATATTTATTATGCTGAGAGTGCAAGCGGACCATTTACAGAGCTACTTGAAGTTATTCCGTATTCTTTCAACCCTCCCCCCGGAGCTTAAAGCTCAGTTCATGATGTTTTTTAGTTGTAAATAGTTTTGTTTTTGACTAATGCTCTATTTGTCAAAACAAAGAAGGCCGCATCTATTCATGAAGCCAGATAATGAAAATTTAGATTTATTAAAGTCCGAAGCATGGTCTGAGCAATGTTTTTTTGTTGAGTGCCCTCATTGCAATTCTACAATTGCCCTTGATTACAAGGTTTATGAAGGCGAAGAGGTTCATGACTTTTGTGCAAAGTGTAAAAATGATTTTTTTGTTTGCGGAAAAAGGGAATCAACACGTTACTACGAAGGAAAATAATCGATGGATGTTCGTGGTTATGAAATGCAAATTGAAGAATTGAAAGATAGATTAGAGCTTGAAAAAGAAGTTAAAGATGATCATGTAAACCAAAAGATGGAATTAGTAAGGATTGTGAACGCCGCAGAAAAAATCATACGCCGTTATGGCCGAGCCTATGATACAGAGGTTGAGGATTGGCTTTCAATGCTTCACAGCTTTAAAGAAGATTATTAATTTTATGAAAGATCGTATTTTTGCAAGAGCTTTTAATCACGATACTTTGTGCTGGACTATGGAAAGTCTAAAAAATGAGCTTAAGCGGGCGTATGATTATATTGATAAGCTACAAAAGGATGCACAAGAACATAGACTAAAATTTGAAAGTTTAACTTATGTTAATTCTTTTCATGAGTCAAAAATATATGCACTTAGAGAATTGAAAAAAATGGCAGATGACACTGTTCTTAGGTATGCAACGCTAAAGAGTGATCGCTATGAAGACGGCAAACCTGCTCGTGATTATCTGATGCAAAGCGCAGCCATTGATGTTCTTGAATCTTTTGAGAATAAATTAAATAAATAGAACGGAGGTAGTTTAAGTATAGAGTTTTTATTCATATTGTTTTTGGTTTTTTTTATTTTTCATGAAAAGGATAATAAATGTTATGGTATACACTAAGGTTTGTGCTCTTTTGGTTGCTTGTGTTGGGCTTTCTTCTTGTGGTTTTGAACAAGTTGATACCGGGTTTCGTGGCGTTAAAACGACGTTCGGAGAAATTATCGGAGGACCCTTGCCAGAAGGACTGCACTTCTACAACCCATTCACAAGCGACATCATCGAAATCGAAGTCAGAGAACAACTCTTAAATGGAAAAACGCAGTGTTTTACTAAGGACACGCAAACTGTTGTCGTAGAATATTCCGTTACATATTATCCAGATCCCAGTAAAGTGACTGTTCTCTATAAAGAGTTCGGAAGAGATTATGAGCAAAAAGTTGTTATCCCAAAATTGTTAGGCTCAATTAAGGATGTTGTAGGACAACAAATTGCTGATGAGCTTGTCGGCAAAAGAGAACTCGTAAGGACTAAAACCCAAGAAGAAGTTAAAGTTGCAGCAGCAGTTCGCGGAATCACGGTATCATCTTTGGAGTTTACAAATTTAGATTTTGACGATGCTTATGAAGCGGCAGTTGAGCAAAAGGTTGTGGCCATCCAGAACGCTGCCAAGGCCAAAAATGAAACGGTAACATTTGAGGAGAAAGCCAAACAAACAATAGTGAGTGCTCAAGCAGAGGCGGAGTCTATGAAGATTCGTTCTCAGGCCCTTAGAGAGAACAAAGGGTTGGTTGAGTATGAAATTGCTACTCGTTGGGATGGAGTTTTGCCCTCTGTTGTGGCAAATTCTAGTGGGAACCTACTAAACATACCTAAAGAAATGTTCGATGCCAAGAAATGACTTAGCCGGAAAAAAATTTGGAAGATTAACTGTTTTAAATTTTTCAGATTCTATTAATTGGAGGCCAAGATGGCTATGTCTTTGTGAGTGTGGAAAAGAAAAGATAGTTGCAGCCAGACATCTAACTTCTAAATCAATTATTTCATGTGGATGCTTTAAAACAGAACAATTAATAAAAAATAAAACAACACATGGATTTAGTCGTTCTAAAACATATGAGTCATGGTCAAAAATGCATGCGAGGTGTAAAAATCTTAAAAATAATAGATTCTTAAGATATGGTGGTCGAGGTATAATTGTTTGCGAAGAATGGAATTCTTTTGAAGCCTTTCTTCTCGATATGGGTGAAAGACCCATTGGAAAAACAATAGATAGAATCGATAACAACGGTAATTATTGTAAAGAAAACTGTAAATGGTCTACACCAAAGGAACAATGCACGAATAGATTACAAAGGAAATCTAAAAAAAATATGTGCCATGAGGTGTAATACAGTTCCTTTTATTAACATTGCAAAATAGATCCTTTCTAATTTATGACTAATTTTTAGTCATTCCGACTATTAGTTAGTCATTAATAAGTTAAGACAAATCCTTTAATATTGTATTCTTATAAATGGCATAAAACTTGCTAAGTCCTAATTTGGGCCTAGTAAAATAGTCGTAGACATTTGCTTAAATTTAGGTCTATTTAGTTTTCTTTCAACAAAGGAGTCTTTCATGGGCAGTAAAAAGCTTTCAGTTATTCAGGCAAACATTCTTTCTCTTCTTAGGAAGAATCCAACCAAGGTTTATTATTATTCATCTGTTGCGGCTGAGGTTGGAGTTCATCAGAAAGGCATAGGCTCTTCCATGAGAGCGCTTGGAGCCAGAGGATTTGCCGAAGAGTGCGCAAGGGTGATATTAAAACCAAGAACTAATAAAAAATAAATTAGAGATCAAATTCTGCTATTATTTTTACAATTAAAGGCGATTTTGCGCCAAATGGTATGTATCGACAAACTTCGACAACCCTTGTTTTGTAGTGTTTTGAAAATGTCTTTGCCTGTTGTTTAATCGAATTTATGTTTCCATATGGATAATCTAAAAAAAATTCCCAAGAATTAGAATTATAATTTTTATACATCACCATGTAGTTCTCTTTTTCGGGTATTTTAAATAGAAGAGAAGCCAGAGCTGCGGAGTCCACATAATCCCCCTTGGAGGCCAAAATGATTGGAATAGAATCCGTTTATGTTTCGATGGTAACAGAAAGTCTTACTTCTGAGTTAAAGTCTGTATATTTCCATCCAGAAGAAATTGCTTATTGTAATGCTCAGGAAGTGCCCATGAGGCATTATGCCATGCGGTATTGCGGGAAGCGCGCTATTTTTAAGGCTCTTGGACTTCTGGATGACAATCCTAGTTATTTAGATGTTAAGATCTTAAGAAGTGATGGAGGAAGGCCAAATGTTGTTATGCTTGGGAATACGTCTTTGGCAATGCGCAGGATGGGGTTTGGTAAATGTGCCCTTAGCATGGATAGCTTAGGCGATGTCGCAACCGCCTCAACTACATTTGAGCGTTGAGCAGACTAAAGAAATAATTGACGAATTGACGTTTCTTTACGCACAAATAAAAGGTGAAATAGTAAGACCGTGTGGCAGCAAGAAAATGACAACAATATCTATCCATCTTTTATCTGGATTAATTGGGCAGTGGTCTGAAAAAACAATTAAAAAAATAGAATCAGTTATAGACGAAGATTTCAAAATGTATTCAAATTGAATTATTTTTGAATCTGTGATTTAAAGAAATCCTTGTGATACGCATGTTTTGCAAAGTCATGATTTTGTTCGTTTGAACATTAATTATTATTAAAAGGAGCTAATATGGCTGATGATAAGAGAAATGAAGGAAAAGTTGGATTGAACACAAATGAAGAAACTGATCTTGAGAAAGAAGGTAAAAAGACAAAAAAACGACAACTGAATGAAGTTGTTGGTGATAATGAAGATGAACAAGATCTGCTAGAAGAGTGAGCAAATGAAAATTCATAGAGATGGAGAAAATCCATATCGTTTGGAGACTGAGTTTTTTGAAGTTTCTAATTTTTTGGATTTTGATGATGAGGCATATTCTAAATTCAGGACGCCTAAATTAACTGAAGAAGATGAGCTTTTTGGTCCTTCGCCAAAGGCTCAAAGAATTGTTTATCCAAAAAAGGTAAGTGGAGATCCTGCCTATCTTGTCTTTTCGGAAATGTGGTCTTCGATATCAAAAATTTTTTGTGAATTGATTATTTATAAAAGTTTTGATGAATTGAAGGCCATAGAAACAGATGCTTTTTGGATTATTTTTAATAACGAAGAAAAAATAAATACTAACAATTACGAGTCTTTGTCCGAATTAAAGAAAATTTGCTTTGAAATTGTTTCGCAATGGAAGTACATGTTGGAAAAGTATAGGCCAAACTTAAAGAGCCAATCGGAAGATGATCCATTTGCTCCAGTTTCGCCTAACAAAAAGAGCGTAAGTTCTGCTGCAAAGTCTATTGTTCAGAGGATGAAGAATGCAAAAGTCTAATCAATTAGAATTTGGCGTAAGAGGTTTTTTAAATTATTTAGGTTCTTGGACCGTTTTAGAAAGAGTCCTGTTTGTTTTGGACAACTTATTTAATGAATTTTATTTATATAGAATGTTTAGGGGTGGATTCTGGCGGGCTGTTGATGCATCAAGCGGAAGCTTTAAGGATGTTCGATATGTTCGTACTAGCATAGATTTTATTGATAAATATAACCGTTATTTAAAAGATTCAGAGAAGTCTGTAGAGATTCGAGTTGTAAGGAAGAAGTGATGGCACATTCGTTTGTGAGCTATAAGAGAAGCGGAGATGACTTCTTGTACGGTGAAGATCATGCTTATAGAAATTCAAAGATTATCAATAGGGCAACCGGAGAGATTTATGAGTCTGCTAAGGCGGCTTCAGAATCGTTAGGAATAAGCTCAGTAATTATTCATAGGTACTGTAAGAAAATAAGCAAAAGCGCGTTTGATTTGGACTATTATCCAGAGGTTTACAAAACCTGGCTACAGAGGATGAAGGAAAAGGGCGCTCTCACAACCAGCCCAATGCTTGAGAAATGATTGGAAGATTGGTTTTAAAGATCTCTTTAATTTCTTCTGCCATAATTCTGTGCTCAAGTTGTGTTGATTGATCGCATCGTACTTGAAGATATGTGATCCAGCTTCGTATATTTCCAGAGCAATACAGAGTTGTTTCTGTGCTTAGCGGCAAAAGCATTCTTGCACATTCTTTTGCAATGCCTTTTTCTAGAGCGTCTTCATATGCTTTGATAGAGAGATTCCAAAGCGTGCTTTGTTTTTCTTCAAACCAGTCATGTATTTCTTGACTTAAGTCATCAATTGAATTTTGTCTGTTCTTAGAATCTTGTCTTCTGGGCTTTGTTTTAATATATGAGTCTTTCCTGACTGATTGATATCTAAGAGAAAATTCTTGAAAAACCATGGATCTATGGCGAAGAAGTTGAGCTGAAATTGCTCTAGATGTTTTTATTTCCACGCACATGTTCGCCATTTCAAATATGGACCAATGCTTATGTTTTATGCAGTATTCAAGAAGTTTAGGCGCAGTTTCCGTATTAGTCTGATTTTTTGGATTCGATACCCTGGCGCAATAGCTTATGATTTGTTCTGCATTTTCTGTGATCCAAACTAATTTTGTAGACATAAAAACCTTTCGCTAGAGTAAAGTCATTAAGTTGACTTGATTGAGCGATTTGTATACCAGAACACAACTATATTTAAAAATGAGTTGGAGCCCATATGTACAAACAGGCCGTCAATTTAAAAATAAATGAGATGATTACAAAAGAGGTTGAAGCTGTATATCCAGAGATGGCAAGAAATTTTAATAGGTTTGTGGATTTTGTTTCAGAATTAAGGATCATGGTTGAAGACATGTTTCCAGTCAATGACGAGGATGTTCTTATGTTTTTGGCATGCATGGGAGAAGCCGACGAGCATTTTGGCAATGCGTTTTTTTCTTATATCCACAGAAACAATAAAGAGCTATCCAAAAAGCTGTCAAAGATTGTTGGAAGTGAGGAATTTGATGATTTTGAAGATGATTCGGCCAGTGTTGTGATTAATCCTGGAAACGTTGTTCTTAACTAATAAGCAATATCATTGAGTTACAAACAAAATAAAATGCTTGAATGCTAGTTGTTTTTTGTGCTCTAAAACAAAGCATGACTAAGAATGGAGATGTTTTATGATTAAAGACAGAGGCGTTTTTGACGGAAGAGAGCATAAAGTTGCATTTGAATTTTATGTAAATCAGTTTAAATCTATGTATTCTGAGTTAGAAAAATCTGTTTCAGAAAACTTGTCTGATTCTAGAGAAAAGTCTTTGGCTCTTTCTAGGCTTGAGGAAAGTTTCTTTTGGGTTGAACAGTCGGTTCTTATGACGACAAGAACACCTCCAACAAAGACTACGGCAGCTCTTTCTAAATTAGTTTGGAGCATTGATTCAAGTAAGCCTGAAGATGTTGCAGCAAGTGCTCATAGCCACGGCAACAAAGTTTCTTAGTTGTTGTGTCTTTGACTCACTGATAAAAACATGTAATTTCTTTTAATCATTTGAGGAATTGTATGTGAGCAATGAACAAGTAAGGCCGCTTATATCGGCTCTAGTGAATGAAGTCCTTAAGATTTGTGAGCAGGAATATGTTTTTAGTTTGCAATTTTTTATGTCAGAGACAGAAAAAGAGATTCTTAAAAGTTTGTATTTAAAATATGGGTCAGCCGCCAAGATTGCCAGAAGAACCAACATGAATAGAACAACTATTCAAATGAAAAAGGCAAAATTTTTGTGTGATGTATAGATTTCTGAATGAGCCCATTAAATATACTTTTGTTGTGGGCGAAAAAGTAAAGCATGTAAACGATGCGGATAATTCTATAATTATGGATACGTTGTATGTAGTCGATTTTGTAGATGCTCCGTATTATTTAATTAAGAAGGTTGGAGAGCTTGAAACTATGTTTTGGGCCTTTGCAAACAATCTAAGAAGCGTTGCTAAGCCACAAAAAAGAACAAGAGGATAGATGAGTGAAAGAAGAAGAACCTTTAGTTAGCATAAAAGTGCTTTATTGCGATGGGCTTCCTTCAAAGGCTCCTACGTACAATGCTGATGGAAGCCTTGAGAACGATGGAGGCGGAGATTCTATGCTCTGGGCTGGTCTGGTTCACTTCGCAGAGAGCCTATACAAAGATACGAAATATTATAACAAGGCGCTTGTAGACAGGATTGAAGATGGTATTGCAAGGTCGCAGGATATGAGTGGAAGGATGTGGAGAAATCCAAAGCGTGTCTTTAATGATAAAGAAGATCCTTTTTCTAGGGATATGGCCATTGGGCTTTGTTTATATGCCATCAATTGCGAAGATCTTAAGGTTTTTTCTAATTGGGTTAGGTATTGCAAAAAGAATTCTATTTTTCGTATACCAACAATGTTTCCGTCAAAAGAAAGCTCAGACACTAGGCACTTGTTTTCGCCTAATTTAATACAGCTTATCAATATGATTAGCGATGTTAGAACTGGCAAAAGAGTTGGATTTTTTGGCTTCTTTGTTTATTGGGCAACGCTTTTGGTATCTGCGTTGTTTGGAAGCACTGGATACGCAATGCATTTGATTGCTGTGCAGACTATGGCGATCGGCAGGCTTTTAGCTCAAAGAGACCAGAACAAGTTAATTTTTTTGAATAAAATTATTAATTTAGTTTTAAAATTAAGACAGCCAAATAACCCGTTTTTTAAGATTTTAGGGTCTAAGACTTTAACTGAAGTTAGGGCGTCTTTTGTTATGTTGTGTGCATATTGTAAGGAGTTTATTAACAGTAAGTCTGGATATTTTCAGTGGTTTTTAGAAAGAGACACAAAAGGAAAGGCTTGGTTAAATTCGATGGGATGGGATTTTTACTTTATGTTTAGTCTGTTTTCTAAAAATGACGGTAGGTATATGATTTCATTGGAAGAAGTTAGTTTAAAGAAATAATAGTTATGTTTTGTCTATAATGTATAAGTTTACACAGTTAGCATAAAAACTCCAGCAATATAGTAGCGTTATAATTTTGTCCTAAAGTATTTCCGAAATTCCTCGATATGTATTTCATGGAAGCATGTGGGCTTCTAGGAACTAAACACATAGGAGGTTTTATGAAACTAGTAATCTTGGCTTCGGTTGCGGTGGCAGTAACGGCTTGTGGACGCGCAAAGGACTCTTTCGAGCAAGTTCATCCACAGTCTGAAAAGCAAGCTGAGGAGGAGTCTGACGATTTTGACGGTCGTGGGTATAGCGTAGCTACCAAGGGCAAGCTCGCTCCTTGTAATGACAAGCGAGATGGCTCTTTAGTTCGCGTTCGGGATGAGTCCAAGTTCTATGTTTGTGATGATAGCAATTGGAAAGATATCGACCTTAATGGAGCTAAGGGCGATAAGGGCAAAGGAATGGGGGTTGAGATCTCAATAGCCCAGCATTGCGGAGCCGCAAGCGGCCAGCTTATCCGTGTGTTCAAAGACGCTAATCAGGACGGATTATATAATACAAATGATGGCGATGTTGAGCAGACTACCCAAGAGGTTTGTAATGGAGTAAACGGGTCAAACGGCACTAACAACAAGATGGCTTTGCATTACCAGTGCTCTATTACTATGGATAATAATCAATTTAACGCAAATGAAGTGATGGTTGTTCAGTACCAGGTTTATAAAACAACGGCAGGAGATGTAAGTTCTAGTTATGTAATTGCGCGTCCTAATGTTTCAAACGGGGGTCAGTTCCAGGGCCCTACTGTGTTTTATCCCGCAGGCCATGCCAAAGCGTCTACGGTTGAAAGCACGTACAGATTGAACCTTACTATTGGTGGCGTAACTGATCCTGGCATCTTTACTTCGACGTTTAATTTTACAACAAAACAAGCTACAATGAAGTACAGAGACACCGACCAAAGTTCACTGGCTGGGTCTGATTATACGCAAACATGGACTTCTAGTTGTACTGAAACTGTGTCTAATTGATTAGACTTTTAGTTCGGATTTAAAATATAGATTGGCCGCCAAATGTGGCGGCTTTGTTTTTTTATAAATTGCAAAGCCTTAACTTTTATGCTATATATATTGAGTTAATTTTCATATTCACGTTGGTTAGAAAGAAATACAAATGAAGCGAATCTGTTATGAAAAAAGCAAACACATGACGCCTCCCGCTGTTTTTCTCCTGTTCAGGACAGGGCATGTTGATAGCGTTAATAGTCTTTGCGAGTCATTTAATATTTCGAGGTCTACTTATTACGGGTCTCCGTATTATCTTGAATTTGAGATGGCTCGAATTTTAGGATCTGCCGAGAGTAAGAAAAGAAAAATAGATGAAGACGCCATGGAGTCTGTGGCAAAACTTAGGGAGAGAGTTGTTTGAGTCAAAGTGATAACGGCCATAATAGACCCGTGTTTATTGGTGACATATTTTTTAAAACAAAGAATATGGCCGCAAGATTTTTAAGGGTGTCTGTTCCTACACTTAATTTAATTTTAGAAGACAAGCACAATTATTTTTCAGGATCTAAGCTCGGGATTCATTATGCTACAATGAATAAAGAGGGAGTGTTTGTTAGGCCGAACGGAATTGGCCTACCTCCCAAGCCTCAAGGAGCGGAGGAAAGTTCGGATGGACTACAGAAAGAGACGGGAAGAATTGATAGCGTTGATTCCTAGCCTAAAAAAGAAGCAAGACATAGCAAAGGCCCAGAAACAGCTTAGAGATGCGGAAGAGCATGTAGCCAATGAACTGATCAGGGAGATTTTGTTGGACCCCGATTGGAGTAGGGCAAGGCTGTCTCAAGAGCTGTCCATAACCACAACAAGAATTCAGAATTGGATGAGACCAGAGAGAAAAGTTCCGCATAAGTATTTTCATGCTTTACTAAAGATTCATGAGATCATAGGCAGCATGTGAGCAGTAATTGAGAATCATAAGCGATTGGAGAGCATAGGAATGGATTTTTTGGCCTTAAGCCATAAGCTATCAAGACTTTTGGACTCTATACCCATAGAGCTCCATAGGGCCTTTGTTACCAATGGCGATGATAGGTCAAGAGAGTACAGGAGGGTCTGTGACCAATACACAAAGAGCATGTGCAGTCGCAGTGAGCTTTCTGACCAAGTTCTAGCTATGAAAGAGTTTATAGCATTCCTAGAGGACCAGAAAGAGATTATGGAGGCTAAAAATAAGCCTAGGGAGTTTTTTAAAAACATCCGAACGACAAAAATAGAAGCCGTTGATATTCCTGATTTTAAATAGATAGATTGTGCCAACTGTGCAGCGGCATTCAAATGAAAAAATCCCAATAAAAACAACTATTGACTAAAGTTATAGCACTAATGTACCGAGTATAATTATGTGGACTTTTCAAATCGCACTATTGGAATAAGGAATGTTTAAATGAGCATTAAAAATTATTTAAGCGAGCTGTATGAGTCTGATCAGGATGAATGGAGAATAAGGTTAATAAGTTTGATTAATGAAGGTCGTATTTCTGAGATAGATTTTATTAATCTGAAAGTTTTTTTAATTGAGATGGGAAGCTCAGATTATGCAGAAATAGAAAGCCGTATGAGTTTGCTCATGATGCACTTGTTAAAGGCAATTTATCAGCCAAAAAGAATGGGAAAAAGTTGGATTCTTACTATAATTGAACAAAGGAGAAAGTTAAAAACAAAGATTTTAAAAAGCAAGAATTTTGAAAATCACCTAAGAAGCACGTTTAAAAATCTTTATTTAGAAGCAAGGCAAGACGTTTCATTAGAGACGAGAATGCCTATAGAAGAGTTTTCCAAAGAGCCTCCATTTACGTTTGATGAAGTAATAGACTCTGGTTACATACCAAATGCAGAGCTATACAATGATTAAAAATAATGCACATAAAGATGCATATATAGAAAATCAAATAAAAAGATCAAAAGAAATAAAAAGATTTATATGGGAAGAAATAGACCCATTGGATGATTTGTTTGAGATGACAACAATAAATTCTAAAAGAAGCGGGGTTAGTCATTACATTTGGGCCGGAATAAGAAATAAACAACATGCAGATAGGATTAAAATAACAAATCATCCTTCTAAGCTAGATTGGAATGATTCGTTTGTGGTGAGTGTAGAGGATAATCCTAAAATTGTGGCTGGAATTTGCGAGCTAAGCACAAAGGAATTAAAAAATGTATTTGAGTTCGTAAAACTGAATAAAGACTTGATTATCAAATATTCTAATCACGAAATGGATACAGAGCATTTTTTGAACGCACTTAAAAAGGTCTGATCAAAAGAAGAGCAATCAAAAAGTCTAATCAATCAGACAAAAGGCACAGAAGAGTTTGATTAAACACGAAAACATGTGTATATTTATAAGCGATAAGTTAAATCCCTAAAGACTTATTGGCCCCTTGTTCGAGATTCACGAACTCCTCCAATAGTTAGCTTTTTGGACAAAGGGCGTTTTGAGCAGGGCATAGACCCTGAGGACCAAGGAAAATGGCTCAGGGCGGAAGAACTGCAAATGTGAATAACTTTCCAAAGAGTTGTTCATATAGCTAAAATTACAGTCAAAAACAAAACGTACAAAAAGTTGTATTCTGTCGAGTCGTTTGATAGAAAGTCACGCCGTTGGCTTCGGCAGTAAAGGAAAATAAATATGTATTCAAATATATTTAAAAATAAATTAAAAGAAATATTAGAATTTTATACCAATGAAAATAATTGGGATTATATAGAAAATCCAGAAAGCACAGAATACGATCCAGAACACATACCACTTGCATATGAGGACAAAGGAGAAAAGGCTAGAGAATTATTTATTCTAATAAATAAAGAAGAACAGAAATTAAAAGACGCAGAAATAAAAATAAAATTAGTTTATGAAGCAAGAGATTATTCTGTGAATAAAAACAGTTAATAAGGATAAATAAAAAAATGAAACTATATTTTGGATACATAGGATTCTGGATGATAACATTATTCTTGACAGGATTAGTAAATTATATTTCGGGCAAATCCATTAAATTCTCATTCTCATTTATAAACACCTTTTTAATAAGCTTCATGTTGGCTATACCAAGCTACTGGGCTCATAAATATTTATTGGAACAATTATTTAAATGCCTTCTGTAATAAACAATAAAAAATCAGTAATTCATTATTCATTAAATGAGCCGAATAAAAAAAAGAAACAAAATATTTGGCCAATCACAGCATGTGGGGTTTGGATAAATAAAACAGAACTAACAATAAATAAAAAAGAATTAAAAAAAGAGCCCGAAATAAAAGAAATAAAAAAAGAAATAAAAGAAACACATAGAGCAGATATGGTCACATGTTTGTTTTGCCAAAAATTAATTAAAGGAATTAAATAAAATGAAAGACAGATTAGAAGATAAAATAAGCATTGAACAAGCCCTAAAGATACAGGAAGAGATTAACAATGATTTTATAAAGCTTGAAAGTGTTAGATACCAGATGAACAGACTTCAAGAGCAGTTGGAGAAGAGGGCTGAAGAGCTTGGAGGTCTGGAGAAAAAATTAATAAATAAAGAAATAATATTAAAAAACAAAGAAAAAGAGCTTCTTAAAAAAGAGGTGATTTTTTCAGAGATTAATGAAGAAGATTTGGATATAGAGCGGTTTAGAAAAAACTTGGACAAGCATCAGCAAGGGCCTTTAAAGTCAGAAACGGAAGATATAAGGAAGGCGTACGAAGGGCCAGAAGAAGAGCAGAGCCCTGGAGAAGAGTTTTTGGCTAAATATAGACTGGACAAAAACAAAAGAAGTGATCAAAAATCAGCGTGCGAAAAATCAGACAGGCTAGGCGGTTTTTGTACTTCTAGGAGTTTGAGCCCTTCATATGGTCAATTACCCAGCGTTGTTTATAAGCCAAGGGTTTTTGTAGATGGAAATATGTGGTGTGCATTGTGGGGAGAGAATTTGATGGAAGGAGTGGCTGGGTTTGGTAAGAGTCCAGCGGAAGCTGTGAATGATTTTGATAGGAATTGGTTTAAGGCAATCTTATGACTTTATTTAATATAGAAAAAGAGATTTTGGAGCTTGTAAAAGGCAAGGATGATATTGAGTTTGTGACTATAGGAAAAGGGAGTGTCTGGGGAGACTCTCTTGAGAAGTCTGTTAAGAAGGAATTTTCCAAGAGAGCAAACAAGGCAATGACGTGGGCCACCTTCTTAATGTTTTTGAATAGAGTTGGGTGCCGAGAGGTTGAGAATGGGTACGGAGAGATTTGTTTGCCACCAATTGTAGTTTGGACTTCAGAAAAAGTTATTTATTTGGATGAGCACGACGGAGCCGTAAGTTTCCGTTGGGTTCCCAGAAATCCTGGGCCTGAAATTCATGAGAATTGGTGAATGGCATGAAGTATTTAAAACAAAAAGTAAGTTTGGCGAGAGGATTCCCAGATCCAAATTTAGAGCTTGAGACTGTTTTGAAGTATGGCCAGCCGACGATCCAGGATTTTTTGGAAGCGGCGTCTATAGTTCGGGCATATCATGAAATTGTCTTGAACATTACCCAGGCCGATAGAAACGAGACGTGCAAAGAGCTTAAAGCCAGATACAAAGACAGGAAGAAGCTTTTGGCTGGCCTTAAGAGCATAAAAGGGGCTTTGTAGAGACTTTAAAAGAACCCTGTAGGTTATTTCCTTTTTATTTTGGTCGGTTTTAAACAAATTCAAAAAACACTTGAGTCAATCTTGTTTGTTTGTGTATACGAAATTCACATAAGAACAAAGGCTTTTTAGATATGAGCTTGCTTGAAAAAGAACGAATTGGAGAGCCGAAAAGTTTGCTTATAGAAGCCGGGATGGTTTTGTCCAAAATTAGAATGCTTGGGTACAAGCAAGATCTTGAGGTTCTCAGTGGATTTTTTTGAAAACAAGGTTATTTTGGAAATCTTTAAAAAAAATATGAGCAAATGCGTAAGGAGTGTGGTCATGAATGAAACCAGTGATTTAAAGAATCCTTTAAAAGAAGGATCTTTTTATGAAACAAGAGGTGGGTTCAAAGCCAAATGTGTTCATATATTTGAGAATGGAGAGGCTTTGATGGTTGATTTTCCTTCTTTAAATACGCTTGTTATTGGAGCGACAAATTTCTGGAAAGTTCGTACGCATGGAAGAATGAGAGATGATATTTTTAATAATTCATACGACATTGTTTCTGAGTGGCACGAAATGGTGATGGTAGCTCCCGCGCTAGTAGCGTGTGTAAGCGCACAAGGATCAGTTAAAGGATCAATTCCGTATCAAACAGAGTATTTCTACTCTTCAAAAGAAGAGGCTGAAGATGCATGCGCGAAGAACGGGAACAAATTGATCAATTGGCCAGCATATGAGTCAAATTGGCCAAAAATAAGAAAAGAATAGTGCGGTTAAAAATGATCAAATCAATAAATGACAATGATGCAATGTATCTTGTTATACCTGGATACGTTGTTTCAAAGTTTGACAAGCAAAAGCATAGAGTTGGAATTGGACAATTGGTTAAATTGTATGGAATTAAAAGAGGGGAATATGTCACATCGATGATAGGCATCAATAAAAAAATGCCTATATTATCTCCTAGAAAAGACGGTAGTTATCGTTGTAAGCGTTGCGGATGTCCAAATCCAACTAACATGAATCATAGATGTGACGATGACAGAGGAGTGTTTGGCTATGAATACTGAACCAAAGAATTGTATTGGACTTTTGTAGAAGAATTATTTTTAAACAAAGAGGGATTTATGGATCTTGATCAACTTACACTCGGGCAGCTTAAGCAAATTTCGTCTTTAAACATTGGAAGATCAAAAGCAGATCATCCATTTAAAATAGGAAGATCATACATGATACGAACTGTCACGATGAGCAACGTTGGCGAAGTTGTGGCCGTCGTGGGTGATTTCCTCGTTCTTAAGAATTGTGCTTGGATTGCCGATTCTGGGCGCTTTTGTGACTTCTTGAAAGATGGAGCTGTTAGCATTGCGTGCGAAATTGAGCCAATGCTTGGGGAGGTTTTCGTAAACATGAAATCGATTATAGACGTGAGCGAATGGATACACGGCCCTCTTTTGGATCAAAAATGATATTAATAAACAACATTAATAGCAAGAGCGGGAGCAAGAGCAGGAGCTGGAGCAGGAGCAGGAGCAGGAGCAGGAGCTGGAGCTGGAGCTGGAGCTGGAGCGGGAGCAAGAGCGGGAGCAAGAGCAGGAGCTGGAGCAGGAGCAGGAGCAGGAGCTGGAGCAGGAGCTGGATCGGAAGCAGGAGCAGGAGGACATTGATCAACTGACACTAGGGCAAGTTAAGCTTTGGCAATGACAGTGGAGATTTTTATTAACATGCTTCCTAAAGATCTCTCCGAAGAAGAATTCCGTTGATCGCTAACGTCGAAGAACTCTCAGCGTTCATCTCTAAACTCGTAAGACACTACACACTCTGTGAGTCCTATACTTCGCGACTACGCGTAGAGCTCTTGCGTGAACTCTCATTTGATGGTCAACTCTCAACGCTGCAAGTCGAAATGCTTGTGCGCAAACAACGTCGCATCGCGCAAAGCGTGAAGTGGATAACGCCTCACGCTTAAACACTTATAGTAGATAGGATTTAAATATGATCACTCTATTCTGCATCGCTTGCACAACTCCCGAGGCGTTCAAGATCCTAGACGCGCAAACGTAGAAGCTGCAAAATCTATTTTAGATGGGTTAAATACTTCGTTTCCTTGTAGAGAAAATGCAATGGCAATTACCAAGTTGGATGAGTGTTTGATGTGGCTTGAAAAAAGAACAAAAGACAGAGAGCAAAGGCAGGTTGAAGGAACTTCAAACGCATGAAGGCAGGGCCATGCCTTTATTGTAAAAGTGTAGACAAGATTGTTTTTGATACTTTTTATGAGCACTGTGTTCGTACGGGCGGATTAAAATATTTGGTTGTCATAAAGTGCAATCAGTGTGGCATGTGTGGCCCACATGCTAAAACAGAAGAACAAGCAATAAAAAGATGGAACTTGTTATCAGAGATGATTTCTAATAAAAAATAGTTCGATAAAAATTCTAGGAATTAATTCAGAAAGAGACAGTTATATGAGAGTTTTTGCTTTAATGTGGAGTGATATGGAAGGCAGAAGCTCTCTTAAAGGGATTTATTCGAGCAGAAAAAATGTACTGATGGCCATATCAAAATGGAGTGTTAGAGATGGATTTTATACTTTAGAGTATGTTGTTGATTACGGCCTTTATCCAAAGGATCTTACAAATTCAGAATCAGCCCTTAGGTCAATCGCTTCTAATCCTGATTTAAATCCAAGCTTTGATGTTGCAAGAAAGATCGCAAACAAGGCAATTAAAGATGATTGGAGTGAAACAGATGAATAATAGGTTTGAAAAAGTTTGGGAAAAATTAAAAACAAATAATTTATTGGCAAATACATGTTCATTATGTGGTTACGAATGCGCTTTTTTTAGGAAAGGCAGCTCTTTGTTTTATGATCCAGGTTGTGATTGCGTGAACAGCAGAAGAATTGAGCCGTGTTCGATTTCAAGGTTAGAAGATATATTGGAATGGAACAAAGGAACAGATTTTTTAGATGGAAAATATTGGATTAACAAATGTACATTTTAAACAATTATGCTTGAGTTTTCTTGGGCTTTTCGTATAAGCATGTCAAATTTGATCATGGAGAAAAAATGAAGTTTTTTAAAAAGCCGATTGAAGTTGAAGCATATCAGTGGACAGGAATTTATGACGAATCTGTTCCAGAGTGGCTTTCTGGAAAGATTAAAGATTATGGGAAAAGTGGGTTTAGGCTTGATTCTGTTATAGGCGGATTACTTGAATTAAAGAAAAATGATTGGATTATTAAGGGTGTTGTTGACGAGCTTTATACATGCAGGTCGGACGTATTTGCACTCACATATGATAAAGTTCTATAAAAACACTAGTGAAATCAACTGCATTTCGTTTTTTTTTTTTTTTTTGAATAACTAATAGTAATTTTCTTGACTGTTGTCGCAGTTTTTTGCATTAAGAGAATGCGAGTCAAAACAATAACTGTTGGAGGTTTTATGTTAGGTGAAGAAAAAAGATTTGGGCCAAAGTTTGGTAAGCGTACAAAAGCTCAGATCGCAAAGGTATTAGAAGAGACAAAAGATTTGACAGGACAATCTCTTCGTGATTACGCAGCAAAAAACAGTATAAATGCAGCTACAATTTATAGATGGAAACAATTAAAAAGAGCTGACGGAAGAGATCGTATAAGTAAAAAGACATCAAGAAGTTCTGTTGTTAAAGCGGATTCTGGAATGAAAATGTCGAAATCTCATGTAGATGGAATTATTTCCGATTTAAGGAAAAAGATTTCTGTGCTAGAAGAAATAGCAAAGTTTTACAAAGAGTAGGAGTTTTGAATGAAGGCATTGTTAGCGTTTGTTTTGTTGGGGTGTAACGGGTTTAAAAAAGAGAAGCCCGATCCGGCTCCGGTTCCGGCTCCCAAGCCCACAGAAACACAAATGCCAAGTCCTGTTCCTACAAAGACCGCCAATCCGATAAAAGAGACAATCAAGCAGCCAGTAAAAAACAAATGCGAAACAAAGGTTGAGAAAATCAACCTGATCAACAGGAATGGGTTTTCTCTTCCCGCGACTGGATATATGGTTGAGGAGTCTCACTATCTAGTCAAAGGCGATTCTTTCCCTAAGTCGGCATCAGATGGAATAGAATTGCACATACAAAAGAATTGCTCATTATTAAGGAAGTTCGCTCCAGGGCTCGATGCAAAATGTACTCCAGTTTATAAAAACTCATGGGAAAGAGTATGGACCCCGGCAGAAGGAGGAAGGGTTGGGCAGGGAGCAAGGGGTATGAATTTCCCATCCAGAGAAGAAGTGATTTGGCAGGCTAATATGTTTTTCGCAAAAGGCTTTCTTCCAAACCCAGGAGAGAAGTGGCTTGTGACGAATATAGCGACAAAGAAGTCATTTGTTGTGAATATGGGGTATGAAGTTGGGCCAAGGGATTCCAAGTGGATTGGAGGGCTGGTTCCTGAGGCTTCTTATATGGTTGGAGGAGCTGGAGTCGAGGTGTCTCTGGGAAGGATTTTGGATCAGAACGTTTCGTATGGACCGATCAATTGCCAATAAAGTTAAATTATTGACTCATTGGCCAGTTTGTGTTCTTCTCGTCCAAAGAAATACAGACAATCTTTAAAGAGGCCAAAAGTGAGACAAAATAAAATTTCTTGTTTTGGTATCTTTGGACTAATCTCAATTAGCTTGATAAATTTCATCTTTCACAAAGCGGTGTGTATGAAGCATTCGTTTTTGAGTCTCTTGATTTCAGAGCTGAGGCTAACTTTGCAGCAAGTTATTTTGAGAACGATTGTTTTTGCATGTGTTTCTTATTTAATCGTATTTATAGAGATGCCGTATTTAAGGGCGTTTAAGTTCCCTCCTGAAATAGAAATGCCATTGCTCATTGCGTCTATGACTTTACTATTGTTTTTCGCATGGATCTTGTTTGTAAAAGACGTGTCAGAAGCGTTAGAAAAGATTGAAACAAGAATTGCTCAGGAGAAATTAAAAGGTGGCCAAAAGAATTAGCTCATATCCAGGATGTTTTTTGTTTGAATATTCAGGCAATCAAGAGTTTGCTCCAATGTATCAAACATTTGATTCATCAGGATTTGACCTTGTTTCGCAAAGTCATGTGACAATTCAGCCAGGAAAAGTAGAGATGATTCCTACTGGTATGTTTTTAAAATACGACCAGAACGCTCCTAATTTTATGGAGCATGGAATGATTCCTGGTTCAATTGATATTCAAATCAGGCCAAGGTCTGGACTAAGTAGTAAAGGAATACTTGGACTATTTGGAACTGTAGATTGTGATTTTGAGGGAGAGATAAAAGCTGGACTTTTAAATTCTACAGATGAGCCTTTCTCTGTAACTATTGGCATGAGAGTGGCTCAAGTCGTTGTGGGCATATGTTTAAAAATGCCAGGGATAAAGACCAAGGCGGTTATTCGTGGAGAAGGTGGATTTGGTAGCACTGGCCTAAAATAGTAGCATTTACAAATAAATGACTATGGCTATTTAAATTTTCTAATCAATTCATAAACTCTAGGAAACAACCCAGAGAGCAATTAGTTTGGAACTACATATAGGAAATGCCATAATTTGCGACGATGGAGTTCGCGTTCTTAGAAAGAACAGAGAGCATCCAGAAGCTTTTCAGGCTTGGATTGTTTTGTATTTTGATGGTTCTATAAGTGTTCATTTCTCAGAAAAGAAAGCATTTGAAGAGTCGGCGTGTGATTTAGATTCGTTTGTGCAAGAGATTGTTTGGGATAACCCAGAGTTTTTAAGTCCTGACGGCGCAATTAACTAGGTTAAAAAATAATCAAACTTGTTTCGTTATCTTTGTATGTTTTAATTACGTTTTTAATAAACCAGTCTTGATGGTCATAGGTTCCATGTACATATCCGCTATGGCAAATGGTCGATAAGAAATCCCATTCATTTGAAATATTCTTGGCAAGATTTTTCCAATTAGAAAAAGGAAGTTTATCTAGATTTCTCCAAAACATAGTTATAAAAGATTCTGGAGAGTAAAAAGAGAAGTAATCAAAATGTTTTCCGTCAGGATTTACATAAGAATGCTTTCCAGAACCAGGAACTATTTTCTCAAGATCTTCATTCCATCGTATGCATGAAAAATTAAGGGCGTCTTTTGCTAAGTGATGATTCCCAAACTCGCTTTGGAATGCCCATATAGAAAGTGTTACTTTTTTAAATTGAGGATATTCAATCCTGCTTTCTTTGTATGAAGACACAAGAGCGTCCCATTGCTTAGTTTTCGTCATAAGTAATCCATTTAATTTATGGTTAGGATTGTGTTCATTTTCTACTTTTTACTTTAAAATTATAATTCAAATGCCAGAAATCAATTTTTCAAAAGGAGATTAGTATTATGCACTATGAAATCGTTGACAATTCTTCAATTAGAGGCGGAGCGGACATGAATATTTCCGATGTAGGAGATGTTTATTTAATCAGCGGAAGATTGTCTGCTGAAGTTGGAAAGCGTGTTTTTGGAAGATGGGTAGGCATTGGGTCTCAGTCGAAAGACTTTTCTATAAGAGTTCCAAAGCAAAAGATGTCTGAAGCTTTTGTTTCAGAAGCCCATTCGTTTACGTTTGACGGAATCGAATTCACAAGATCTGGAGGTTCTGAATTTAGGTTCTCTGCAAATGGAGCAAGTGGCTCGTTTCAGTATTCATTAGATGGAAATGATCCTGTCGATATTTCTTCTGTTGAGGTTTCAGCTCTTGGAATGAACGTAAGGCTTTCCAGAGTCTAATTGATTAGACGTTTTTGGAGTAAAAATGATCCAGTTATTTCGTCCAGTGTATGAAGTTGAAGAATGCCTTGCAGAGATTAGAGAGGTTCTAGAGAGCGGGTGGGCTGGAACTGGTCCTAAATGTGCAAAGTTTGAAAAGCTTTGGGGAGAGTATATTGGAAATCCAAATACTCATTATGTAAGCTCGGCAACAGCAGCTCTTCACATTGCTATGAGACTTTGCGATTTAAAGCCTGGTTCAAAAGTTGTTACAACTCCAATTACGTTTTGCTCATCAAACTCAATTATTCTTTATGAAAATCATATTCCTGTTTTTGCAGACATAGATCCTAAAACGCTCTGCTTGTCAGTAGATTCTGTGATTGAGTCTGTTGTGTCTAACGATGCCGACGCCGTTGTTTGGGTTCATTACTCTGGATACGCAACTCCACAGTTTGAAGAGTTTATGATTTGGAGAAATGAAGTTCGTCCAAATTTAAAAGTTATTGAAGATTGCGCTCATGCGGCAGGAGCTTGGTACAGAGAAGTTCTGTCGGGAAATAAAACACAAAGAGAGATGGTAGGATCAAGAACAGATACATTTTCTTGCCATTCATTTCAGGCAGTAAAAAATCTTAATACAGCGGATTCTGGGTCTATTCAGGTACCAGAAGAGTATTTAGAAAGAGTAAAGAAACTTGCATGGCTAGGCATTGATAAATCAACATATACGAGAACGGGCTCAAAGATGGGCAATGAGCTGTATAAGTGGAAGTATAATATTGAAGAGTTGGGCTGGAAGTATAATGGAAACGATGTGATGGCCGCTATTGCTTTGGTGCAACTAAAGAAACTAGATAGCTATAATGAAAAGCGTTCAGAAAATTACAACACGTATGTACATGAGTTTGAAAAGTTCGGAATGGAAATGATTTATCAAGGAGATAATTCAAGCCATCATTTATGTGTAACTTTAGTAGAAAAAAGAGAAGAGGCTATGCAAGCCTTAAAGGAGCATGGATTTGCTCCAGGGGTTCATTATCTGCCGAACTATGAATTCCCAGTCTTTGAAAAGTTTTACAAAAAAGGCTCATGCCCAGTGGCAGAAAGTTTGTCAGGAATGATTCTTACGCTTCCAAATCATTTGCAGGTTGAGCAAAAGCACATCGAACAAATTTCAAAAATCATTTTTGAATCCCAAAAGGAGTAAGTATGGAAATGGTAATTATTATAGCAGTAGTGGCCGCAGTCATGGTGATTAGTTTTTTTTTGATGAAAGGAACAACGGAGTCTTCTAAGGAAGAGACCGGCAAAGAGCCTAGCCCAATAAAAGAACCAATAAAGCCTCCAGAAGAGAAAAGGCCGCCTCCTCCAGATGAGGTGTTGGAAAAAAAATCGGACTCAGTGGATTTAAGAAGGTTTTTGAGGCTTACAAAGTCGCAAACAGAAGGAAAACTGAATCTTTGCCTCCACGAAGGAGACAAGATCGTTGAGCAGGTACTTGTTGTTTCAGGCTCTCCTAGCAAGCAATATTTTAGATTAGCAAGCGTAAGCAAAGCAGGATCTATGGAGCCATGCCCAGAGGGATATTATGGACTAGGCGTTGTGGAATGGGCTAATGGCCAAGGAAACTACAATGCTTCATGGGGAGAAGGATTGGGCCCTGTTTGGGTATCTGTAAATCCACACATGGAAACAGAAAGATCGGCAATTGGAATTCATTTGGATGCAAACGGATCGTACGCACCTGGTACTGCTGGTTGTTTAGGCATTCCTTCAGTTGAATCTTTGAAAAAGGTTGTTTCTTGGTTTGCTGATCCTGTCAAACGGCCAAAACTTTTGGTTGTGAATTATGGATTAGGAAGCGTTGAGTCTAAAGGGTTTGGTTATAAGTCGTTTGGGCAGGCTAAAATTGAGCCAGTAAAACCAGAGCCAAAGCCCGATCCAAAGCCAGAAATAAAACCATCATCTAAAACGTTGGCAAACCTGTCTGTAGGAATTGATGTCGGCCATGGGTACTATGGAGAGGATGACGCCCAATCTGAGCCTGGAGCTGTTGGAAATGGCTCAAAAGAGGTTGTCTTGAATGAAGAGTGCGCCTTGGAAATAAAGAAGGTTCTTGAAGCCAAAGGAGCCACTGTACAGGTGTATGCATACAAAGGATCGGCTCCACACCTTACACTAGGAAAAAAAGGAAACAGGGCGGCATTGGGCTCTAAGGCCGGGGGAACGGGAGAACCTGTAGATATTATGATTAGCTGCCACCACAACGCATTTAACGGAAGCGCAAACTATTCTTGTGTTGTTTTGGACAATACAAGAAGCTCTAGCGAAGATGCAGAATTGGCAGGATTTATAGCATCTTCTATGAATAAGATTTTAGGCTTTGGATTGTCCTCAGGAGGAGGAATTGTCAGAAGATCTTTGGGTGTGTTTAATGGAAGGCAAACATGGCCAGCGAAGGCCGCATGTCTAACAGAGCCTTTTTTTATTGATGCCAAAATGTTTTCAGGGAAAGATATGAACGCCTTGGCAAGAAAAGGCGGGCAAGCTATTGCAGAAGGAATTGAGAAGTACGCAAAAGAAAATCAATTGGTTTAATCAATGGAAATCAGAAGGATCTTTTAAAAGATAGATATCAGAGATAGCTTTTAAAACTTTTCTGCCAGTTATACATGTTTCTTCTTTGACTGGTTTTACAACAATTCCTTCTCTGACTTTTTGCTTACCAATAAAGCTATCTCCATCTCTCATGCTCATAATCATTTTGTGATTGTATGGTCCTACGTACATTTCAGGTACTCTTTCAAATCCTCGCTTATCACACCATTCCTTAAATTCTTTATGGCTAAGGTACTTTCCATTGATTTGTACATCATAAAGATAGAGGGCGTGTTCTCCTATAGGAAGGCCGTACGAGTATCCTTTTTGAATTCCGGGCCCTACAACCTCTCCATAAATGGCTTCTCCATAGGTTAAGCGTTCTTTAATTAGATATTTATCACAAATCTTTTTGTACAGATTTTCACCTTCTGAATGTTGAAGTTGTACATTTCTTGAGCCGTAAACAAATTCATATTCTTTCCAAAGACCAATAATTTTAAGAAAAAAACGGATTACTTTGGGCCAAAAAGTTGAAACATCTTTTTTAGACCAACCTGCTCGATAGGAAGTTCCGTGTAATTTTTCGCTTACGTAGACCTGTTGGTTTTCTTGGAATAAGTTTACGTAGTTTTTTATATTTTCAATGTCTGTATATTTCTTGAAGTTTGAATTGTCTAATCGCTTAGACTTTTTAACGCTTGTTATTGCGCTTTGATAGTCAGGAAGAGGTGGTTCGTACTTTGTTATTTTAAGTTCTTTTGTAAGATCTGTTCCTTCTGGTCTTTCTTTAATTCCAAGCACATCAAATCCTGCAAGCATTCCTTGAGAGATGGCACCTCGGATTTTGATAGATTTGACCCTTCCTTTTTGAAGAGTGATTTTGCTTCCTTCTGGGAACAGTTTATTCTCAATAGATTCGGGAAGTACAGAATCAATAGGAATGTAAACAGCCAGGTCGCCTTCTTTGTATATGTATTTTCTAGAGACTACGTTCCATCCATTGATTGTGATCAGATCCAAAGAATCTGCGTTTGGATGTTTTTCTACGGACTGAATCCTTACAACTTCTACTTTTAGCGTGCTCACGGTAGCCTCCTATAAATGAAGGCTTCTTTTCACATATTAGGAAATCCATTGGCAAGTCCTAATATTAGTGGGTGGCAATATTATTTACACTTAACAGGAATTCTGATAGTCATTCCATGTTCTGGGTGGACAAGAAAAAGAGCCTGCTGTGGTTCTTCATAAGAGAAGTTCATACCCGCAGAAAATTCGTCAAAACCTTTACATGAGCCGTTTATTATCAATGAATTAGTCATAATTAGCTGGTGAAAATGTCCTATCATCATTACATCAAAAGCTCTATGCAATGCTGATTGGCGTTTAAGTTTTTTGCTCATCCCAAGCATGATCGGAGTGAAGATCCCGGAGATCCCATTGCCGCCTTTAAATTGGTCTCCGTGAGTTAAAAGGAAAGTTGTATTGGCAACTTTAAAAGTGATGTCTGTGGATTCAGGTATATCAAAGGTGATTCTTTTGTCTGAAATAAATCTTTTGGCCAAAAGCTGATAAATAAGCCACTCATAGTTTTGCTGAACCCTGTATTTGAACCTAGGCTTTTTATGGATTCGGCCATGGTTTCCTACAACGCATGGTACATAGACTTTTCCGAACACATCGGCTAACTCTCCGATGCCATCCCCAATGATTTGAACAGCACTTACGATTGTTTGAAGGATTGTGGCATCATTTGTTTCGGCCAATTCTTCATGGATGTTTCCAGAAACAATATCTCCGCCAAGAGCCAAAACAATCCCGTTATATTTAAATCCAGTCATTTTGATTTTAAGGATTTCAATAGTTCTGTTGAAACAGTTTTTAAGCCTCTGAACGCATATGTCGTGATTGTATTCGTTTACGTATTCAATATGTGCAGGTTCTACAACTTCGTCAAAATGGATGTCAGATAGGAACAGTACAGGTGTATTGGCATGGTTTCCTTTTCCATTTTTGTAATCGAGCCAATCTTTGTCGTTTTGGAAAGAAACAGATTTTGCTTCATGGATTAGATTTATAAGGCGTTCGTTTGTTGCTTGTTCATGGTGAGCTATTTCTAGTCTGGATTTTAAAGCCTGGATGTTTTGCCTAAGGACAACAATTTCTCTTTGGAATTTGTTTTCTTCTTGAAAAGAGATTTGTTCGTTCTTTGTAACCCCAGATCCGCCTTTTCTCATATCGATTTGTTCGCCAGATTCTATAGCTTTTTTAATTAGCCTATTTAGAGCTCTTTTCTTTAGCTTAAATTTTAAGCATATTGATTCTACGGTTGGGTAGTTCTTTTGATCTTTGTAAGCATCAAGAATTTGGGAAAGTTTATAATTCATTTTCATCTTCATCATCCTCCCCAGATATGGAAACAATTTTTTTGTTTTTTCGGACTTTAAGGATTTTGTCTTCAGAAATAAGACGACAGGCTACAAAGGAACCAAAATCAACAGATAACAACGGAGTTTTCCCGTCACAGTCTAAAACCTGAAATACGCTATGGGATTCATTCACAGAATATATGAGTGTAGAATATCCTTCTATTGAAACTTTCTTGGTTGTTTCAGGGTTGTAATTAAAAACGACTTCATATGTTTTGAGAGCAGGAGTCTTTTTTTCCACATCGTCCTCCTTGTTTTGGGTCAATTTTAAGATAAGGATGTGTTGGTAAAATAAGAGAAAGTCGGAATAGAGTTTTATATGTCAAAACAGTCTAATCGATTGGACTAAATCATGGTCAAAAAGATAGGGATTCTTGGAGCTGGAGCCTTTGCAAGAGAGATTTATTGTTATCTTGAACAGCATTTTTCAAAGTTCAGTATAGTTGAATACGTAGATATTAAATGTTTTTCAGAGATTGATTCTACTGTGTTTTATGGTCGAACACATGATAAAGTCTCAAATGATATCGAATACGTATGTGGAGTGTCTGATCCGCTTCTTAAGCAGAAGTTTTATGATTTAGGACCTATGCTCCACGAACCAGTATTGCTTTCTTCTTTTTGTGGAAGATGCGTAAAAGTCGGGTATGGGTCTATTGTTTGCCACGGGTCTATTCTAACAACCAATATTTCAATAGGAATAATGGCCACAATTAATCTTAATTGCACAGTTGGCCATGATGTTGTGATTGGGGATTTCTTTAATTCGGCTCCAGGTGTTAATATTTCTGGAAATGTAACCATAGGCAATCGAGTTTCAATAGGAACAAATGCTTGTATACGAGAAGGCGTTTGTATTTGCGATGATGTAACGATTGGAATGGGAGCGGTTGTTGTTAAAGACATTACAGAGCCAGGAGTTTACATTGGAAATCCAGCAAGGAAAAAGATCTAAAATACCTTTCATAAAGCCAGATAGCCCTAGTTGGGATGTTTTTGAAAAGCATATGATGGATTCTGTATCTGAAAATACATATAGCAATTTCGGACCAAACGAGAAAAAATTAAAAATAGAGCTTGATTCAATTGTAGGATATCCATGCATTCTTGTTTCTAATGCAACAATGGCTATTGAGGGAATGCATAATATTCTAAGCAGGTATTGTGACCATGCGTATGTTCCTGGATTTACATTTTTGGCAACCAATTTATCTGCGCCAAGCAATGTGGAAGTAATGAAAACAGACTGTGAAGAGAATATTGGGTTTCATATTTTCCCAGAAGACATAAAACACAATAGCTATCTAATGACCGTAGCTCCATTTGGAGCGAAGAAGCCGGAATGTTTTAGATCAGATGGAAAAGGACGTTTAAGGTATTGGATTGTAGACGCTGCTGCATCTCCTCTTTGCTATTTGAAAGATTGGCTTGAATCTGGAGCCGATGCCGTCATTGTATCTTTCCATGCAACAAAGATTCTTTCCGCATGTGAAGGAGGAGCCATCTTTTTTAGGAATTTACAGCTTAAAAGTGAATATGAAAAATATATAAATTTTGGGCTTTATTATTCCAATGGCGAAAAAAATGAAAGATTTACGCTAGGAAGAGGATCTAACCACAAAATGAGTGAGCTTAGTGCTTCTTGGTGTTTGGCAGGGCTGAATACAATTTACAAAAAAAGCTTGCATAGACGATTTGAGCAAATGGCCAAGTTTAAAAAAATTGCTATAGAATGCGGGAATAAATACATAGAATCTCCGTCTTCGTTTTGGATACAAACAAAAAATAAAGCATCAGAAGCGGCAGAAGAAATATTTAGAAAATATAATATAGAATGTAAAAGATACTATTACCCAATTTTAAACAGGTCAAAATCAGCATTTGTTTTGTCAGAGTATGGATTATGCCTTCCGTCTTACCCAATGAGCGATGAAGATTTTGAGTATGTTTTAGATAGTTTAAAAGAATATTTGAAAGGGATTTAATGAAGCCTCTTCTTATATATGTGACGTTCAATAGGATGGGAACAACTGTAAAAAGTTTGAACTCAATTCTTTCTGATAGCTCAGATTTTGAAATGATTATTGTTGACAATGATTCTAGAGATAAAACTAGAGAGTATTTAAAAACATTAAATGACGCTAGAATAAAAGAAATTAAATTATTTGATAGAAATTATGGAGCTGTTCAGGCTGCGAATTACGGAATAAGCAAAAGAGAGCATGATCAAGATATAATTTTTATTGAAAACGATTGTAATGTTTTGACCAGAGATTTTGTCAATAAATTTCTTAAATCATCAGAAGTGTTTAATGCAGATCAGGTGCATGCAGGAATTATAGGTCTTCACGATGACAATTCTATATTTAATTGGAATGGAGAAAATGGATTTTTAGAAAGCTCTGTTTTTGGGCTTTGTTATTATATGAAATCTCATCTGTTAGATAGGGTCGGTTTTTATTGTGAGTCTGCAAACGGTGGGGACGTTGACCTAAACAATAGAATATCCAGAGGTATAGGATCAAGAATAGGCTATACAGCCGATGTAAAAGTAAAAGTGTTGCAACCAGATCAGGCTGATGGAGATGGAGGATGGAATTGCGCAGATTGCCATAAAAACCAACCTGTATGCCAATTTTCACAAAAACAATGTCTGAATTTTTATCCATCCAAAGATGACAGATTGCATGGGTTATTTTGGAAGAACAGAAGAGATCATATGTATGAAATTATTAATAAGAGGATTGATTCAGGCAATCTTAAAGCGGGTTCGATTCATGTGACTGGAACTTTATCCGATATAGAATCTTCTGAAGCATTAGAAAATAGAGAATTTTTTGCGTCCTCTTACGAAGATTATTTAAAAAGAAATGGCCTAAATTTTCTATGATATTAAAAATATGTGATTTAAAAAACATACTTGATTTAATATTTTTGTTTCAGGCAAGATCGCATTCTGAAGTTTCTAAGTATTTAAATGGGCCTCCTCCTGAGAGTTTCGATTCTCATGTTTATTTTTTAGAAAAAACTCACCAAAAAGACAGAATTATTTATTTAATTGAAGTTGATGGTTTGAATGTTGGATATTGCCAGTTAAGAACAAGTGGATACGATCAAGGAGAGGTTGGTTGGGTCATACATCCTGATTATCAGGGTAGAGGATTTGGAAACAAATCCATTGAACTACTTGTAACCAAGGCAAAAGATCTTGGGTTTGAATTTCCGCATCTTTATGTGAAGAGAGAAAATTCAAAAGCATTGTCCATGTATGAAAGATTTGGATTTGTTGAGAAATGGGACATTGATGGAAATGTAAAGATGATTTTACAATAAGGAGTCTGATAAATGAGGATACTTTTTTTGTCAGATTTTGCTGATGATCCGCTTCTTAGGTGGAATGTTTATGACATGGTTAGTTATTTAAATTCTATTGGAGTGGCTTCAGAAAGTATAATTTATACTTTAGGAGTTGAAGCTTCTTTTTTTGATAAATTTGATGTTGTTATTTTTTATAGAACGAGTGCTAAAGCGTGTATTGATTTAATGCTAAGGCTTAAGAAAAATATAATGATTGGGTATCTTATAGATGATTTGATTTGGGTAGAAAACAGAGTTTTAGGACCCGCACCAAAAACAAGAGTATTTGAAGAACAGATGGAAAATTCTGATTTTAATATATTCCCAAATAAATTATTGCAAAAATATGCTCCAAAAAAAGAGTTTGTCCTAAAGAGTCCTGGTGTTGGCTCAAAAATGTTAGAAGTTTTTAAATATATAAAACAAAAAGACAAAAATGTATTTAAGATTGCCTATACAAAAGGCCATGTAACTGGAGACTCAAAGGCTCATGTTAAGCGAGTTGTAGAGATGCTTTCTGAATATAAAGATATTGAACTTCATTGTTGGGCTAGAGACATTGAGTTTAATCACTTTTCAGGGGTCAAAGTAATTAATCATGGTTATAAAAGGCCGATAGAAGAGTTTTGGAAGTCGTTAATTGAAGTAAATCCTCACATTGTTCTCAACCCTTTAGACGACGCTCCAGGGGATGATTTCAATAATTGTAAAAGTAATCCAAAGTATTTTGAGGCAGGGCTTTGCGAAAGTGTTCTTATAGCTCCAAGAATTAGAGTTTTTAATGAGTCTATAAAAGAAGGTATAAATGGTTTTTTTGCATCAACACCAGAGGAAACGGTTCAAAAGATTTTGTATCTTTATAAAAACAGAGATGAATTGATGTCTGTAGGTAAAAATGCAAAGAAAGATATTATTGAAAATTATATTTATGATGTTGTAGCAAAGGATTTTGTTAAAGACATTCAGGAAATACAAAAACAATTAAAAAAACCAACAAATAATAAAATTAATCAAAAATCATTTGTTCAGAGCTTGATAAGAGCAAATGATGTTGTAAATCATAAGCCTCAAGAAGGAGTTTGTTATTTAGAAGGTGTATCAACAGACATAACGACTCCTCCAATCAATCAGTTTAATTATTTTGAGCAATCAGAAGAGTTGTCAGGAAAACATATAAGTGGTTTTTGGATTAAGGGAGCCACTTTTATGAAAAGGCTTACAGGGCCTTTAAAGGTTGAAGTATTTAACAAGTCCAGGATGATTTATGTTGGGTTAATTGATCACAATAGCTTGATTGATAATAACTGGTGGCCAGTGCATTTTCAGGAAACAAAGCTTATAGGGCCTTCTGTTAGGATTCGTATTTATAATCAAAATCCATTTCCTGTAGCTTTGTATACAGCGAAGACTGAATCAGGTAAGGTTGCAAGTATAGGTAATGTTGCTGTAAAACCAGCAGCAGTATGGTTTATCATTAAGTAACTAATTTGTAGGTTTTATGTCATTGTTCAAAGATCCAGAAGATCTAGCTACTAGGCTTAAGTCACAAGCTATTAAAAACAAAGCGCCAGTGTTTGTTCGTAAGTTAGTTTCTGCAAAGTGTTGGCCAGAAGTTTGCGAGAAGCTTTCCAACTCAGAAAACATTAAATCCATTGCCGATTTTGTTCAGGTCACTGAGCTTACAGAGTATACGAGAGCTTCGTTTATTCGTCAGATGTATATGTTCTGTGAGTATTTTGAGAATGAATTTGGGAAGAATCAGACTCCAAATACATTTGAAGGTTTAGTGAATACAGTTGCCAGCAGGGTTGATCCAGTTGACGCTCTTTACTATTTGCTCAACATTCAGGCAGATCGGGTTCATGCATCGTATTTGGCAGAAAAGAAATCAAAGAAAATAGATGAGAAAATTACAAATAACATCAAGGTTTTTGTAGAGATCGTGAAGTCTATTTCTACGGTTCAAAACGAGAAATCAAATTCTGACAAACAAAGCGGAGCCATTGATCCTGTAGAGCAGATGGAAAAGCAGAAGAAGATTTATGAAGAAAAGTTCGGAGAAGTTGGTGCCAAGATTTTGGCAAACCCAGACTCAAGAAAAAGAGTTCTTCATGTAGTAGAGATGATGACATCAAACGCAAATATCAAAAGTTCATCTAAGTGAGATTTCATAATGAGAAAGCAGCACGATCAGTATTTCACGCCAGCAGGTATGGTTAAGCATCTATCGAATGTAAAAGAGATAGATCTTTGTTCCAAATATATTTTGGAGCCATTTGTTGGCAGGGGAGATCTAATCCCTGGAATACAAGAAATGTTCCCGAGTTCGGAAATTAGGACAAATGATTTGCATCCAACAGAAGAGTTTAATCCGTCTAATCGATTAGACGCCAGCACAAAAGAGTATTGGGACAATATAGAGTTTACTTCTGGAGTGATAACGAATCCTCCTTTTTCATTGGCCAATAAGATTATTCCATTGATGGTTGAGTCAAAGAATGTCCATGGATTTGTAGCGGCATTGCTTAGGCTGTCATTCTTAGAGCCAACATTGGAAAGATGTGACTGGTTGCATGCAAATCCTCCAGACTATTTAATTTCGCTTCCAAGGATATCTTTTGACGGTAAAGGCACTGATACGGTTAATACAGCCTGGTTTGTTTGGCTAAAGAAGCCAAAAGAGTTTGGAAATATTATAATCATTCCAAAACAACCAAGGAGAAAGAAAAATGCTGACATCGCTTGATGAAAGACTTAAGGGAGTTTTGGTTAATGCAAACTCTTGCTGCAATCCATTTGCAAGGATGCCTAAAGAATACAAAGAAGTTTTTCTTGAGGCGCTAACATTCTATAATTTCTTTTTTGAACAAGAGGTAAAAAAAGAAGAAGAAAAAATCGTTATGGAAAAGCTTTTTGAGCTTTTAAAGATTGTTGGAAATCACAACAATACAGGAGCCAAAGGCGTTTATATTCAAAATCATTGGGAACAAGTTAAATCGTTGGCTCATGAGCTTGCGAGAGCAAGGATTGGTTAATGCCAATTGTTCAGGATGGCTTTAGAACATACACAGTTACGGATGAGCAGGATCTTATCCAAGAGCAGCTAAAGTATTTTGATCTATTGTCACCAGAAGAAAAGAGTTACGCGATTGAGATTATGTCTAGCCTTAATAGGGCCGGAGGGCATGATTGGATTTATTATGCCAGCATGGAAGAGTATGAAAGATATCCGGTTTCTATGGATGAGTTTTTAACGAACTCTGATTATTTAGGGGAAGTTGGAAGATCTATTTATACACCTTGGAAAAAAGATTTAATCGAGTTATTTGGGTCTAGAAGTTACACAAATGCTATATTTTTGGGCTCATTAGGGAGCGGCAAGAGTACAATATCAACAATTTGTATACTTAGAATGTTATACGATGCATCGTGCTTAAAAGAGCCAGCATTAACATATGGGCTAGCTCCAGGGTCAAATATTACGTTGGCCGTATTAGCTCCCAATGAAAGAGTAGCAAGAGAAACTGTGTTTGAGCAGATGTTTTCAATGATGAGGCAGAGCCCATACTTTACAGATGTATTTCCTCCTTTAAACAGGGTTAAAGAAAGATTCAAAAGCAATGGGCTACAGTTCAGAAAGAATCTGAATTTAATTGCCGGGTCAAGTACGGACTCTTCGATTCTTGGAAAGAACTTGATTGGAGCCTTTATAGATGAATTGAATTTCTTCCAAAAAGAAGCTTTGTCTAGAAGGCAGCATACAAGAGGAAACAAGTACGGAGCTGATACAAAGGCGGGAAGCCTTTACGATAAGATTATGAGACGTATGAAGTCTCGATTCCTTAAGAACGGTAAGATGCCAGGAATGCTTATTGCGGCAACATCAAAGGGAACAGAGGAATCTATTGCAGAAAGGATCATTACAGAGGCATTCAAAAAACAGGATACAAATTATTTCATAAGAGACAGATCTGTAATCGACCTTAAAAAGGATCAATTTTCTGATAAAAAATTCAAGGTTCTTGTTGGAAACGAAAAGTACAGGTCCAGAATTTTAGAAGATAAAGAATATGAGACAACAGAGTGGGAAGATGATGCAAGATTTATAGATATTCCAGAAGATCTAAAGCCAGATTTTGAGGCAGATGTAGAGCAGTGTTTAACTGGTGATACAAAAATTCCATTATTAGACGGGACTGAAGTTTGTATAAAAGATCTAGTAGGCCGCAATGAGTTCTGGGTTTATTCCTATGATACAAATGGTTCCCTTCACTCTGGAAGGGGATACGATGCCAGGTTAACGATAAAAAATGCGCCTATTTACGGAGTTAAACTAGATAGTGGAGAAGTAATTAAAGCAACAGCTAATCATCCATTTATGATGAGGGATGGCACGTATAAGAGTGTTAGCGAGCTTCAGCCGAAAGATTCTTTAATGCCTCTTTATCGTAGGTATACAAGTGCTGGATATGAATTAGTCAAACTAAATACTAGAGGTTCATATGGATGGGTTGCTACGCATAAGATACTAGCCATGAACGGTCTTAATAATGGAATAGAGTTTGATAAAAATTCAGTTATTCATCATAAAGACAGAAACGCGAGAAACAATTCTCCTGACAATTTAGAATTAATGACTAGAGATGATCATATAAATGAACATCGAAATGATATGAAGAGCGGAATACATCCTATTCATAGTGTTGAGTCAAAGGATAAATCAACAAAAGCAAGGCGAGAGATGTGGAAAAAAGCCCGTCAAGAAGACTGGATGATTGAGCATATTAAAAGAAGTTCAATAGATATTACTAGATATAATAAGTCAGATGCCCATAGAGCAGTCGCTAGAAAAATGGGAAATACTGTTGGAATAAAGAATTTAAGAGATCCGGAAATAGCGGCAAGAGCTATCGAGAGTAGCACAAAGCGTATTATCGAAATGAATAAAGAAGATAATCCCATGTGGAGTGATGAAAATAGAAAAATAGTTAGCGAAAAAGCAAAAAAAAGGATGAATGATCCAGTTTTTAAAGAGGCGCACAGGGAGAAAATAAAGCAGGCTTATAATGACGGTAAATTTGAGCATCTAAAAGTAGCAAGATGGAAAGGCCCGCATAAATATCATGTTTTAAAAGGCAAGAAAAATGAAAAGTGCCCATTCTGTTTTGAAAATCATAAAGTAGTTTCGGTAGAGTTTTTAGGATACGAAGATGTTTATGATATTTCCGTAGAAAAATATAACAACTTTGCACTATCAGCAGGCGTTGTGGTTCATAATTCTCTTAGAGATCTTGCAGGGATTTCAACCGTAGCAATGTCAACATTTTTCAAAGATCCGCAGAAGATTCGAGACTGTATTGATGAAACAAGAACCCATCCGTTTGTTTGTGCTTCTAATGTAAATGTAAAGGAATGGGATTCATATAGGCCGTATACAATGAATTGGTCTGAGCTTTCCGTTAGAGATAATGATGGAGTTTGGAAGCCGAAGCATTATCCTCATGTGAGAAGGCATGTTCATTTAGACCCAGGACTTACCAATGACGCCTTTGCTATAGCTATTGGATGTATTGCTGGATTAAGAAAAGAAGAAAGAGAATCATCAGAACACAAAACATACATTGATTACCATCCTATTTTTCACATAGATTTTATGCTTAGGATTGTTGGAAAGCCTGGAATGGAAGTTAATTTCCAGAATGTAAGAAATTTTCTTTATACGTTTTGCGATCATGGATTTAGCTTTGGGCTTATCTCAACAGACACCTTTCAATGTTTGTCTGGAGATACAAAGATTAAGCTTCTAGATGGGCGAGATGCCTCTATGTTAGAACTAGTTAATGAATATGGAATGGAAAAAGAATTTTGGGTATATGCTTTTGACGGTAATAGAATAGTTCCAGGTAAAGCTAGGAACGCCAGGAAAACTGGAGAGTTAAGAAAAACATTGATAGTAGAGATTGATAATGGAGAACAAGTTAAGTGTACTCCAGAACATCCATGGATGTTGCGAGATGGTTCTTGGCGATTAGCAAAAGATTTAAAGCCAGGAGACTCTTTGATGCCATTATATAGTAGGGAGTCTGTAAAAAATTCTTCGGCAGCAATGGATGGATATGAGGAAGTTTATCAGCCAATGATTGGTTCTTGGGAATTAACGCATCGTATGGTTGGTCGGATGTTGTGGAAAAACATTAAAGGGAAAGTCATACATCACAAAGGCAAATGTTTATGTACTAAATGTCGGTACCCTAATTTTTGTAAGAAAAATAATTCACCAGAATCATTAGAGCTAATGTCTCATGATGATCATAGAAAAATGCATGGAGAGATAGGAAGAACAAGTTTAAATAATTTTTGGAAAAAATATAAAAATCTTGAAGAGACTTCCGAAGAAAAAATTCTTTTTAAAGAAAAGCTTAGAAAAAATTTACTGAAAAACAGAGCTTCTCCAGAAGCTGTAGAAAAGTTAAGAAAAATAGGAACGGAAAGGCTTAATAAAATAAATCAAAAAAGATGGTCAAAAAAAGAAGAAAGACAAAAACAAAGCGAACGGATTAATAAATGGAACGATGAGCATAAGGGCAGGAATCATCCAAGATGGAAAGCTTTTGATGTAGAAAAAGCAATTGAGTATATTAAATTGTTTAGAAGCATAGGAAAAGCTGCCAATGCTTTAGGAATGAATAGAAATTGTTTTAGATTAAAGATTAAAGAATATGGATTTTCTACAAAAGATTTATCTAGTTTTTGTAATAAAAAAAACAATATAAGTAATGATTATGTTATTGAATTATATAAAAATGGTGTGTCACAAAAAGAAATAAGTGCTTATTATAATATAAGTATTTGTTCTGTAAGAACTAGGATATGTAGATATAAAAAACAAAAAATATTAAATCATAAAGTTAAAAAAATAACCGAAGGACCTATAGAAGATGTCTATGACATAGAAGTTGATGAATATCACAATTTCGCGCTGTCTTCTGGAGTATTTGTTCATAATTCAAGAGAGATGTGCCAGGCATTAGAGGCTAATGGGTTTAAAACAAAGGTTGTTTCTGTAGACGAAAGTAGAGAACCATATGAGTATTTTCAAAGCTCAATTAATAATAAAAGAGTTTCTTATTATAGGCACGAGCATTTCTTGGACGAGATCGTAAGGCTTGAGGACAACGGCTTAAAGATCGACCACTTGCCAGGCCGATCAAAAGACATCTGCGATGCAATAGCTGGCGTTGTTTTTACTTTAAGCCAAACAGAATATTGGAATGAGCCTTTGGTGATTGAAAAGGGAATTGATGTTGATAAAGAGAAATTAAAAACAGATCCGGATATTATATCGTCTCTTGGCGTTACAAATTTAGCTCCAGGAGAGGACGCTCCAAAGGAAATGATTAAGTTTTATAAAAAGAAGCCAAAAAGTTTGCCGCCTACTTATAATAAAGATAAAAAATTGGTAACAAATAACGCAATAGATATTTTAATAGATATGGGTTGAAACATGGAAAATTCAAAAAAGATTTTTGTCAGTAATCTTTCTTATTCTTTGACAGAGCAGGATGTCGATGATTTTTTTGGAATGGCTGGACAAGTCGTTTCTTCAAAAATCATTAGAGACAAGGTTACAGGGGAGTCTAGGGGTTTTGCTTTTATCGAGATGTATAACGAAGAACAGGCTCAAAAGTCAGTCAATCAGTTGAACGGACTTTCTCTTAAGGGCAGGGTTGTAAAGGTTAATTTTGCAAAGCCAAGAGATGAGCATTTGGAGTCAATTTCGCAACGTAAGTTGCTGCTAGAAGTTAAATGATTAAGGTCTATTTTAGAGAAGCTCAATACAAAGACGTTATCGATAAAATAGAAGCCGCATTTCCAAATAGCAAAAAAATAAGTCAAATGTTTGATTTCGTAAGGGACGATTTTGGGTTTTCTTTGAACCTTAAGAAATCAGGAACAGAGCGCACTTCTTTTTTATTCAGATTAGACAGGACAGTGGCCTACATATATGTTTTCGAGAGATTGAGAACAGTGGCCAAAGAAGACATCACTGATTTGAACCGTATTCAATCACTTATTACTAAGTTTATGGTATCTTTGGGTGGATTCCAAAAATAACAGATCTCAAGGTGGAATACATGAGTTTTGCTTCAAATTCTCTCAGATTGATCCGTTCGTTTTTTGACAAACAGAACAAATATAATGAGCCATACGATCCTTTTGAGACCAATAGGCTTTCAAATATGTACCAATGGGGAGTTGGGCCAGAAACTCATTCTTCTTTGAATGTTTGGAAAGATACACAGCTATCTCAAGATTTGCAGTCTAGATATGTAGATTACACAGAGATGCAATATTACCCAGAAGTAGGAGCTGCGCTAGAGATTTTTTCTGATGAGGCAACAAGGATTGATACTTTAAAAAACAGATCGATTTGGGTAGAGAGCGAAAATGAGTCTTTGCAAGAAGCTTTGAACTACACAATGCACAATATCCTAAGGGTTGAGTCATCGATTTGGGACACTGTTTATACAGTATGCGCCATGGGCGATGCCTATCAAGAATTGATTGTAGAAGACAGAATAGGTGTTGTTAAGCTTATTGATCATCCGGCGCCTCTTGTTCGCGTAATGGCGTCCAGAGACGGCGTTGTTTATGGGTATCTAAGAGACGATACAATGGCATTTGACGGAATTTCTACAGAGTCTTTTTTGAAGAGGATGAATGGAGAATATACTGGACCAAATGATTCTTTAAAAACATTTGAGCCATGGGAAATTGCACATTTTAAGATTCAGACAGGAAATGTTGATCAGGTGTATGGGCGGTCAATTGTAGACCCAGCTAGATATGCTTGGAAGCGTCTTACAATGATTGAAGATGCTATGGTTTTGTTCAAGCTTACGCGGAGTCCACAAAGGTATGTTTTTTATGTAGACGTAGGGGATATCCCTCCAAACGAAGCTAGAGCGACTCTTGAAAAAGTTAAGCATGATTTTAAAAAACAAAAAGTGTTCGATAGTTCGGGCCAGCTTTCCAGCAAGGCAACGATCCTTTCTCAAACAGATGATTTCTTTATTGCCAAAAGAAAAGGAGAGAGAACAAGCGAAATTGATATTTTGGCAGGACTTGATGGCCAGTCCGTTGATGATGCCGAGTATTTCCGTAGTAAGCTTATTTCTGCTTTAAAGATTCCAAAAGCGTATCTTGGGTATGACGAAACTGTTTCCAGGAGCAACATCGGACAGCAAGATATCCGATTGGCAAAAACGGTTATGCGTATCCAACGGGTTATTAAAGAAGGATGGAGACATATCCTTCAAATCGATTTGGCAGCAAAAAACGTAGACCCTGATAAAGTAAGTTTTGAAATTAAGATGGCAGTTCCGAGCGGAGCTCTTGAAATAGCCCAAATTGAAGTTGAGAAAGCCAAGGTCGATTTGGCAGCGCAGTATCAATCGCAAAATTTTTCCGAGCATTTTATTTGGAGTAAGATCCTTGGCGTTTCTGACGAGGACATCCTTAAGATCAGAGGCCAAAGGGCTTTGGAGTCCGCTGGCGGAGATGCTACGCAACAACCTGAAGCCACTAGCCAACCCGTTGAGTCTAGAAGCCAGTCAAAAAAAGAACTCGAATTGCAGCAGCAAATTACGGAAAACATGGAAAAAGGGACCGACGAGTTGCATTCAAGACTTAGAGAACTTCGCGGATTAGTGAACGAAATGCGCCATGGACTTAGAAAAAAGTCTAAGTGATTAGACAAAAGGAGAGATTATGACTGTAGTTCGGAATCCAATGAATCCAAATTTTTTTGTAGAATCTAAAGAAGCCATCATTCCAATTGGTCCTTACGAGGTTCAATATGAGATTGACGGAAATAAAATTAAAGAAAAAGTTTTCGTGTTAGTCAAAAAGATACCAGACGCTCCTTCTGGAGAGCCGCCAGAGGATTCTCCTGTTGAAATCATAGAAATTCATGATTTCAACGGAAAAAGGCATGAACAAGAAGACGAAATTATTGGCGCTCTTTGGGAAGATCCTAAGTTCGGGCTGTTTGCTTTAGATGCTTTAGATAAAGATCTTGATGGGGTATGATTTTACTAAATTAAATATGTGAGGGATTTGTTTATGATTAAGCAGTTTTCGCGTTTAACCACTTTGGCCGAAGACCTTCAAGAGCTTGGCATTGTGTCAAAAGACATTGGCTTTGGCTTTTCAGTAAATGAAAACGGAGAAGTTGTTGACATGGCTGTTCAGCATAAAGTTGAGCAAGCAAAGCTTTGTGAACAAAAAAGAGCAGAATCTATTAAAGCAATTTTTGAATCTACGCCAAAGCATTTCCGTTTTGAAAAGAAAGACGGAACTCATCAGGTTATCGTTGAAAACGATGAAGGTGATATTGAAGCAATTGTTCTTGAACAAACAAGCCAAGAGCGCCTTGAAAAGCTCCAAGCAAAAGTCCTTGTAGAGAGCGTTAAAGCAGAATCTACTTTAACAGAGCAAAAAAAAACTGACTCAGAAGAAGATTATGAGTCTGATACAGGAATCGAAGAAGGGCTTGCCAGGGTCCGCTTGAAGAGAATGACACCTGCGGCAAGGGCTAAAGCGCGACGTTCTTACAGGGCTAAGAAAAGCGTAATTAAGCGTGCAAGGAAGAAGGTTCGTCGTACATCTAAGTTTAAACGCCGTTCAAAGCTTCTTAAGCGTTTGAAGAGAGGGAAGTCGGCAGGTCCTCGGCGTCGTTTCATACTTAAAATGGGAATTGAGCAGGCGTCTAATTTGCTAGAGCAAACAAAGAGTTTTGGCTTTTTGATGGAAGCTAAAGAAGTTCAGTTTGCAGATCTTTTGGAAGGCATTAAAGAGGCTTCTCTTTCTTTGGCAGATGCTTTGGATGAAGCTGACGCATTCATGATTACCGTAGACGATCTTGATACAGATCAAGGCGAAGAAGGATATGATTGGATTGATGCAAATCAAGACGGAGAGTATGAGCCAGAAGAACAGGAAGACGAAGAAGAGTGCGAAGATTGTGATGATGAGTGCAAATGGCTTGACGTATGTGAGTCCAAGGAACTTAGAAGGCTTGCAGAAGATGCCGAGGCGGCATTCAAAGATCTAAGCAAAGGAATTAACACACCAGAAGAGATGAAAAAAATCATCACTGCTATGGTCCAATATCTTGGCGGAGCCTTGGAGACATATACGGCTCTTGCACAGGAAATTAAAGATTACGTTGGAAAAACAGAAGAGCCCGCGATGACAGAAGGAGAGGTTAAGTCTCCTAAAGTTGAAGCAGAACAGGTTGGAGAAGGTGCGCCAAAAGAAGTTGAGCAATCTGTTAAACCTGAAAAAGTAGAAGCTCCAGTGCTTGGGAAAGATTCTAAGCTTGATGGAGTTGAACAAAAAGTAGTTGCTTCAGCAGAGCATGGAAAAGAAGTTGGAACGACTTCCGAGCTAGAGAAAGAACTGCCGATTACAGAGTCCGCTTCCAAGAAAAAAGAAGAATGGATGATTATTGATTGGGCTTCTAACGTAATGTTTAATGGTAAAAAATGGCCTTCTTTTGATGATGCCGAAGAATTCCTTGCTGAATTTCTTGATGAGAAATACGAAGAAGATCGTGGAGAATACGACATTATACCTGTAGGTTCGGTTAAGAATGTTCGTCATGGCAATTATATTGATCCTAAAGATCCTCGTTCTGGAACAAAGAAAGTTGTTGTTAAAGAATCGAAGGGATATAAAAATTTGGATAAGTTTTTCGATGCTTATTTGAAACATCTAGAAGCATCTATTGAAAAAACCCCAGAGAAGTACGGATATCCTAAAGAGAAGGCAAAGTCTTTTGTAGAAAAAGTGAAAAAGTCTGTTTCTGAAATCGGTATTCAAGGAGTGAATATCGATAGTGAAGCATTTAAAAAGACGGCAAAAGAGTTTGGAATTAAGCCAACGTATAAAGCAATTGAAGAATTTCTTGTTGGCGCCATGAAAGAATCAAAGCTTTCACAGCGTATGAAGCTCAATGAGTCTGTATCTAAAAGTGTAGTTGATAGTTATTTAGAAACAGCACTTTGGTCGTCTACAGATGACGAAGGAGAGCCATTAGATAGTAAGTATTCAATTACGGATTTCAGTAAAAAATCTATAGAAAAAGCCGAAAAGGAACTGGCAGAGTTCTTTGAAATGGCAAGAGAAGAAGTTGGAACTGAGGCATGGGACGAACTTGAAGCAACTCAAGTAGCACATGACTTTTGGCTAACACGTAATGGCCATGGAGCTGGATTTTGGGATGGCGACTATGAAAAATCTGTTGGTCAAAAGCTAACAAAACTTTCAGAAAAGTTCCCAGAGCGTAATGTTTTTGCAGGAGATGATGAAGACGAACACATCGTTTATATTGAAGAATATCTTGGCAAAGGTGAGCCAAAACCAGAAGGCGAAAAGCCAGAGGCAGAGAAAATTGACGATAAAGAGCGCGTAGGAAAAAAGACTGAAAAATATACAACTCAAAAAGTGATTGAAGAGCAGGAAGAAGTAGAAGATCAATTTGAGATTGTAGATATGGGATGGGATAACATTTCTTATTTTCCAGGATTTGGAACTCACGGAACAAAGTTCGACATCGCTGTCTACGATGTTGGCGGAAGCGCAGAGGATGCGGCAGAACAGTTGATGCAACGAGTTTGGGAAACAGAAGCTTCCGACGAAGTTAAAGAATCCATTGTGGCCGAGCTTAAGGATTTAATTAAAAAAGCTGGAACCAAGGCCAAAGAAACAAGCCTTGTTGGAGTTCAGGGAAGTTTTTCTGTTGCAGGTAAAGAGCTTCATTTGAATGAAGTAGAAGCTACAGACTATGGAGAGTATGGAGTCTCTTCAAAAATTGAAATTGAGAAAGTAGGCGATAATCTAGAATTTAAAGCAATTGCGCCAGATCATTTAAGCGCCGCAGAAGATCTTGAAGCTGAAATAAAGAGCCAAGGGTATTCGTTGAGCGAAGAAGATTCCGAGGCAATCTTTAAGCTGGCCAACAGGCATCAGGACAACCAAGAATGGTATTATCACATTGGATTTAGAGCCAAAGAAGAAGAGCCTACAAAACCATCTGGAAAGACTGAAGAAAAAAAAGAGTTGTGGAAGATGACTAAAGCCGAGTATGAAAAACAGCATGGAAAGCCAAAGGAAAACACAACGGTTACTGGAGGTTTTTCTGCACACAAGAGTGCTGTTGAGATTGCTAAAAACAAGGGATTGGATGTGCCAAAAGAAGTGTTGGCAGATTATCCAGAATTAATGGAGGAATCCGTGGAAGAAGAAAAGATCGTATCAGAATTAGTAAAAAAGTTCGGAGAAGAATTTAAAGAAGAGATTGAAGAGTCTTTTAAAGAAACTGGAACCAACAGTTTTGAATTTACTGCTGATGGCGATGACTATGAAGGCTATGACTCAGAAAAGTGGGCTGAAGATCGCGCAATTGATTATGTGCAAGAGATGTTAGAAGACGAGCCTTGGGAGATGTTCAGCAAAGATTTCTTGATGAGTCATGTTTATGTTGGTCCAACAGATATTCGGATCATGGCTTCCGAAGAAGCTGACAACGCTCTTGAAGGAATGAGTCCAGAAGATCTTGTTAAAGAATCTAGCGTTTCTGATGAATGGGATGATGCTTTTGATAAAGATAATGAAAAAGAAATGGCTCGCCTTGAAAAGATCGCCGAAGAAGAGTTCATCGAGAAGAAATATGAAGAGGTTTCTGAAGCTTTAAAGAAAGACCCTGTAGGGTACTTTGAAGATATTGGTGGAGAAGAGATGGTTAAGGCAATGATTAAGAAGAATTTCCTAAGCATAGACGAGAAAAAAGCTGCTGAAGACGCAGTGCGAACAGATGGTTGGGTTCATTTTCTTAACAGATATGATTCTGAATACGAAGAGCTTCCAAGTGGAGCGGTGTACTTTCGTCAGGGATAAAGTCTAATCAGTTAGACTAATGAGCCGCCGTCTTTTAAAGGATAGGCGGCTTTTTAATTTCAAGGGTTTTTATGAAAATAGCGTTGACTTCAGATCTGCACAGAGGTTTTACGCAAAAAACTCATATGATTCACAATACTTTTTTTAAGAAATTAGAAGAAGATAAGTCATGGGATGTTTTGTTGATTGCTGGAGATTTGGCAACAACTAAGCCAGAGCAAGTTGAAAGTCTTTTAAAAGCCATTAGAAATATCACATCAAGAGATATTGCTATAACACTTGGCAATCACGACCATTGGGCCGAAAGTAAAGATAGAAAAAGTGTAGATTTGGTTATTCAATTGAAGACTATTCAAGGATACATAGAAAAATACAATTGCCATTATTTATCAGGGAATCCTTACATAAAGGGAGATGTGGCTATTATTGGATGGGATGGATGGTACACACATGCGCCATACGTAAGAGGAACAAGAGACCATGAGATGATGCCGTATTTTACAGAGGGCATAGAAACGGAAAGATGGCTTATAAAAAACGCTTATAAAGATGAATGTAGAGTTCTAGAAGAGATTACTTTGCACTGTGATAAGAAAATCGTTCTTGTAAGCCATATGCCCATCATTAGTATTCCAAGCATAAGGCATGTAGGGACTGATATTCCTGTGCTTTGGGATGAGGTTAAAAATAAGATTAAAGCCTACTGCTATGGGCACGTTCATAGAAAGAACGAAGAGATTCGGGATGGGGTAAGAGTTTATTCGGCAGATGTGGATTACGATAGGCCAGGAGCTATGTTTTTTGAAATTTAAGACTCTTCTACGATACGTGTTTTTTTAATTAGTGGCTTCCCGTCAGGACCTTTGTCATGTTCTGTTACCCACGTAAATCCCTTAATCACATATGCACCAGCACGATCTTTTCCGATACCGTCAGTTTTTCTCCAATGTCCACGAACCATCCATCGATGTGACCAATCAATCTCTTTTTTAATCTCCTGCGTATATTTTTCTCGATTTTTCTTTGGAGTTACATGAACAATTCTACGAATATTAAACCCAGAATTCACGCCAGTTCCTGTTTTAATTCTTTTTTTAACGAACTCTGTTCCAATTTCTTCTGTGTTAATTCTTTTAATAAATTCTTTTACATGCGCATGAAGATCGGCTTCTAAAATCACATAATTACTAGAGTTTTCAAATCGAGATAATGCAAAAGTTCTGAATTTTTTTGGATCTTCTGTTTCAAAACAAAAAATACAGTCGATATAAACAGGCGGTTCGTCTTTTAATGAAAGGTCATTAGGGTCTCTTCTAGGAGATGTAAGTGGACCATTTAACATTTCTATTGAAAAACATTTAAATGGAGCATCAAGTTCATTATCAAGCATGATGACTTCCAATGCTCTTGTCTCTTCGTTTTTTTCAGAGAATACAAATATTTCTGATTCTTTTGCTTGCTTGATTAAATTTTTGGCGCTTATGTGCTTTCTTTCTGTAATACACGTCGAAGAAAGGTAGTGGCGAGCGTCATGAATAGTTTTTTGTATTTGTAGTAATTCAACAAACTTCTCAAAAAACAGTTTTTGCATATTTTTATCCATACCATTCGTTTACAGCGTTGCTAAATATTCCATTTTTGCATCGGTAGCACTTACCGCGATCACGATGACGATATTGTTCGATGAAACCAGCGACACAGCATGGGCATGCACCACCAAATTTATAATGAATATTTCTTGATTTTAAATCTTCCATTTTTATATATGCATGTTCGTCACAAAAATATGATGCTCGTGTGCCGAGATTTTTCCTTTTCCACCAACCAATTTGAGTTGATATATTTTCACATTCTTTATGAGCACATTTTTTCATTTGCCACTCCCTGATGATCTCTTATTGTATGGATTTTTCATACTCATATAAACCTCCTGTTCTAATAGCTATCGGCTGAAATATAGGTTTATCAAATAAAAAATGACGTAGTTTGTTATGCGCCCAGAATCATTAATGTATTCTTTGAATACTGATATGGAGGTTTGTGTGGAAAAAAATATCAATAACATCATAAAGTTTCCAGTAAAGAAAAAGTACGATGAAAAACAGACTCTTATGCTTGAGTTCTCTAATCGATTAGACAAAGAGGTTATTAGGGCTATGTTTGATCTTAAGCTAAGCCCTGAAGAGGTTGTGGCTATTTTGGCCAATAGGACAAGGGAAGCGGCTAATTCTTGTCTAGAGATTGAACGGATAAAAGAGTTTGCCGTTCGGCATATTCAGAAAGCTGGATAGACCTAGTGGATAAATAGGTTTCATAAAGAAATTTAGCCCATGCATGGCTTATTCTAAAATGGAAATAAGATTTTTCTGTTCTGTAAATAACTTCTAAATAATATTGATTGGGTTCTTTGTTTCTTTTTTTTATAGGGCATTGGTAAATCGACATGTCATGAATTTTTAGATTAGACATATTTAAAACAGGTTCTCTTTGATCGATTGTGAACTGAATTTCATGATTGTTCTGATAATCTTTAAATTCTTTTTTAAAAGATCTTACGGAGAAGTCGAAGATTGTGTTTGCCAGGTTATCTATAAAGCAAAGATCCATTAAATATTTGCAGTCTTCTGGATTTATTTTGCCGAAGTGGTCTTCTATATTTATGAGTGTTTTTATAACAATATTGTTACCACTCAAAGTGAGGAGTTCCTTCGTGTTTTGCGTTATCAGAAATTTCAGCAAACCTAGCTAGAACTTTAAATTCACGAAGGTTGCTGGCTCCTACGTAAGTGCATGCAGAGCGTATTGCTCCTTCAATTTCCTGAATGGCAACACTAAGATCTTTTAAATCTTTTCTTTTTGTAGAGTGAATTCCTTCATGGGTTTTATAGGTAGGAATTTTTGAGTTTTGCATTATAGAAGCGGAACCATAAAACATATCTTGATTGGCAGAAGCATTTGTTTTAGCGAGCATCCCACCAAGCATAACGATATCGGCATAAACAAGAGCCTTTGTAATATCTGCCGTTGTTTTGTGGCCGCCATCGCTTATTAGGTTTTTCTTGATTCCATATACATCAAAGAGATCTCTGGTTGCTTGGAGAAGATGGAATTGAGGGATTCCTACGCCAGTAACAGTTCTTGTTTGACAGACAGAGCCAGAACCAATTCCGAGCTTGATGTGTGTAATTTTTTCTTTATGAGAGCTGTTTAAGGATTGTAAGAATTCAAGGACAGAGCCAGGATCTCCAAAATTCCCAATCCACCAATTAAATTCAGGGAATTCCATCATCATTGCTGAAAGCTTGTTAGCAATCCAAAGCTGGGCACAATGTGCTACATCTAAACACACGGTTTTTAGCTTAAATTCTCTTGCAAGTTCTAAAGCCCATCTGTCATTGATTCCTATGGACTGGACAACGTTTGTTTGGAAGTTTGGTTGTTTAGAGCAATATTCTAAAATCATTCTTGCACCTTCTTTATAAAAGCGCGGTATACAAGCGAATGCACCATTTTTAATCATTCCAAGAGCCATATCTTCCCCAGTAACAGACTCCATATTGGCTGAAACAATAGGAAGTCCATCCAGAACTACATCATTTCTTGATTTTAAGGATGCGTTTCTATTGAAGTTTGGAAGGATTAAAACGTCATCAAATGTAAGAAGTTTGTCCATTTTTGCTCCATGTTGTTTTTTGGCTTTTGGCACAAAATTATTTTTATTGGAAGAGTGTTTTTGTTTTTCAAAGGCATTAGTCCATAATGAACAAATACAAAAACTAGGTGAAAAATGAGCTATAGACTTCGCTGGTTGGAAGAAGACTTTAAAACTGCTGCAAAAAAGTTTCAGGATCAAGGGATTTCAAAGGAAGATGTTGAACAGTATTTTGCAGACTTTAAATCTTTAAAAAATCAAAAAATACAAAGGCCAGAAGATAAAGACATTGATCAATGGGCAAAGAAGCCATGGGAAGAGTTTAAAGAATTTATAGATTCCTTAAAAACGGCTGTGACTAAGACTCATGCAAAGAGGATGGTTAAGGCCGAAGGCGCTGAATTGGTTGCAGAAGACCCAAATTGGTATGTTTACAAAATAACAACGCATAAAGCATGCATGACTTATGGATCGGGGACTAAATGGTGCATAACAACTCCCGGCGGAGAACGATGGGAGCAATATGCTCAAAAAAACAATTTCTATTTCATAATAAGCAAAATTCTTCCAGAAGAAGACCCATGGCATAAGATTGCCCTACAGTATGGATTAGATGGAACTGCAACATATTGGGACGCAGAAGATCGTGAGCATAAAGAAATACCAAGCCATTTAAACCCACCAAAATTTAAACCAGGGATTCCTAAAAGGGATTTGTACGTAAATGGGAAAATTACTACGGTTGAAGAAATAGAAAATTCCAAAAGTTTAATCGTAAAAGGTGATTTAGATTTAACTGGAAGGCATATCTCTAAGCTGCCTAAAATGCTTGAAGTAGAGCGAGATCTTATTTTGTCTGGAACAAACGTAACAGAGCTGCCAGAAAACTTATCTGTTGGAGAAGATCTTCGTTTAGAAAATTCTAAAGTTATTTCTTTGCCTAAAGGGCTTGAGGTTGGAGGAAATCTTTTTTTAGAGAATTCTAAAATTACTTCACTTCCAAAAGATTTGGTTGTTGGTATGAGAATATCTCTTGGCAATAGCGGCATAACAACATTTCCAGAAGGATTTGAAGTTATGGATGGGCTTTCACTCTCTTATACAAACATAACATCTTTGCCAAAGAACTTTTCTGTAGGAAGAGACTTGGATTTAAGTAATTCAAAAGTAGAAAAGCTTCCTGAAGGATTGCACGTAGAAGGAAGTCTATATCTTGACGATTCTTTGATTAAAGAATTTCCACAGAAAATGAATGTTAATATGAGTGTTTTTTTAGGCGATATAAATATTCCATCAATACCAAAGGGAGTTACAGTTGGCGGAACAATTAGAGGTTCTGTAGGAGGGGTCGTTGCTAGGCATGCTACAGAGTCCAAGGAAGACCTGTATAAAAAGTATACATCATATGTACAAAAAATAGACGATCTAAAGAAACTGTCAACGAAATGGTCTGATATATCCGAACAAAACAATGGAAAATCTGGTTTAGTTTTTGCTAGGAAATCCGACAAGGAATTAGGAGAATCAAAATGGACTTCAAAAACGTTAAAGAATTTATTGATTACTGCTGGTCAGAGCAAGGGATTTTTGAATCCAGAAAGTCCGTTTATGAAGAGGTGCAAAGATCACCAGATAAATTTATTAAAGTATTCGGAGAAGATGGTTTTAGAAGATACAAAATTGAACTTGAAGGACATTTGGGTATTAAATCTTCTGAAGGCGAAGAGGAAGGTTCACAGTCTTTATCAGCAAGCAAATAGCATTGAAGATAGTTCATATTCAGAAATGCAATCTTTTCTTATATCGCCAGAAGCATCAATGGTTGAGCAAATTGGTAAAGTCGGAAAAGATTCTTGTATTATTAGAGTTAAGCCAAAATCAAGGTCAGAAATAAGACTAATTGTCTCTTGTCTATATGAAGATGGCGTAATTATTTTGACAGACAGGATGTATCTTTTTGACTACAGAAAAGGAGATTTTTATGATAAAGATTTCTTAAGTTTGCTTGAAAAGAAGTCTTCAAAAAATTCTTCTGAAATACAAAGTTTGATTTTTAAAAAAGATAAGTTTTCAAAAGAAAAAGCTAAGAAATGGGCAAAAGAGCATGGGTTTAAAAACTCAAAGGTAGATGAAAAAGAAGAGACATTTCGTTTAAGACAAAAGAATCCTGGCCAGTACAAAACCATGCGTACTTTTGACATGAAAGACGGTGTTAAGGCCGTCGTTGGTATTAAGGAGTCAGGCAAAAAGGTTGTGAGTTTATATAAAGATAGGAACATGACTGATGTCCCTATGCCTCGTGGAAATCCATTTTTTAAAACTTTAACAAAGTATAAAATGTGTGAAGGTCGAATGTTTTATATTCATAATGAAAGTGGATTATATTTGTGCTGGACAAGGAATCATGGTGGAGAGTATGAAGTTCATACAAGAGTAGGAAAGCTTGGCATAAATATTGCGGCATGGGAACATGATGGTAATATGAAGCAAAAAGATATTCCTCCAGGGAGGACAGTTGATTTATCCTAAATACCCAAAAACATTAAAAGATTTATATTTTGAAGATCAAAAAGTTATAAGTTTTGATTCAAGCAAAGATTTTGTAAGCGAAATTGCAAATGAGTGGAGTTTGTCTAGTGATTACGGAAGCAAAAGGTCATTAAGACAGGTTCTTGGGCTTGATTTTTCAGAATATGATGACTTGTTGAAAAATCGATTAAGCATTGTTCAATTGTACAAAAAGTACACACAAGGAACAGAAAAGTTGGTAAGTAGTAAATAATGTTTAAGCGACGAAGCCATGGGTTAACAGCAGAGCATAAATTAAAGCTAAAAGAAATTTTTGCCTATATGGAAAAACATAAGATCTATAAACATGTAGTTGCTCAACAGCTTGGGTTTAGTCAATCTGCCCTTTCTGGCTGGACTCATTACTACTCTCCAAAACTTAAAAGCTTCCAAAAGCTTGAGTCTTGGTACGATGATTACAGGTCAAAATTAGACAAACCTAATCAAGAGGCATAAAGTCTAATCAATCAGACTTTTTGAACTTTTTAGGGGTTTATATGTCACTCGAAATGAAAGTAGACACTGGTATTTCCGCAGGAAACTTGCAGACAACTCTTCAGTCTTTGGTTACAAGTAAGTATCAAATCATCCAGGTTGTATATGATACAGGAACGTCTTCCTACACAATTATTTCTCAAAAAAATAACATCTCTTAACATTTGCTTTATTTTTCTGTTATAAAATAAAGAGATAGTCACGAGCGCATTATGCGAAATGTGACGAACTGGAGCTTGCTATGAATAAAAAACTATTGATTGATACGACTACAATTAGGCTTCAGATGACCGAATCTTCTGATAAGAAGTTGAAGGTTAGGGGAGAGTTTGCAAGGGCAGGTGTCCCAACGGCAAATGGAAGAATTTATCCTGTTTCCATTTGGCAGAAAGAGATTTCAAGGCTTAAGGGAGATCTTGGTTCGCGTAAAATTTATGCAGAACTTGACCATCCTGCCGACCAAAGAACAAAGCTTGCTAGGGTTTGTGGAGTTATTACAGGATTAGAGATCAACGATGACGGCGTTGTTATTGGAGAAGCTGAAATTATCCAAGGGACACAAAACGGAGCAACATTAAAAGCCATTATGGAATCAAATTGTGCCGTTGGAGTTTCTTCACGGGCTGTGGGTTCCGTAAAGCAAGAATCAGGATATGATGTTGTCCAGGAAGATTTTACTTTGATGACTTTTGACTTTGTTGCCGACCCAGCAAATGTAACGAGTTACCCAGAAATTACAGTTGAATCAAAGGAGAAGACAGTGGCTACTGAATCCAAAGAAGCACAAATGATGAACTCAGAACCTATTACAACAACAAAGTTGGCTGAAGAAAAAATTGTGATTGTAGCTGATAAAGAAGTTGTTGAAGCTAAAGTCCGTTTAGAGATTGAACTGCAAGAATCTAAGAAGGTTCAACAAGAGCTTCAAGAAAAGAATGTAGCACTTGAGGGTTCTGTTAAAGAGCTGTCTGAAGAGAACGAAAAGGTTGTGGCTGGATTTAAAGGACTTGGATTTAGCCTATATTTAGAGCGAAATCTTTCTGGCCATCCAAGGGCTAAAGAAGTCATGGAAAGCCTAGATTTTTCACAGATCGAAAGCTTGAGCGCCTTAAAGAATGTCGTATCCATGCATATCGTGGATGCTAAGAATTTTGTTGAGCAAAAGAAAATTGAAGGCGCCATGAACGAAAGCAAGATGCTTTCAAAAATTTCGGATCTAGAAGAAGCCGTTTCTAAAGCTCAAGCCCATTTGGAAGAGGCAAAGGCTTTGTACACAAAGAAGATCGTACAAGCGCAAGAAAAGACACAAAGCCTTACAGAGCAATTGGATGCATCCCTTGGAAAGAGTTTCCTTTTGAAAAAAGCTATGTTCCATCCAGAGAGCGCAACTCTTCTAGAGAGCTTTGATGCCCTGCCTATTAAGAACAGAGACACGGCTAAATCTTTGTTTGAGAACTTCACGCCAAAAAGCTTTGATGGCAAAGGAAAGTTTGATCAGGTTCGAGCAAGGCTTGCAAAGAAACAAGCGGCTCCAGCAGATCTTGTTGAGCATAGCCTTGAAAGCACAAAGGCAAAGACAGAAGAAAAGGAACAAGCTGTTCCAGGAAACACAGATCTGTCTGAATATAAGCGCCTGGCAGGAATTTCTGCATAACAAAACCTAACCATAATTGGTTAGGTTTCTTGCATTTAAAGCAACAACTCATCTATTATAGAATTTAGGGAAGTAGTTTCCCTAAGTTTTATTTATTTTTTGGAGGTTGCTATGAGCGACAAAGTTGCAGGAAATGTGAAAGGTACTGTGCATGATGCATCGTACGCTGGAGCATTGGTTAGCAAGTGGGCAAATCTTTTGGAAGGGATTCAAAACCCCTATGTTAAGAAATGCACTGCTGTTTTGATGGAAAACCAATCGAACTATCTTCGTTCGTTGGAAGAAGATACCCGTTCGACGAACGCAGGTTCTTATACCAAGTACATTTTCCCTCTTCTTCGCCGGGTTTTTCCTAACCTGATCGCACAAGAGATTGTTTCGGTTCAGCCCATGACCGCACCTGTTGGTGGCGTATTTTATTATGAGCTGAAGTATGCAAATACTAAGGGCAAAGTAACTGCTGGCCAAAAGCTGGTAAAAGACTTTAACGCCTATTACTCCAGCCAAAAAGTTGACGAAGAAGTTGTTGGCGTTGGCGCTGGCACGTCTTTCTCTTCGACTTTGGATTACACTCCCGTGAAGAGCGCAACTGTTGTTGTTAGCGCAGGATCGGTTTCTGGTATTGACGATGGCTCTGGCGCAATCGTTGGAACTGGCGTGTCTGGTACGATTGACTACACAACGGGCTCTATCTCTCTTACCTTCGGTTCGAGCGTTGGCGCTGGCGTAAGCGTAGTTGCTGAGTATGAATACGACATGGAGTGCAACGACAACATTCCTGGCGTGAATATCGACATTGAGCTTCAAGAGATCAAAGCTAAGAGCCGTAAGCTCAAAGCTAACTGGTGCGCTGAAGCCGCTGACGACCTTAAGGCATTCCATGGTGTAGACGCTGATGCCGAATTGACAGCTTCTTTGGCTGCCGAAATTGCGTTGGAAATTGACCGTGAAATCATCGAAGAGCTTCGTAAGGCCGCTGCTTTGTCGAACAGCACTTCTGGTTATGACGTTACGACCATTCCTTCGGGCCGTACTGAGTTGGATGTTATCCGTGGCTTGATCACTCCTATGACCAAGGCTTCTAACCAAATCCATCAAAGCTCGCTTCGTGGGCCTGCTAACTTCGGTGTAACCAGCTCGACTGTGATGAGCTACATTGAGCAGCTTGAAACACATGGCGACTTCCGTCCTTTGTTTGCCGCTCCTAATGCTGACCGTAACGCTCCTGTGGAACAACCACACACGTTCGCCGTTCAGAAGATGGGAACCTTGGCTTCCAAATACATGATGTACAAAGACGTTTACTTTCCTGTCACCAACGAAGGAACTGGAACTGGCTTTGGCGACATCTTGCTTGGATACAAAGGACCTTCGTACTTGGACGCTGGTGCTGTGTACGCTCCTTACATTCCTCTGCAAATTTCGTCTACGTTTTATGACCCTGACACCGGGACCTTCAAAAAACTTGCTAGGACTCGATATTCTTTCCGCGTTCTGCGGTCGGATTTCTACCGTCGCGTGCGCGTTGGCGGACTGTAATCATTAGGTTTTTACCTAGTTTTTGCAACCCGAGACTGGTATTCAGTCTCGGGTTTTTGTTTGTACATAAATTATGCCAGACAGTTGGCTGTTGTTGTTTTTTCTTGTGTTTTACCAATCAAAACTAGTATACATACAATGTTTTTTATTTGTACATTGATTGTGCTAGACGATCAATGATACGGAAATCTCCTCGATTAAACCAGGAGTTTTCAGTGAGTTCGCAAGCGCAAACAAGGGCCGAGCAAATATGGGCATCAATCAATAAGTGTTCTGACGATGAAAGGTGGTATTTTTTCGGATATTTTTTTGGGGATGGAAATGTATATTGGTTGTCTGAAAATTCCGCAAGGGTATCGTTTACAATAGAAGATTCTCTTCTTGATAGATGGATTGAAGCCTACGGACCATGGGGAGTTTCTCCCTATAAAGGAAAGAACTACAAACAGGTTTATGCGAACTGCCTGGATTTAGCTAAATTTATTTCTTCAGAATTTGGCATTACAGGACCGAAGTCAGACATAATTTTTGTACCAGAAGAGCTAAAGCTTATAGAAAGAAAAGATGATTTCTATTCCTTTGTTAGAGGCTTGTTTGATAGTGATGGATTTGTATCTGAATATACGTATAAGAAAAGCATTATTCCAAGCTATAGTTTTGGGATTTCATCAAATTCTCAATTAATTATGGATGGACTCAAAGAGGTTTTTGAAAGAGATGGGATATCCTGCGTTGTAAAGGACTCTGAAAAATGCAAGGTTATTTATATTCGCTCAATATCTAGCCAAAAAATATTAATGGAGAACCTTTATAAAAAAGGCTCTATTTTCTTGTCAAGAAAACATGAAAAACTTTCAGAAGCCGCAGCAAAGTCTAATCGAGTAGACGAATTTTGTGTTGTTTGTAAAGATGAACCACGTAAGTTTGGTCTTCTTGGATATAAATGTTTTCATAAACAAAAAAGATCTTATTGTACCTGCGGTGATAGGTCCGTAGGAAATGGGTATTGTTCAATGATGACTTCGTATTTGAAGCGAAGCGAACTCTATAAGTTCGTTCCTTTAAGGATATCAGAAGTCCAGTTTTCTAATGAATTTGAAACAAGAGACCACAAGAGAATTGAAAAGGCTTTAAGACAGTATTGTTTGTCTTTTTATTCGGCAAAGCATGAAGGGTTTAAGTCTACGGCAGAGTGGTATAAAGAAGATGGCCTAGATGCTTGGACTGCGTACCAGCAGTCGAGAAGTAGTTTTGACGTAAAGCCAGCGTCTTGGTTTCCTATTAAGTCAATGGATATTTTGTTGGAAATTTCAGAGCAAAGAGTTGGAAACGTTGGAACTGTATTCGACCCGTTTGTAGGATGGGGTACTAGGCTTTCATCTAGCATTTTGTCTGGTAAAAAATATAAAGGATGGGACTTAAATAGATTTCTTATGCACGAACTAATGGCGTTGTTTGGCTCTAAAGCAAGCATTGATGTGCTGGATTCGTTTGATATTTCTAATGATGTTCCAGAATCAGATTGTGTTATTACATGCCCTCCATACTGGGAAGCTGAAGATTATAATTACAAGCACAAAGAAGTTTCTTATACTCAATTTTTAACGCATTTATCGAACCTTGCTTTTCGGTGTATTAAAAAATCTAAAATAGTAATTTTTGCTATGGATGATTTTTATTATTCAGGGTCAAAATATAGTTTTATTGATGATTTTTCTAAAGTATTAAATTTTGCAGGATTTAAATTTGAAGTTATTAAGTTTTCTACAACGAAGAGGTCTTATTCAGAAGACTTGGAAAATCATGCATTTATTATTGAAGCGTCAAAACAAGAAAATCCAAGAATAATATATAGAGCTGCAAATGCTTTAAATATAGGATTACTAAAGGACTTAGCAAAATCGGCAAGAGATAAAAAGAAAATAATTCATGGTCAAAAGCCTGAAAAAAAATGTTCTGTTTGCGGTAGTTTTGAAAATTATGCCGCAAAAGATCTGTGTTTTAATCATTACACAGAAAAAAAAAGAGAAGAAAAGTCTATAATGAATGGTGTTGTTTTAAAGAAAAGACAACAAAAAAAGAAAACAGAAGCGCCTATAGAAATGGTCTTAAACAGCAAGCCATTAGAGGTTGTATTTACGTCAAAGAATGATGGAGACGGTATTTATGTAAGGAAGAATATTCCAAGGCCATTTTGTCCAATATGCTATATGGATGGAGAAAGAATTGTTTTAGGTTATTTTTCAACAAGAGAAGAAGCGTTAAATTTCAGAAAAAAATTTATTTCTAAAGTTCTAAAAAGATGGTCTGAAGTTTTGGAAAACGAAAGCTCTGGAGAAGGAGCGTTATGAAAGCTATTTTAGAGTTCAATCTAGATGATGTTGATGATCAGCATTCTCATAAGCAGTGCATAAAGGCCAAGGATATGGCTTTAGCTTTATCCGAAATCTCAGATAAATTCAGGGATATTAATAAGTATGGGTGTTGTTCTGATGGAACAAAGCAGTTTACTGCTGAAATATTTTATTCAATATTGAGTGAGCGCGGGATTTCTATAGACGATCTTGTTTATTGATTTGTGTTTGTGTATTTAAGATAAAGGTTTCATAGTTCATTAGCAGAACACGGCACTGTCACTGCCGAGAGACGGGAGCGTTACCCGTTGGAACCGCCAAAGCTGAGGAAGGGTATGCAAGTAGCTAAAGCAGGCAGACTGTAAATCTGTTCCTTCGGGTTCGTGGGCGCAAATCCCACCCCTTCCTCCAAAAGATAAAACACGATGATTTCGTTAATAAAAATATATGGCTTTAAAAGCATCTCTGATAGCCTCTGATAAACTTTGTGTTGACTTCTTAAAAGATAACCGAATATGCATATTATTTATTTTGGGTTGTTCTATGAATAGAGTTGTTACAAATGCACGCTATCCAATCAAGATTTGGGCATCAATTTTAGAAGAAGAGGCAGAAGAACAGATTAAAAAGACAGCGAGTATGCCATTTATCCATAGGCACGTTGCAGTAATGAGTGATGCACATGCTGGTAGAGGCTCTACAATTGGGACTGTTATAGCAACAAAAGGTGCAATAGTTCCTGCTGCGGTTGGCGTTGACATTGGATGTGGGATGATGGCTGTAAAGCTTCCGCTTAAGATTAACGATATAAAAAATTTAAATAATCTTAGGCATTCATGGGAGAGAACAGTACCCGTTGGAAGAAATGAAAACAGAGATGTTAAGGAAGATGCATCTGTTTTTTTAAATTCTATGGGAAAACCGAGTGGAGCTAGCGATAGGGTTTATAACAAATCTGCTCTTCAATTAGGAACTCTAGGTGGCGGGAATCATTTCATAGAGCTTTGTTATGATAGAGAAGGTGATGCTTGGATTATGTTGCATTCTGGATCTCGCAACATAGGGAAAGAATTGGCTGATGTTCATATTAACGGTGCGAAAGATTTAATGAAAAAATATTTCATCGATCTTCCCGATCCAGATTTGTCGTATTTGGCAGAAGGGACTGATGAGTTTAATGCGTACATAGAAGACATGCATTGGGCTCAAAATTTTGCCATGGCAAATAGAAACTTAATGATGGATAGGCTTTTGTATCAATTTGCTTATCATCAAAAAGGAAGTCCAGATGGATGGGAAGGGTACAAAACATTTTGTGTAAATTGTCACCATAACTTTTGTCAAAAAGAAAACCATTTTGGAAGTAATGTTTGGGTCACAAGAAAAGGAGCTGTTTCTGCAAGAGAAAATCAATTTGGGATCATTCCAGGTAGCATGGGAGAAAGATCTTTTATTGTTAAAGGAAAGGGCAACGAAGATAGTTTTACTTCTTGTTCTCATGGTGCAGGAAGGATGATGAGTAGGACAAAAGCTAGATCTTTGTTTACAGTCGAAGATTTAGTTAAAGCTACAGAAGGCGTTGAATGCAGAAAAGATTCTGACGTGATCGACGAAATCCCTAATGCATATAAACCAATTGATGTTGTCATGAAAGATCAAGAAGATTTAGTTGAAATTGTTCACGAGTTAAAGCAAGTGCTTTGTATAAAGGGCGGCTAAAAAACTTTTTTAAAAGTTATATTAGCTTTTGTACTTAAGGAGAGTTGTTGCGCATGATTTATGGTGTTGTTAGGAAGTTTGGGAATCCTATTGCTGGATACGTGACTTTATTCCAGTTCAGAGGGCATGCAGATAAAAGAGGCGTGTTTTTTGAGTCATGGAAGGAAGGCGCCATAAAAGAGCTAGATGGCATTAAATTTGTTCAGGACAATCTTGTTCGCTCAAAGAAAGATGCTTTGAGGGGTTTGCATTACGGGCTTACAAGCCCTCAGGGTAAGCTTGTAACGTGTGTCTCTGGAGAGATTTACGACGTTGTTGTAGACATTACCGTGGGCTCGCCTACCTATGGACTATGGACTTCCTTTGTTCTTAAGGAGGGCAGGTCTTTGTGGGTCCCTCCAGGGTTTGCCCATGGCTATTTGGCAAGGACCAATGCGGTTGTCCATTATCGGGTCACTGATGTTTATGACCCAAAAGATCAGATGAATTTGTCTTATTGTGACCCAGATATTGGTATTTATTGGCCAGAGCCTTCGGAAGAAGATGTATGCTATTTGTTATCTACAAAGGACGAAGAGGCCGAGTGCTTATTTGAATTGGCTCAAGCAGGGAAACTCCCATATTCGTCTAATCAATTAGAATCTTAAAAAATGATTCTATAGACTTAAAAGAAATCCATGTGATTAAAAAACAAAGAAAACATCCAATATATAAGATTATAAAATGTTCATCTGGATGTTCAAACAAAAGATTAAACACAAAATAAAAAACAAACCCACTTATAATCCATGAAATTATATCTGTTATTTTTTTAATCATTTTTGGTTGCAGATTTTTTTATTTTTTCTATCGCTTTGTCGGCATATTCAATTGCGTACAGCGCAGCGACAAAAGATGAAAATAATAAAATAAAAAATACAACAAGAACAATAATTGAAAGATATAACCATAAAATTTTATAAAAACTCATTCCAAACATCCAAAGTATAAACACCATTGCCACAGCAAAATTTAAAGCAGGCTCAATTTTTTCTTTACAATCTGTATAAAGTTCTTCAAAAAGTTTAAAAATTCTCATTGATTGCTCCTGTTGTTTGTAATTTTTTTAGCAAAGAAATAAATCATTTGTTTTGATTTATAATAAATTAAGTTTGAAATTATTATTAACGTTAACCCAAGGAAGACGAGCAAAAAATATTTTCCAATCATTTCAAAGATTCCAGTTTGATAAACAAGTTTTAAAATAAATAGAATAAATGCCACAATTAAAGCTGATTTCATTGTAGTTTCTCGCTCAGTTTTAGATTGAAATGGCTATGTCCTGGTTGGTTGATCTTTATTCCTCTTAGATACAGAGGCTTTAAAAACTTGTTCAAAGAGTGGAAATCGATAGTTCGTTCGCAAACAAAATTGTATTCGTCTTCTGTAAGTGTAACCAAGCTTACCGTTTCTATGTTGTCAGCCATCCAGAAGTCTCCATCCAAATAAACATGGAAGTTTTCTGCATGCTTTAAGATAAGAACAAGCACTGGCTTGTACATTTTTGACTCCTTAATCAATGATGATTTCTTGCCCTTCGGCTTTTACTTTTTTAATCGTGGTTTTATTGATCATGCGGTAGCCGCCAGAGTCCATATCAAACACAACGAACAAGCCCTTTTCTTCAGGATCAAAAGCTAGTTCGCCGCCTTTTAGATGCTTCTTCACATCGAACCTGCATTTCATTTCACGGAATGTTCCGTCTTTTTTGACGAACTCAACATAAAAGATTTTATTGGTCCCTCGTTGAGATTCGATTAACTTGGTTGCTTGTGCTATTTTTGTCATATACCGATCCCCCTTAAAATACTTAACGGATGATTGGTTAGAAAACTTAGATTTTTTGTTTTAACAAATAAAAACAAGGACTTACGCATGATTGAGCAGTTTGCCGTAAAGGTTCCGGTTAGTATGTTTCCTAGCCAAGAAGAGGCTAAAAAGATTGGATTAATTCAAGACGGCGAAGAATTCGAGTCATTATCAGTTAATACAGTGATTAAATATGAGATGGTTGTTAACTTGGCAAAATGGGGAATTGATGATGTTTTCTTTAGCGTTCCTGCGCAGGAAATAGAGGGGTATTTAAGTTATGTTTCTGAAAAAAATAAAGAACATGTTTTGAAAAGAGACGTAACAATTAAAATACCAGAAATCCCTGCTACAATAGAAAAAGAATATGGTGATGTTGCAGTGTTGGGCTTTGTACTATCAAGCGTTGAGTTTGATTATGGCGTTTGGAAAGCGGTTGTTAAAGCGGTTGGAGGTTAAAATGGCTTTTAAAGATCTTGTAAAACAGTTTTGCGATGGGGAGCTTATCAAAGAAGGTTTTATGCAATTCGAGGCTTCAAAGAACGAATTGCCAAAGCTTGATCCAGACGCTCCACAAAATGATGCAACGCCAATGAAGATGACTTCTCGCGGCATGGAAGCAAAGCCTGGAGAGCATCAAACGCCAAGAGAACGTGCTGCCGACATGGAAAAAGAAGAGATGGCTTCTTCTGGAAGCTCTGAACAACAACCCATTATGGCGTCTATGTCTGTTCTTAGGCATATGCTTGGATTCATAAAAGAAGACGAAGCTTTGGGAGCTTTTGTAGGTAAAGTTATGTCGTCTATGGCTGAGCTTGAGGCCGCTATGATGGGAGAGTCTGTCGGTGAGCCAGAAACCTCAAAAGAAGAGCCTTCTGAGCCAGAAGAAACTGCAACAAAAAATGTTGCAACATCAGAAGTTGTAACAGAACCAGAAGTGAAGACTGTACCAAAATAATAAGGGCATACCATGAATCGAGAAGAAATCATTTCAATGATTAAGTCCGATCTTGGCGCTTCGGTCGTCAAGGTTGAATTGACTGATGACCAATACGACCAGCTTATCAAGAAAGCTAAAATGTGGTTTCAGTCTAGAAAAGGATTGATTGGATGCCATCACTTTTCAGTTATAGAAGGTGATCAAAGTTTTGATACGATTTCTGATTCATATAAAAATTTGGACGTAATTCTTCCTGGAACTTATAAATATGCAGATGCATTAGGTTGGTGTGGGCTTACGGATTTAATTCCGGCTTCTGGCCATTTTGGTAATTTGACACCCGGATACGTCACATTTGATGTGACCGGATATGTTCAGGTTATGCAGACTTTACAGCAACGCTCTCAGGTTCTTGGTCTTAACAAGTCATGGTTTGAAGAATGCGGAAAGATCTATCTTCATTCGACAACCAATGGTCAGGCTATGCTGGTTTATAAGAGAAAAAACTGGACTATTGAAGAATTGGCTGGAAGAGACGAGTGGATATTTTATAGGTATTGTTTGGCTATTGCTAAAAGCATTATTGGAATGATTAGACGTAAATATAGCTCTTACCCTGCTGCTGGCGGACCAATGAGCATGGACGGAGCTGAAATGATTGCGGAGTCTAAAGAAGAGATTCTCGCGCTTGATGAAGAAATCTTTGGTTCACAGGGGAATGCTGGTGGAATCCTTATTGGCTAACATTACTGATGTAGAGTTTGATGAGATTCTTGAGGCTCGAAAAAAGCGCAAGAAGAAAATCAAGAAACAATTTTGTTATTTGTTTCCTCCTTTTTATGGGAAAGGAGACGGGAAGAGTGCGGCTACAGCACCTCCTAATTCGTCTCCTTCCGTTCCTGTAAGTAGTCCTGCATTTCCTGGTCCAGGAGGGATCAACTCTCCTGGAGTAGCTTCTGGTCCAAATTCAGGGATGGGACCTGCATAATGGCTGAACCTAAAAACCTAATGTCTAGGGAGCAAAGAATCCGAGAAAAGAATATTTTAAATCGAGCTGGAAAAGCATTGATTTTTAATGAGCCTAAAATCTTGGATTTAGTAATGAATCGTAAAGTCCCAAATCAAATGCAACATTGCATAATTAAAGTGCAGAAGAAGATGGGTGGAACTGACAAAGAGGCTTTTGTAAGTGCCTTTAATATTTGCCAAGCCGTTTTCCAAAACTATGGATACCAATATCCAGATACAACAACGCTAACAAGTAAGGGCCTTCAAAATAACATGAGGCATAGGCGTGAGATCGGTAATTCAGCTAAGGAATCAAGGTTCAGGCAGATGACGACCTGGTTTAAAAACGAAATGGTTGAGGCAGAAAGGCAAAAGAACGAGTCTTCTAAGCAGAAGGATAACGAAGCTGCCATGAAAAAAGCTGAGGCAGCTAGAACTTCCGAAATCCAAAAGAAGCTAGATTCTGGCCAAAAAATAACTCAGAAAGAAAGAGAATCTCTAGTTAGAGCTAAGACTGATGAACTTAAAAATATAAACAATAAAATTGTTGCCAGGAAAACGACAAAAAAGCCGTAGGCTTGCAACAATTAACTTATATTGTGAGTATGATAAACTAACGATAGGTCTTAGTGGCTTAATATAAAAGAACTGCCGTGAGGAAGAATATGAATTTTACAGCTCCAAATATGGCTACGCTGGGCGGAACTATCCTGGCATCCGCTCGCGGCACTTGGGTTTATGATGAAGGCGAAAAAGGCCATTATGAGTTTTTTGGCCGAGAAAACTTTGCGTGGAAAAATGACGAGAAAACAAGGCGTGACCTAGGAATTAGTGAAGATGATTTGTTTGATTGTATCGAACAGGTTGAAGCCGAGTTGATGAGCCCTGAAAACCAAGAAGTTCGTTTCGGGATGATGAATAAAGGTGGGTACAAAAACGTTGGTGCTATTTATACAAGCCGAACGAATCCAGAAATTATTTGTGTATACACGCCTACAAGTCTTGGAAGCACACCTAATGGCCTTCATTATGAAGATTGGAACGGTTATTTTGAGTGGTATTTTAAGGCACAGCCAAAGCAAGAAATAGATAATTTGGTTACGTTTTTAAATATGTTTGATACGGCTGTAGGAACTGAGGTTACAAAGCAGACTACAGTTTCTCCAGTTATGCTTCCTTCGTATGAAGAAGCAAATGAATTTTTTAGCATGAACGATCTTCAAGAAAGCGACTTCTTTTTGTCCAGACTTTGGAATGTAAACAGCTCAAAGTTCATGGGACGAGGAACTAGAGAGCAGATGAAATCGGAATTGCTTTCTGAATGGAAAGGCTTTGTAGAAAAGTCTAATCAATTAGACGAATCTAAAAAAAAAAGAAGCATTCAATAGCTGAATACAAAGTTGTCATTACAGATAAAATCGAAAAAGCATTAAAACACCGTTTGAAGCCATATGTTCAATTTGGGTTCAAATATGATGACGTAAAAGAAGTGTACAAAAGAGGCGTTAGAGACTTTGTTGCAAGGCCAAGGGATAGCATGAGTAAGTTAGCATTTGGACTTGGGAGGGTTTCGGCGTATCTGATGCATGAAAGCCCAAAAGATAGCGATCTTTATCCTGATACGGAGAAAAAGAAATGAACTTTGACCCAACAGATCCTTTTGGAACGCAAAAGAAAATGATTTCTGATGCATTTAAGCATGCATCGCGTTTAAATGAAAAATACATGGCCCCAGTTTATTTGGTTTTTTTAGGAGAAAGTTTTTTCGTTGAACGAGAGAAGCCTTTGGTTGGTAGCTGCACTAGGTATTATACAGTAAATGATGGGTTTATCTATTGTACAGAAGTAAACTTAGGAAATGGAGTTGAGTCTGAAGTTCTTTTGGAAGATCAGATATTGATAGAAGAATCAAAGTTCAAAACCATGAAAAAAGAAGAAGAGCACGGAAGTTTTAAGTATTCTTATCTTGTTAAAGAATCTGGAGAAAAACTTTACTATAGCTTCGATTCTGGAAAACATTGGTCTGGAAGCCGTAAAGATGCATGGAAGGAAGCGTCTATTCGTAAGAATAGGATGATCTCAATCCCTGAAAAAGGAGTTTGGCCAGAGACTTCCCAAGAGGCGGTCTCATATATTGAATCTGTTTCGTCAAAGAAACTTACAGAAGAAGATGGATTTAAAGAGCTCGAGATTTCTGATTTGAGCAGGCTTGGAAAGCTAGGTAGTGGATTTGGATATTACGGACATATACTTAGAGATCCTGATATTTATCCAGATCCTCTTCATAAGAAATCCATTGGAGCTATAGATAAAGCTTTTATAGCCGCTTCAAATAAAATGAAGCTTCCTATGTGGAAAGTAGGATCGTATTCAGACTCAAAAAAAGCCAGAAAAGATATGGATGATTTGAGCGGATTGATCTTGGACCCCAAAAAGACCGGCGAAGATTTTTACTTAAAAGAGCCTGAAGATGTTTTCCAGATCTCGTATGATTTTTTCTTGAAGAAAATGGATATGTTTTTTGATCAAATGAATTCTAGTTTGGAAGAGAAGCTAAAAAACTATTGGCAATCAGCCCTGGAGAATTGATATGCAAGTGTTTGATATTTACAAAAGCTACCAAGAGTTGGCTCAAAAAGTTCCTATGCAAGAAAAGTTTTCAGAGCCTAACGATGTAACAATGGTTGTTCCTAAATTCTTAGAAGACGTAGAGAAACTGTCTGAAGAGTGCTGGAAGCTTTATTTGGACCATGCAAGGAATAGGAATGTTGCGCTTTCTCAGATTATGGAAAAAGTTAAATCCATCAAAGAAGTAAGTGAATTTTGTTTAAAACAACTTTTTGTAGGCGGCGAAGAGGATGCAAATAAGAATCTTGAGGTTCCCGTAATCACTCCTATTGAGCCAGAGACAGAGATTATTGGAGAAGCTATTGAAGCTTTAGCAGGCGTTATGTTTGAACCTACAAATAAAAACATTCCAGTATATTTCAAAAGCGTTTCTTCTGGCGATATAGTGCCTGCAAAGGGTGACTGGGATGCAAAATCTGGCGTCTTTGGATTTACAGATCAAAAAGAAAAAGATTCTTTTGTGGCTAAGTTCCAAGGAAATAAAGAAGATGTTTTGATGAATGTTATGGGGTTTGATTATCCATATCAAGATTCAAGAAGCCGCCTAAAAGATGCTACATATCAATATGTAGCTTTCCTAAAAGTTGATTTGAAAAAGAAAAAAAGACCCTCAAAGGACTCTAGATTGGTTTAAATTAGGCGCGTCAGTTCGTACTCATCGGCGTCTTCATCAAGAGAGATTCTCTCTTCTTTTGTTAAGATAGAGCTGTTCATAAGTTCTTTATACGCTTTAAAGTACGTATAAAAAATCTCTCCACTTGCAAGCTCTCCGCAACCCCTAGGGTATTTATGGAGACGCTTAATGCCGCTTAGGTTCTTTATCTTTCTTTTGGCCAATGAGACCAATTCCTCTGTAGCCTTTATCTGGTCCATATGTTGTTACCTCCTAGGATATCTATCGGGCACAAGTGAATAAACTTAAGAAGAAGCTATTTCATCAGTGATTACTGGGTCTTTCTTGTTAGCAAAGTAATGCTTAATAATCCTTTCAGATGCCTTAGAAGGCTTCATAACAGATTGAATTTCTTTTGCTTTTTCAAGCTTAGAAAGCATGACGTATACATAAACGCGGTTAGACTTTGTAGCTGTGAACTTAGAAGCCTTAAAAATATCTTCAGCAGAGACTGGCTCCGATGATTTAGAGACAATTTCCTTGATGATTTCTAGTTTTGAGCCTCTTGGCAAAGACTTTTGTTTTTTAGGATGTTCAGGCTTGGCTTTGGCATTTTTCTTTGCTTTTGGCTTTTTGTTTATAGCTTTTTTCTTGGCTCTATTGGCAAGAATAGATTGGAAATGATTATAAACCTTCTTGGCGATCTCGTGAATTTCTGGAGCGATGTTGTCTTCAGACCATTCATCAAAAATCATTTTATTAACGGGTATTGTTGTATTGTTAGCAAGCCAATCAATGGAATATGTGATTGCTCTTAGCTGCCCAGAAAGCTTGTCAAATGTGAAGAAGTCTACTTTGCAAGAGCTTTTCTTTACGCTTTTGAAGTCTTTTCCAGTCCTAAATACAAATTTTGTTTCATCGTTAGATTTTTGAAAAATCTCACCAATTCTCTGGTTGCCATGCTTGATACAGATTGCAAGTGCTTTCATAATATCTATCCTCCTTTTGTTACTAAACTCTTTGTCGGTTATAATTAAAAAATACTTTAGCCATTTAGGATTCGAGGTTAGCTTGGGCAGGTTGCGCGACGATTACGAAGTCTCATATATTCGCTGCGTTTCCGAAGAGGTTATTGACCTTTTTGGGACCGACGATGTTATTTTATATCGCTTCAACCCTTGCGATAACGCCGGAACCCGAGACCCCTTGTATGATGAGCCCACAACAACGCTCAAATACCGTGCATACCCTATAAAGGCTCTTTATCTAGATTGGCAAGATGATTTTTTGTCTGGAAGCCAAGGATCTGAGAAAAATTTCTCAAATAAAATCTATGTTGCTTTGAACCATTTGCTGGCCGCCAACGTGCCTATCTCCTCTGATAAAGAATACATAGAAGAAGGTGATATCATTGAGCTTCACCATAGAGGCGACAAGGTTATTTATGATATTATACAGGTTGACCGTGAAGGCTACGTAAACAACAGCGATAAGTTTGTTGGTTATACCCTGGATGTAAAGCGTAACTCGAAGTTTGTTCCAGAGAGAAAAGACATTGAAATTATAGGAGAATCTTATGTCCCTTGAGAAACTTACTGAATCTCTAAAGAAATTTAACGCCATGGCCAAGGCGGCGCCGGAAACCATTACGGAAAGCTCGGAAGCCGTACAGATGCTTAAAAAGCATGAGAGCGAAGTATTTACTACTTTTGCAAATGCTATCGCGGTGGCTTTGGGCCAAGTGGAGAGCATTACGGGGTCTCAATTTGAGACGGCAAAAGATGCCCAAGAGTTTGTTGAAGAAGTTATGAAGAGCATGCGTACAAAAGGAAAATCAAGCCTTATGACTGTGCTACGCAGGTTTGATCGAGTTGGCTCTCAGCAGTTCAGTGCTCAATTCAAACGTAAGCTTTAAAGTCTAATCAATCAGACTTTTCAAATTTCAGAGAAAGATATTGTATGCGTAAAAAGTTCAAAGAGTTCACGGTTGATAATCAAAGAGTCATAAGAGTTATTCGGACTCCGAATTCTGTTAGGTACCTTTTGGTTAGAACAATAAATAATGAAGAAATTATAGAAAAAGACTTAGCTTCAATGGATGAAGTAAGGTCTTCTTTGTCTATTGAAGTACAAGTTGAAGAAAACAAGTCAGAAAGCCATGTTGTTATTGAAGAACAACCAAAGCAAACTGAAGAAGTTAAAATTCCAAAAAAGCGTGGGAGAAAAAAGATGGAATTGCCAATGATGGAAGATCTAGAAATCCAAGGCCAAGAGAAGATTGAAGACACAAAGGAGTTTGCAGTTAAATTTGGATTCCTTGGAGTTGGGCAGGGCGGAGGAAAACTATGCCAATCTTTTTATGGATTGGGTTATCGAAGGATTTTGGCCGTTAATACTACGGTCCAAGACTTTGAAGGGCTTGAATTTAAGAGCAAGCTTTTAATTGGCGACAGCATTTCTGGAGCAGGAAAAGATCCTACAGTTGGATTTAAAGCAGCCGATTCTTCCCGTGAGAAGATTCTTAGGGCTTGTAAGGATGCTTTTGGAGATGAAGTAGAACACATTATTGTGTGTACAAGTACGGGAGGAGGCTCTGGGTCTGGTTCAACGCCAGTAGCCATTGAAGTTGCGCAAGAATATTTGAAATCTATTGGAAAAGAAGCAAAGGTTGGCGTGATTGCGTGTCTTCCAAAATCTTCTGAAGGCCAGAAGTGTGTGGACAATTCAAATCAGCTACTTCAAAAAGTTAAGCCTCTCGTTGAACAAAAGATTATCTCTCCATTCATCATTTGTGATAATGAAAAGATTTTGAAAATGTACCCAAAAGTTTCGATTGCAAAGTTCTATGAAGCTGCGAACAGAAGTATTTCTGCAATGTTCAGCTTATTTAATGAGTTGTGTGCAAAGAATTCGGCTTATCAGACTTTGGATGTTGCAGATTATCGTTCTGTTCTAAATTCTGGCGTTATGATTTTCGGAGCAAACACAATCCAGGATGCTTCTAAATCTGAAACATTGATTGCCGAGAGCGTTGAGAAGAATATGAAGAATGGTCTTTTAGCTTCTTTGGAGCTGAAGGGAGCGACTCATGCAGGAGCAATTTTGATTGCTTCTAAAGCCATGCTTGAGTCGATTCCTCAAAGCGCATTGGACTTGAGTTTCCAAGCAATCAATAGAGTCCTTGGCGGGTCCGTTGTTCTTCATAGCGGAGTTTATGAAGGTCCAGAGAGTCTCGAAACAAAGGCTCTTGTTTACACAATGATTGGCGGGCTAAAAGCTGGCTAAGAAAATTGACATTTTTTCTTATGACCTTAATGCTTATATGGCAACGATTCATGGAAGGATTGTTGCCGCGCAAAAATACGTTTTAAACAAGAGTGCTTCTATTTTTCTTGGAAACGTAAAATTGAATGGACCCAAAGATGAGTTTGGTAAAGAGTATCTAGATTCGCTTAAAATAAAGAAAATAGATGGAGATGATCCAAAGTTTGTAATTATTTTGGATGCATCTTTTTCGGCTTCATTCTCTACTGCACAGGCAAAAGGCGCAGTTGTTATATACGTTCAGGATAGTGAAAACAAAGATCTTTTAGAAGTTTTGTATAGGTACCAGCCATTTGCTATGGACTTTCTTCCTGTAAACCTTCCTATAAGCACCTTCTTTAAGAAGGTAAGAACAGATGAAATTGAAGCAATTAGAGAGCGAAATCAAAACAGCTATTCAAAACTAAAGTCTGAACTTATTTCTTTAGGCGTTCCTTCAGAGCTTGGAGAGCAGAAAATTACATCAACAGAAGATGTTGGATTTAAGATTTTAAGATCTGAATTAGGATTAGGAGAATATCCTCCTCATTGGAAACCAGCCATCGCAAAATGGCAAACAGGAACGGATTTAAAGAACATTGCCAATGAAAACATTTTATCTAGAATACTTTTCGATCCAAAATATACGGGATGGAAGAATATAGCTTCAGACAGAGAAGATGCTGATCCATCAATTATTGAAAATGTAAAAGAGTTTATGGAAGCGCTATTATGAGCAAAAAAGTTGAAGAGTTTATATTTTTGCTTAAATCTCTTCCTAAGATCTTAAAGGAGAGTTCAGTGACTTCCAGTAAATTTTGGAAAGATGAAGAAGTTGATTCTTTGATTGAAGAAATCGACCCAGAGCATAATCATAGCGTTGAATGTGGTCCTGATGGAGAAGGCGATGAGGTTGACGCAGCAATTGAAGAAATTATTGCGATGCTAGTTTCTAATGAATATGAAGAAGAAGATGCAAAAGAAGCCGTTTTTGACGCTCTTCATAATCTAATCAAAAGAGACGAGCTTTCAGATACGCCAGAAACAATTGAAGAGTCTTCGACTAAAAACTCTTGGATTTCTGAATTTAATGTTAAAATCCGAAACGAGCTTAAAGAATTGGGCTTAGATTTCGAGGGATAACTTGATCACACTTCTTCCACTTGGGCAGCAAAATCTAACATTACCTACTGGTAATGTATGGATTCGAGATTTCGACAAAGGCATTGTTGAGACTATGGGAGCTGTTGTTAAGCTTGTGACTGACCCTGTTACTTGCGAAAAGAAGAATAATTATTACGTATCTATCCCAGGTGTAAATCCATTTGAAGTTCCAGTTATATTTGGGAATCCAGAGCAAGTATTCGAGAATAAAATTCTTCCAAGCATTGTTGTTATGAGAGATTCTGTTGAGTTAAATCTGTCTCGTTGGCATTCAGTTGGTCAAGAAGAGTATTACGCTGGCGTGACTGGCGGAATTTCTGGGCTTCCTCCTGGAGGAATTGTTACAGTCAACGGAGTGACTGGATACTCATATTTGGAGACAAAAAAACAAGCTTGGCCATATGATTTTTTTTATACAATTTCTATTTATGCACGATTTGAATACGAAGCTTTGAACATGCTTAAGTATATTTTGCGTAAATATCAGCCTCACAGCAGCGTTAAGGTGATAGATTCGCTTAATGAAGTAAGGTATTATGATGTTTATAACGAAAGCTCAATTTCAGATATCAGCGAAATCGTAGACGTTGCGGATAGAACAAAAGCCTATTCAATAAATCTACGTGTTGAGGGAGAAATAGACCTCATCGATCCGGAAGTTCATCCTACTCTTTCATCACTTGAATTTAGAATGCTTACTGCCTAGTATTTACTAAGTAACTCAAATTACGGAGTCTGGAAAATGGCTGAATTTTTAAGTCCAGGGATCTTCATCCAAGAGAAGAAGTCCCAACAACAAGCGGTTCAAGGAGTTTCTACAAGCAACTTTGCTACGGTTGGATGGTTGAGCCGTGGAGAAGAGAATAAAGCAACGCTTGTTGGAAGCCTTTCTGAATTCTTCCGTAAGTTTGGTTCTTACTGGAAAAACTCTGACGTTCCTCTTGCTGTAACTGCGTTCTTTAACAACGGTGGGGCACGCGCATATATTGTTCGCGTTGTTCCTAGCGACGCTGTTAAAGCCTCTACAACAATTCCTACAAACCTTTGGAGTGTGAACGCAATCAGCTCTGGAGCATGGGGAAACAACGTTCGGCTAGTCCTTAAAGGAAGTCAGAATTACTATGATACAGCGACAGCAACATACTCTCGATTTGATGTAGAAGTTCAGGAAGAATCTGCTGACGGAGAAGGGGATTGGGAGATTACAGAAACTTTCTCTGAAGTTGATCTGACCGACCCTGATTCTGCTGTTTACCTTCCCATCGTATTGAATGACGAAGAAAGCGGTTCTTCTACGGTTCGTGTTGAAGCCGTATCTGGAGGAATCCCTACTGCGTTCCTTAGCCAATCTGTAAGCGGAGAATCTATTGGAACTGGCGCAGGAACTTCTTCGCAGCTTGTAAGCGGAACTTTGGCTCAGCCATCCGTTGCTAAGTTCACTGCTGCATTGCGAGTGAATGGAGTGACTATCGCCAAAGATGACGGCAAAGGAAAATGGAAGCTGCAAAGCGGCGTTGGGTATACTGGCGTTACAGGAACTCTGAACTACACAACTGGTGTTTTTTCGGCAACAGTAGTTCCTGGCCCTGGATCGGGCGAAGCTATTACGATGGATTATTACAAAGCTGGAGCTTCTAGCCAATCGTATGAGCTTTCTGGTGGAGTTGACGGAACTTCGGTTGGACGCGCTGAAGTAACTGCGCCAGAACTTGAAGAAGACATTGTTGGGCTTTATGCATTGAACAAGATTGACGAGATCTTGAACATTGGTCTTCCAGACTTTCCTGGAGACTCGCTTGTTCATAGTGATTTGATTACTTACTGCCAAAACCGAAAAGACTGCTTTGCAATCTTGGACACTGAATTCAATATCGACGCACAAGATGCCGTAAACTACAAAACAGTAACGCTTGGAAGCTTGAGCTCTTACGCCGCTATTTATTACCCTCAGGTTGTGATTGCAGACCCTCTTCGCAACGGACGTGGCCGTACAATGAGCTGCGTAGGGCATGTGGCTGGTGTGTATGCTCGAACCGACAACGATAGGAACGTTGCCAAGGCTCCTGCTGGAGTTATCGATGGCGCATTGAATTTTGCCATCAAACTAGAACGCCAGCTTACAAAGGCAGAGCGAGATACTGTGTATCCTCGTAACGTAAACATCCTTCGTGAAGATGCCATTGTTGGCCGTTGCGTTTGGGGTTCTAGAACTTTGCAAACCGTTGGCGATTTTATCCAGGTGCCTCACCGTCGTTTGTTCATGTTCCTTGAAAAGAGCGTGTTCAATAACACTCACGATCTTGTGTTTGAGCCAATCACAGAGGCTTTGTTCAATACGATTAATCTTCGCTTGGACGGCTTTATGAGTGTTCTTACTGGCCTTGGTTATTTTGCAAGCAACGTTCCTGCCGAATCGTATAGAATTATTGTTGATGAAACGAACAACACTCCACAAACAATTGCTCAACGACTTGTGATTGTTGACTTGTTGGTGGCAGTTTCGTCTCCCGCAGAGTTTATTCAATTTAGATTTGAAAGATCACTAAATACTCTGGGTTGATTGCTGAATGATTTTGTTCTAAAAGCCTCCGAAACGAGGTTTTTATGCCAAAATTAAACACGGAAGACGATCTAGCTATTTCTGAATTATATAAAGAAGGAAAAAATTTTAACGATATTTTAAGAATTACAGGAGCTGGAACTTATAGAGTAAAAAGAGCTTTAAACAAGTATTCAGTTCCAGTAAGAGAAAATAAAAAAAGAAAGATTCTTTCACTAGAACAAAGAAAAGAGCTTTGTAACTTATACGTTTCTGATTCTCATAGCTTTCAAGATCTTATGGTAAAATATGACGTTTCTTCGATTGTAGTTACAGGATGTCTAAAGGAGTTTGGTCTTAAGGCCAAAAGACATGGCTTTTCTAAACTCAAAAAAGACTCTGTTAAATTCAAAAATATATTAAAAGATTTTTACGAATTAAAAACATTTTCTGGGTTAGCTAAAAAATATGGCGTTTCTAGAGATGCGATAACACAAGCATTGAAGTTGCACGGATTATCAGAGGAACAAATCCTAATGGATTCTATGTTTTCTTTTAAAAAAGAAGATGGTTCTATTATATATATGAGGTCTGATAATGAAGTGATATTTGCAGAAAACCTTAAAAACGCAGAATTGCATTGGAAGTATGAAGCATTTTCTATTCAATTAGATGAAAAATCTTTTTACACTCCAGATTTTTGTATATATGATAGAAATGAAAAACCAAGATTTTTGATTGATTGCAAATCAAAAAGGGCAACATTTAGATTTAAAAATCATAACGGAAGAAAAAGTTCTTCAGATGAGGATATTCGTTCCATCATTACAAAATCATTCCCAGGGTCTGAGTTTATAATAGTTCTTCCTGACCATCCACATATTATCGTAGCGGGCATTAAATCAATTTTGTCTTATAAATAAAGATAATGCCAATCTGTTTTTTCATCAATATATAGGTTACGATTGAGTTGACTTTCATTTTGTAGAAATGAAACAATATGTAAGATCGTTACTTTAGATCTTTGGAGAAATAACACATGGCACGCTCTAGTTCGACAGATTACTTTTCTAACTACAGGTTTTTGGTTGCCCTTACGGACTCCAAAGATCCTACGAACGTGAGAATTCAGGGCGGTTTTTCTACCGTAACAATGCCTGAGCTTACGCTCGAAATGATGATGTATAAAGAAGGGCAAATGGAATATGTACGAAAATTCCCTGGCAACCCTTCTTTTAATGATGTGACTTTAACTCGTGGCGTTACAAAGTCGAATACAGACTTTGAAAAATGGGTTCGCGCTGGAGCTTCTGGCCAAGAATATCGTGGCGACATGATTATTTACTTGGTTCATAGGGACCAGTTTGTAGCCTCAGACAATTCTGATACAAACAACTCGGCTGACGCTAATGGTTATAAGAAGCTTGCCGGATACAATGCAGGGCTTCGTATTTCTATGAAAAATGCGTTTGCCACTAGAGTTAAATTTGGATCTGACATGGATGCACAAGGGAACGAAGTGTCTATGGAAGAAATCGACGTTGCGTATGAGTATGCAACGATTGAAAAGGGTAGTTTTAGCATCGCTCAATAAATCTAATTGAAAGAGGATTGTATGAAGCTGACAGATAGGGAAATTGCAGAAATTGCTATGAGTATTGGCAACAAACCATTGGAAATGGGCGGTCTTCAGCTTCGTGCTCCTATTCAAATGGAGGCAGGGAAAGCTTCGATAGAAATGGACCGAATGAATGCTATTGTTGAATCACACACCGGAATTTCTACAAAGACTGGAAAAAACATTTCCAAAGTTATTGTTGAAGCTAAGGAAGAGAAGACTGAAAAAGATTTGATGGAAAGCATCCGTTCGCGAGATGAAGAAGCTGTTCGCAAGAGTGCTTTGGCTAAAAAAGCTAAGCAATTGCTCTCTGAAGGCAAGCGATCTGAAGCCGAGAAGATTGCAGAAATTCTCAGGGGAGAGCCTAAAAAGGTTTTAAAAGTAGATCCTAAAAAGAATCTTACTGAAGAAAAATCAGAGCTTCGTATGTTGAAAACTTATCAAGTTGTAACTCCTGAAAGTTCCAAAGAAGGCGCTCCTTCTGAAGAGGGGGAAGAGTTTGATAAAAGGTTTTCTTCCGTAGAAGATATTGCCGATGCAATTCGTGATGACGGCTCTGTAGAGTATTCTGAGGCCCCTATTAAAGCGCCTTTTACAGGGTGGTTTACAACAACGGATGGAGTTGTTGATTATGACGATGGAAGCGAAACAACCTATGAATTCCATCCTCAAGGGTTGAGCCAAGAGCAATGGGTTGAATTGTTCAAAAGGCTTGGAAGCCTTGTTTATGGCAACCCTTATAAAATGGTTCCTGGAGAGTTTGATGAAGTTGAAGAAGCTAAGGAGTTGCATCCAGCAGAAGCTCATCAAAAAAAGATCGCCATTGAGACTGTCAAGAACCCTTCCAAGGAGCTTCTTGGTGGGATGAGTGCATCAGAGGCGGAAATGCTTTTGAAGAAGAAGTTTGGAATGAGCGAAAAAGAAATTGAAAAGCTTAAAGAAGGATGTTCTAAAAAAGCTTCTATAAAAGAAGCCGAGTCAGCAGTTGGTCCAGAAGATTTTGAAAAGGCTTTGGCAGATGTTTATGGAGCCGAGCGTGCTTTGATTAGCCTATGGAAGAAGTCTGGGTCTTCTAAGCAAGTTGGACGTGTGCATGACCATGTTATGCAAGCGTTGCGTATGCTTCAGAGCTTTAAGAAAACAGGGCTTAAAGAGTCCGCTTTGATGAATCAGCGCAAGGACACGCCTTACGATGTTTCTACGGAAGAAGGCGCAAAGCTCTTTAAAGAAATTCGTAAATTTTATGACCACAGAATGGTTAAAGCTCAGGTTCGATGGTTTGATAAGCATGGCGGCGAAGGAATGGTTCGACTTATGCAAGGGCCTTTGAAGGGTTCTACTGTTTATGTTCATGGAATGGCGCTTGGCGGAGATTTAAAAGGCCAAGGAGTTTCGTTTGAGCCTAAGGATGGAATGGACGTTTCTGTTGAGCTGATGGTTGAGCCTACATGGATGCAAATTTCAAAAATGAAGCCAGCAGCAAAAACAGAGGGGTGCGCTCCTTCTGTGAAGAAAGAGTCGATCTTGAAAGACCGTGCAGCATTTTTTGAAAAGTGTAAAAAAAAAGCTTAGATGAGGCTGGTTTTCTAGATAAGATCAAGTCGTCAATTGAAAATCCTGCAAAGTTTAAAAAGCTTGGGCAGGATTTAAAATTTAGCCAAGCAAAAAACTCTAAAGATACATTTGTATATCCTCAATATATAAGTGCATGCCCTGATAAACTTACTGAAAAAGAGCAGCTTAAAAAAATTGATAGTTTTGTTAAGGAACAAAAAATAACAGAACCTACCCATGAGGTTTTCTTTAGCCCATCAGAAAATGGGGAAGATATTTTTGTAAATGTAAAAATAATAGATCCAAATGTGAAGGCATCAGAAGTTAAGGTAGACTGCAATAAGATGTTTTCTATTTTGAAAGCATTTATAGGAAAGCTTTGTTTTGGTTCTAAGAAGAAGCCAGAGGAGCCAAAAAAGGTTGGAGATACGCCAGAAGAAACTAAACCAGTAGAAGATACAAAAGAAATTATCTGAGGAACAAATGGCAAGATCTCAAATCCAAGATTATTTAGCGGTTAACAAATTCCTTGTATTGGATGTTTCTTTAACACTTCCGCCAGTGTTGCTTCCTGTTTTTGGATTCAGATCTGTTTCTATTCCGCAACTGTCAGTTACATATAGACAGATTAAAGAGGGTAATTATGAATACCCAAGGTATGCAGGGGTAGAGAGGGCTGAAGTTAGTAATGTAACTTTGGAGCAAGGAGTGTCCATTATAAATAGTGATTTTTATGATTGGATACGGAAAGCAGTAACCGGAAATATACCAGCAAAGAATCTTTTGATTATACAGTTTCACAGGGCAGCCAACGATGCTTTAAAGGCCCAAGGAGGCATAGCTGCATTGCCTGCAACATTGTTTAGCGCACCTGTATCTGTGGCAGGGCGTTTGGCGTCTGGGTTCAATCTAGAGTTTATTTCAAGACTTCCAGGGCGCGGATACCTTTTAAAGAATTGTAGGCCCACGAGCTATAGACCTGGAACGGATTTAAATGCAGAGTCATC